CATGATAGCTCCTTCTCAATAGCCTCAATAATTAACTGGAATGCAGTTTGTAGTCCTTGATTAAATTCTTCATTGACATAGTTTCCATCTTTGTATGTCGCAGCCAATTCTACTACTGCACGAAGGGCATTGCGAAGTTTCTCAATCAACTCCCACTGTGTTTCGTCAGGCTCTCTATCCCAAACACGGTTAAGTCTGTCTAGCAATTCATCGTGGGTCATCCCAACTCCTTTTCAATAGCCTGAATAGTTGGGCAGGGATACTGCTCTCCATCTTCAATGCAAATACCTGCTGGAATATCTTTATGCTCTACGGATTCTCTATGCAATTCCACTACTGCACGAAGGGCTTTGTGTTGTTTGAATAACCCATTAACGGTTTCCTGCCATTCTTTTCCAATAGTCGGGTCTAGCGTCAATACTCGTTCCATCTTTGCCAGCAATTCATCGTAAGTCATTCTTATACCTTTCATTGATAGCCTGTACAATTCCTTCAATTACATTATATAGAATATAGCCAATAATTACAATGGGACCGAATATAGAAATAATGAAAGAAACAAGGCCTAGTATAATAAATGTCTCAGTATCTAATTCATCCCAAGTATCTAATTCATCTTTAATGAAAGATTTAAATACATGATTAAATACAAGTAGCGAGCAGGCAATCCATAATAGTTTAATTATCATCTTGATCTGATTCCCATTCTAATCTGCCATCCTTATATACAGGCCAGTAACCTAATGAACGCCAGTCCATACGCATGATCTTAGCTTCGCTCACTTATTGTTCTCCATCCAGAATATAAATACTAATCCGAGGAATGTAACTAATAATGCTGCTGTCATTGTTTATGCCTTTTCTTCTTATTTACTTTAACCTGCGACTTAATTAATTCTGCTACTGTTTGATTAAACACTTCTTGTTGCTTTGCTTCATCCCAATTGTTTTCTAATGCTGTCGTTGAAATTGCCTGGTGTATCTGCATTATTTCCAGGGTTGTTAGCGTCATCTTTTGTCCATTCGTAAGCTGTATCATACAGGTAATCCATAACTTCGTCAATAGCCCCGCCCATAGTTGGGGCGGTAGCTTCACAATACTTTCCATCTTCTGCAAATGACAATTCAGCTACCCAATGGTTAAAGAATCCACCATAGTTAACTTTAGCTACTTTGATTGTGTAATGATCTGAATAGTCTAGTTGATCTTCGGGCCACTCTACTTTATCCATTAGCAAATAATATAATATTGCTATAGGATTGTCAATAGCTCCCTGCGCTAGACTCGAACTAACATTCACGGCTTCAGAGACCGTTGTCCTACCATTGGACGAACAGGGAACGAGTCCGTCATCTTGGAATCGAACCAAGCATGCCATAAGCGGGGGATTTACAGTCCCCTGTCCCACCTTGGAACATATGACGGAAAGCGGAAGTAATAGGATTCGAACCTATGGATCTTTCGATCTACGATTTAGCAAACCGTTGCATTCGACCACTCTGCCATACTTCCATTGTGTCGGGTCAGTTTATAGATTCCACACTGTAAGGCTTAACCGAATCCCCCGACGAGATCGTGCAGTAGACTCCTAGTTGCCCCTGCAATTTGCGTAAGCAGTCGACGTTCAGTTTAATAGCTAGTTAAACTATAGTCTGCAATACAAATGTTCCCCGCAGAGTCTCTAGGAGTCGAACCTAGGCTTACCGCTTTGGAGACGGTAGTGCTTCCGTAACACTTAGACCCTAAATCCCTATCCTGTAAGAAGTACCAACGCCAATTTAATGGGACGACTTCTATGTTGCAGTAGGGCCGATTAATAAGTCTACGAGCAAACTAACTTACTAATCTGATATATGAGGCTTTACATAAGCTCGTTGGCCTCCAGTTGTCCCCGTCGGGAGTCAGTCTATACACCTGCCACTCAACCTTAATATCGTGCATCAAGTAGGACTCGAACCTACAACAATCAGTTCCTAAGACTGACGCCTCTACCATTTGGGCTATTGACGCTTAGCGATCCCGAACGGACTTGAACCGTCGACCTATGCCGTGACAGGGCATCGCTCTAACCAACTGAGCTACGAGACCAAATGAGTAGTTTTAAATCATACTCAGGATCAATATTTAAAGCTAAGAATTAAAATTCATTCTCGACTCTGGAACCAAACAATCGTGACCAGATACTAGATACGCTATTGATCCAGTAATCATACTCTACATAGATTACATCAAAGTTAACACTTGTATAACCTTCTTCATCTAGGTATTCAAGGAAATCATCATCTAGCTTTGTCCAGCCTAATCTTTCATGAATCATTATTCTACCTTTCCTACAATATGCTTGTAATGAATGATCAGATACTTAGTTCCGTCTTCATCTTCCACCTCATGTCCAGTATGATCTGGATAAAGGACTGTGTTGCCTTCTACGAACTCTGGGACCTTGATTAGCTCTCCATTAAGGGCATTAGGCTCTCCGCCTCCTACAGCCACTACAGAGCCCTTATTAAGGCCAGTGTCTCTGAATGCTGCAGAAATTAGCAGACCAGACTGAGTTGTTAAATCGCCTACTTCTTCTGGCTTAATTAGAACTAAGCCTCCTACTGGTTTAATCATCTTCATCCTCTTCTATATAGTCGATGGGAATCATTAATTCACATCTTTCACAATAATTATATCTCATACCTGTATAAGGACATGAACCTGCTGATACTTCTTTATGACTAGCAACCTTGCAGATTACCCTGTTAATAATTAATTTTAGCATTTATTCTTCATTCTGGCTAGTAGTATCTTTATCTTTTTTAATCTTATGCGTATTATCACAATATGGATATGATTGTGACCTACCGCAAAAACATTGCTTTGGAGGGATATCTACCATTATTCACCGAATACAGTCTTATATGTAATTGGGAATGCATCCTTTGTCATTGTCTTTACCGCCTCAGCATAATCTCTAATCTCAGACTGAGCATCACCCTTTAGTCTTTGATCTAAGAAATTAATTACACCTTGCAAGCTTACTGTCCATCTCCATCGAACATACATCCCATATGCTGGCAAGAATAGGCGAGCCTGCTCTGGTGCTACACCAGCTTCAAGAGCCTCCTTATAGAGTCGATTACCAGCCCCTGCAATATCAAAAAGCTTATTAGTAAATCTGCCACCAATATGCTCTGGTAGCACTGGACCCGAACCTTGCTTACTATTTTCTGGCTTTGATCTCCACTCATCTCCAAGTGGGATATAGAATTCTTCTGCCTCTGTAATGTAACGTCTTGAAGACTCATTCCATCCGCTTTGATCATCCATATGAGTAGATGAGACAGCATACTTCCACCATTGTCTTGCTACCATTAATGGCGCATAAACTTCAAATGTAAGAGCAGCATGTCTAAATGGAGAAGTATGATTTTCTCTCCACAAGAAATCGATTAGCTTATGATCCTTCTCGCTAAGCTCGCTGGACTCCTTATCGTATGAAACTCTAGCAGCATTTACAATTGATAAATCTGATCCAAGAGTATCAACTAACCGCACATATCCTTTATCTAAAACATCAATCTTCATACTACTCCTTGTTTAATAATTAGGTATTAGTATACATTAATAAGAAATGCCTGTCAATAGAAAAACCCATACATTTCTGTATGGGCTTGTATAAGATTAAACTTATACCTTCTTCTTACCTGTGCGCTTTGGCTTAGGGATTAAAGATGTTTCTCTACGAATTCCATGCTTGTTCTGATCAATTCTCATTCCTTGCTGGGGATTCCTTCTTGTTGCTTCACGGCTTGTAACCGCTCCAGAAGCAGATCCTGCTCCTTGTGGCGGAACCATACCTGTGCCATCTGACATTAGTTCATATCCATTTCTGTTCTTGATACGCCAAGCGTATTCATTGAGTCTGTTCCAAACATTACTGGTGAATCTAACTGTCCTGGGCCGACGTCATAGACGCTACGATTAGGCATTTCTTCCCCCATGAATGCTTCTTTATTGCAACCACACATTGCACACATAATTACTTACCGTTATTTCCGAGACCTGCTCCATCTTGTGAAGACTTGTCTGTTGCTGGGTAAGCTGGCTTTGGAGCTTCTGTGTAATTTGCTGCTGGTACGTTATTTGTTGTCATTTTATTTCTCCTATAGGTTTATTTTAGATGGGTCTAGAAATCCATCTACTAATATATTATAGCATTTAGTTGATTAAGATCTGTATTTGATGTAAAAGCACTCTTCACATACTTCAATAAACTTAGTTTCTGAACTTGTGAGCCTTGAAGCAGGATTCTCACATCCTTCTATATCGCATACATCAATCAATACTATTGTACTCTTTCGATTCTATTTATAATAAATCTAACTATATCCCTGGAGTTCCACTCATATGGGAACTCTATCTCAGAAATCTCTTTAATTAGATTCTTTTTAAATACATCTTTGTATAGCTCTAGTTCATTCATTTTATCTTCCCGCCAAACTTAGCCCAAACTCTTTCATGCAAGAAGTATCCAAGAGCCTCCCACCCAATATAAATTAAAGCTCCGAGGCTAGCATACTCCCACTCTCCAGTAAAAATATAAATTACTCCAGCAACGCCTACGAGATGAAATGTCTCCCAGCTTGCTGTCTTTAATAAAGTTCTTTTAGTTGATTCCATGTATAAAGTCTATCATTTAAATGGTAAAGGGGCAAGACCCAATTTGAGTCCTGCCCCTTTTATTAGGCTGTTTACTTCTTTAAAGCAACCTTAGCCTTTGGATTCTTTGCGTTCCACTTCTTAGCAAGAGCATTATACTCTGCCTTGTAAGCTGCTGCTGCGAGATCCGCTGCTGCCTTTGCTGTAACTGCATCTGCTGCTGCCTTATCGACTGCTGCCTTTGTTACTGCGTGTGCTGCCTTCTCTGCTGCAAGAGCAGACTGTGCTGCTGCAAGCTCTGCCTTAACTGATGCAAGTATGTCTGCTGGGTTTGTAACAAATGCAAACTTTGAAACAGACTTAACTGCTGCTGGAAGGCCAGTAACATCTGTTGCTGTAATGTTAACAGCAATTGCTACTGTTCCAACTGTTGCTGGTGCTGTGAGATCAAAAACAAATGTTCCTGTTGCTGTATCGGATACTGAAACTGCACCTACAGTTGCATTAATTGCAGATACTGTTGGAACAGTTGTTACAACTGGGTTTCCAAAAATATCTGTTGTCTTTGCATATACCTTATTAACTGTTGAAACTGCTGCTGAGTCTGCACCAACCACTGAAAGATTATATGCTGCTCCTGCAGAGCCCTTGATGTAATATGTTGTTGTGTTTCCACCAACAGTAAGTACTACTGTTCCTGCTGCAACTGACTTTGTAAATACATAGAAGTCAGCAGTTGTGCCTGTTCCTGTATTAATTGAAAGCGTTGTAGTACCTGCTGATGCAGTTACTGGAGCTGAAACTGTTGCAAGAGCTGGAACAATTGATGCTCCATTTGCTGTTGCTGAAACAACTGTACCTGTATCAAGGCCTGTTACTGCGATCTTGAGAGCATCTGCTGAATCAACTGAGTTGTCTGCTGGTACTGGCAAAACAACTGGGTTTGAAGCAACTAGGCCAGTTGAAACTGACGATCCGCCTACTGTTAAAGTTGTTGTTGCTGCACTAGCAGGTGTAGCTACGATTGTTGCAATTGACATAGCTGCAACTACGCCTACTGCGATTTTCTTAAATGAGTTCATTTAATTTATTCTCCTCTTTCTCCTGTCTCTTCTAAGACAGAAACCTATTCTAGTTCAAAAATTCTAACATGGAAGGAACACGGATCTCCGCCTTCATCCCATTCTTGCATTTCTTCTTCTGACATTGGTGGCCCATCATGAGTATTGCAAAATACATCTGATATCCATCCCTTATCTCCACCATACTTAATCCATGCATCAAAGTCTAGATCCATTCGGATATCTCCTTCATGATTACATGCTTAGGCTTTGCGCCAATTATAGAATGAACTTTTTCTCCACCCTTAAACAATAGCATAGTTGGTATAGAAATTATACCATACTCAGAAGACTTCACCTGATTTTCATCAACATTTAACTTACCAATCGGTAGCTTTCCTTCGCCAGATATCTCTTCTAGAATTGGAAGCATCTTCTTGCATGGTCCACACCACTCTGCCCAGAAGTCTACTAGGATAAGATCATTTGAATTAATCGTGTCTTCAAAGTTATCGTCTGTCAAGACAATCATTAAGACTCCTTAAGCTCTTCTGCTGCTGAATTAAACTTATTCATGAATGTTTGGACTACGAACAAAGTTGTCTCATGAGCATTCTTTGACAATGCTTGAAATGCAACTTCATTCTTTTCATCCTCTGGCATCGCCTTGACCCACTTGTTATAAAGATCTACTGCAACATCTTCAATGATTCCTTCGAGTACTGTCTGCTTCTTATCCATTTAATGCTCCTCCTAGGTTGATAAGCTTAACATCTAAAACCTTAGCGCTCTTTACAGTCTTTGCTGTTCTTGAGATCAAGTCATAAATATCTGAGTACGATAGGTTTGGCTTAGCCTGCTTAATTGCAATCCACTGTGCTGCTGCAACTTGAGTTGATGCAGAAGTACCAGCAACATTGACCTGCACATTTCCTGGCTTCCATGCACGTACGTTACCAATTGCAAAGAAGTCTGTTAGCTTTGGGTCATGATTTGTATAAATAGCAACCTCATCATACTGGTCTGTAGCACCAACTGCAATAGCTTCTGGGATACATGAAGGCCAGTCAATTCGGAGGTAGTCACGGTTATTTCCAGTTGCAAAGAATGTAGGAACTCCCATTGCAATTAAGTTCTTAATGCTTGTCTGCGTGGTCACTGTCTTAGGGCAATAGTCAACATATGTTCTGAAATCATGTCGACCTTGTGCCATAGCAACAGCCTGAATATTAAACTTTACCTTATTCTGAATAACCCAATTCAATGCCTTGTAAATAGTTGCTTCGGATGTAATTTGTCGACGTCCATCTGGTGTATTACCAATGATTCGAATAAATACAACCTTGATATTAGGATTAGCTGCAATTGCAATTGAAGCCATCTGTGTTCCGTGATCAAATCCATTCTTGGTAAAAATTGCCTGAGGAACTGATGCTGCGCCTGTTCCCTCATTGAATGACTTACCATTTGAGCATGACTCCCAATCAAGGATACAAACTTCATGGGCAATCTTATCCTTGAATACTGGAAGTGTTGAGTCCAATGCTGTATCGATAATTGCAATCGTTGGAACTACCTGCTCTGCAGCAGATGAGTTATATGTGTTAGGGGTGATAAATAATACGGCAATAAGGGCCGATAGTAGTTTTTTGTTCATGTCGCCTATTCTAATAAATGATTGACTGCTTGTCAATACTTATTTGAGATCTTTATACCATTTTTTTGAATCAAGGTTTGGGTCTAGTCCTTGTGATAAGATAAGATTATCTAAGCTCATAGTAAGCAAGTCTACTCTAGTTTCGAGTTCAAAAACTTTCTTGTCTAGCTCTTTGATCTTTTTGCTTTTTCTCATTCCATATTCTCTCTGTCTAGTGGGGTTGGTGCTGTATAGATACTTCCGCATTTAATACATTGCATATCAAGGAAGTAGTTAGATATCTCATAGTTTTCAAATACTACTGGGACATTAAATACTGCCGACCCACATATACACTCATGAGTGGGGGTTCCCCTGAGGTCTAGGTTTAGGTCATCATCTTTATCAATAACAACATCATCAAGATCTCTATTATTGAAAACAAGGACTGTGTTGTTTTTAAAGAAGCTGATTACATTTAAAGTAACAACACCAATTAAGGCCAAGAAGGAAAATCTACCTAACCATTTCATAATACCATTATACTCTAAACTTGGATGTATGTAAAGGGTGGAGCTACGCTCATTGAGAATTCAGCTGCTGCTTCTAATGCTGTCTTGATACGCATCTTAGGGTTCTTTTGGTTCTTAGTTGCATATAATGCACCCATAGCAAAGAATGCTCCGCTACCTTCTGCCATATAGTTTACTACTGCTTCTCCAACATGGAAGTCTTCATCTATAGTAAAGATTCTACCTTCGACTCCAACCAAGAATATTCCGCCTTCCGCCTCTTGCCCTGGAACTATGCTGCCATAACCATGAGCTTGAAAAGCATCTTTGATTGAATCGACAAACTTAGTTCTTAAAAATTTATCTAAACCTGAATTAGTTTTTGTTGGTGTATACTTTGGTGGATTCCAGTTATATTGCAGGATCTGACCCATTCTAAATGAATCAGTAAAAGCAATTGCATACTGACCAACCTTGAAACACTTTGGTTCTTTTCTTGCTATGATCCATCCGCTTTTATCGTCTGAAGCGGCATGGTCAGACCCCATATAAACTGTGCCATTTTGCGCTATAGCTACGATACATGTCATGCTATAAGTATACTAAATATATATTATGGCTGCTGGCCATCATTTGTTTCTAAATGAACTAATGACAATTTAACTAGGGTATCCTCAAGCTCATATCTGACGGAAATAAGCTCCTTCATGGCGGAATAATATTTATCCTTCCACTCAACAAGGTCCTTTTCAAGCTGATATAATTTAATTTGAAGATCTTTTAGCTCAAGCCTTAATAAATCATGCTCACGCTCAGCAACTCGTACAGCTTCTTTCTTAGAATCCTGTTTTTTAGTCACCAAAGTCGTAGCAAGACCGCTTACTACTGAAGCTAAAATAGCTATTACAATGGCTTGAAGTTCTGGGGACATTAAACTAATTATACATTAGTATTGATTAAATTAATAACTCCGAGGCTGAAATGTCGTTACCAATATATCTCTTTTTAAGGATAAAGTCTCTTACTGCCTCTGATCCATACTGTCTTCCAGCCAAAATAATAGTCCATCTAGGCTCAAATTTGGCTGAAATGCACGTTTCGCACATTAATAGGTTGATCGGAATCAATGATGACTTCTTAGCATTAAGCTTGTTCTTAGGCTTGTTACATGAATAACAAAGAATTTTTTCCATTAGTTTGTAAAACCTCTCGTAAGTATACTATTATACACTATTCCTCCTGGATATGTGTAAAGACTATTTCATCAACTATTGCAAAATCTTCATTTTCTAATAGTTCTTCAATTTCTAGTCCATCTTTTTCGTACTTTACTACAGAAGCAAATGCACCTAGACTTTCTACGGTTCCAAATGTCTTCTCTTCGTGGATAAATACCACATTGATTACATCATAGCTTTCTTTCACCAGGTTTTCCTTCCAGCTCGACTCTTACTCCATATGATTCAAGTACCTTTTTAACTAATTCAATATACTCAATAACACGCATCTTTGCTGATCCGTCGTATTGACCAAAATTATCCTCATACAGTCTAATTGCTAGAAAGTCTGGATACTCTACGATATCCATTTGTAGGTCAGTGACTGGCCTTACTATCTCTCTTACTTTCTTTGCCATATCTTTTGTATAGAATACAGGCTTATTGGGATCTCCCGTCCACCAGTTCATTCCATGCTTAAAATGGTCTTTGTCTTTATCAATGTACATTGCTTTTCCTTAATCTATCCCAGATCTCTGGTGTCTTATGAATATTTCTTGCCTTATCAATTGAGCCAGAGTTTAAATAAACTCCGCCCCACACACCATATTCATTATTATCAACAGCGTTCTTATAACAAACTGATATGACTGGACATGCTAGGCAAGCCTCATCAATATTTTTTGCAATGCTTACATCTGCTTCATATTTATCATAGAATAGATTGGTTTCCATGCCCTTACATAGAGCGAGATCTTCCCAACCAAAATCATCTATATCAATGCCTAATTCATCTAAAATGTTTGACATACTTTAGCGGTAACTTCCATATTCCTTGACTGTCAACAGAAAATTTTTCTGATGTTCCCCAAGCATTCCGCCTAAACATGCCTTTTTTACTTGTAAATCCAGTAGGTGTTTTATTCCATATGATTAAGTCGTAGTTTTCCCAAAACGTATCCTGGAAGTCTGACTTAGCCTTATTAATAAATACTTCTACACCCTTCTCATTTAGATGCAACATACTATCTCTCCATTTGTACCCGAAGTCGGACTTGAACCGACATGCTGTGAAGCAGCAAATTTTAAGTCTGCCGTGTATACCTATTCCACCATTCGGGCATACGCTGGGAATGCAGGCATCGATCCTGCGACATCCGAATTAACAGTTCGGCGCTCTACCATCTGAGCTAATTCCCAATAGATGCACAAACCGTAGCATCTTGTATAATTATACAATAAATACTACGGCTGTGTCAATCTTTTTTTTACTTGTTTTTGTTAATTAAAGAATAAGGATTAAAGCTAGAGAAAAATGATGACTTCTCCATCTTCTTTACTGGCACACAATTAGGCACCATTCTTCCACCCTTTTCTTTCATTCCTTCTTGCTTGTAACCAGACCAGCAAGCTTTCTCCATATTGTTCCACTTATCTTCATCTTCATTATCTGATTCGTAAGACTTGCTAACACAATCTGGGCAATCCTCACAAGACATACCGCCTTGCTTGCACATATCGCATGAACAAGATTCAGCTGCCTTAACTACTGGCCAATTAACTTCATTCTTGTCTGGATCTCCAACTGGAGCTACTTCTTCTTGCTCCATACCAGCATCTTCTGGATCTCCTGGCTCTGGCATTTCTTCTCCATCTTCCATTCCATCTTTTTCTGGCATCTCAATCATTGACTCAATTGCTTCATGTAAAGCTTCTACTAAAACATATAGCTGCTCTCTTGTTACCTCTGGTCTCAAGGCCTTCTGCATATCTTCATCATCTTCAATAACAATTTCATCTGTAATTGGATCAACTAATTCTGTTATTATGTCCTTGATCTCTTCAGCGAACTCATTGAAATCTTCATTGCTCTTTTTCATATTCTTTTCACGCTCAACAATTTTCTTAGACCATGAGAATCCAGCGTCTCCGCCCCATGCATCCCACATAATTCTTCCATTTGATGGATTAGATGTGTTATAAAAATCTTGGCCCTTCTTATCTACTTCGTGACGGGCAAAGAAGGAATACATGCGCTTAACTGTTGACAAGCTAAGAGACTCTCCTCTTGATAATTGTCCAGCTCTTGTCCATCCAACTGCTGTACCAGCACCTGTTGCCTTACCCTGTTCTTTCCAGCGAATAGCTCTACGTGCTGCTGCCTGCATTCCAGATGTAGGCTTGTATCCTTCTTTTGCCATCAGTTCTCCCTAATATCTACTATTTTATAATTTGTTATTGTATCATCAACACCAAAGATGTCGCTGATATAATCAATTGCATCATCCTCATTAAATGCCTGAATATTGGCCTTAATCTCTAGCTTGATGCTATAAGTGTTCATATTCATAGTATACCATTTAGGAGATTTTTTTGCCTAGCCAACATTTGCTGCTGCCTTTGCTGAAATCTGACGATTTTCAACCTCAACGTCAGCTACTGTCTTTGCACCCTTATCTACTGCTGAGAATGCAGCATTGATTTCATCAAGAGTTAGCTTTCCGTCATCCATAAATGCTCTAGCAAGCTTTTCTACAACTGCTGCAACTGCGGTAAGTCCAGCAACTGTTATTGCTGTAATTGTATCAACACCAGCAATTGCGCCAGCTCCGATTACGCTTAATCCAGATGCTGCAAATACTGCAACAATACGCATAAGTACGTTATTTAAACTTTTCATATTAATCCTCCTCTCTATTTCGTATTGGATAACTTAATATCCAAGTTGTTGTTGTTACTATGATTCCATAACCAACAACAGTCTTTGCACTTCCGTCCAAAACTACCCAAGCGATAAACATGCCCAAAAGGGTCCATTGTTGATCAAGGATATCTTTGATTAGTTTTACCATTTTTCGTTCCTCCTTGAACCACCTGAATTTGCACCACTACTTGAACCACCTGAGGGAGCACTTGGTGCTGATCCTCCAGTAGCCAAACCTACAGCATTAAGAGCTGCTCCAGTTGCCACAACAGTGGCTACAACCATATCTGTAGCCTCTTCTCTCTCTTCTGGTGTCATATCTGCACCAATGCTTCCTAAAGCCGCTAAAGCCGCTCCTGGGTCTGTTAAAGCTGCTTCTAGCAGAGCACCTGGATCCTGAATTAATTCAACATTGGCTGCAACCTCTGCTGTAATAACAAGAACATTTCCATTCTCATCAGTACGTACTTCAACTGGCGTTGCAGGTGGAAGATCTGCATAAGATACTCCTGATGCCTTGACCTCTGCTGCTGAAATAGATTCTCCTGGCTTTAGGTCTGCTACTAATGCTTCTACCACTACCGACTTTTCTTCAGCTGTTAGCTCTTTCCCAGCCTTAGCCTCTTCTGCTAATTTATTTAATCTTTCTTCCTCTGCTTTTTTAGCTTCTGCTTCTGCCTTGGCCTTATCTTCTTCAGCCTTTGCCTTTGCTTCCTCTGCAGCTTTTTGCTCTTCTAGTTTCTTGGCATCTTCTTCAGCCTTGGCTTTAGCGTCTGCCTCTGCTTTAGCCTTTTCTTCTTCTGCTGCTTTAGCTTTTGCTTCGGCCTCTAGCCTATCTGCTTCTGCTTTATCTGCTTCAGCCTGTGCCTTTGCAGCTGCCTCTTCTGCTGCTATACGATCTGCTTCTGCTTTTTTAGCTGCTTCCTCAGCAGCAATTCTATCTGCTTCTGCTTTTGCTGCAGCCTCCGCTGCTGCCTTTGCCTCTACCTCTGCCTTAATTCTTGCAGCCTCTGCAGCAATTCTAGACTGCTCCGCCTCGTATGCTTGCTGTGCTGCTATTCTTGCATTCTCTGCGGCTATAGCGGCAAGTCTTGCCTGCTCCGCTGCTGCTCTTTCTGCTTCTTCATTTGCTAATGTTTGATTAACTATAGAATTTGCTGCGCTAACAGCATTATTCATATCAACAATGGTGGTTCCTACATCCAATAAAGCTAAGCTTAATTCATTTTGAGCATCTAAAAGATTTTGTTCTGCTTGGATCAAATCTTCTTCCGCTGTAGCTAGATCTTCATCAAGTATATCAAGCGCTGCCTGTGCAACCTGAAGATTTTCTTGTGCTGCTTGAAGTGTTTGTATTTGTTCTGGTGAGGCGCTAGATGTACTAAATTCAGATCCTGGTATTACATACCATCCATTTCCAGTGTTCTTCATTAAAACAACATTAGCTCCTCCGCCATTTTCATAATACCAGAGGGTAAAGTCTTTTCCTGTTCCTGCAACAGTTTGAACCCCAGAAATGGATCCTCCACCACCTTTATCAAACCAGTCATTAATTACAAGCTGTCCGTCTAAATAAATTTGAACGCCGTCATCTGCTGGCGCATATAAATATGTTGTTCCAGTATAAGTTGGTGTCCAAATGCCGTCCCATCTTACTTTAAAGTCATCATTTGCCATGACTAAATTTGCATTGGCATCAAAGTTTTCATTAATACCGTTAGTATCAGTAACAACTCTAGCCACCGTTCCCACATTAAGTGGAGGGGCATTATTATATCCAGGATTATGTATAACTGTCATGGTTAATCCAGAAGATGTATTTTCATTTACTACTGCTGTAGCAGATTCTAATACCGATGTCTTGTCTTCCACTACCGCAGTCTGAGACTCTACTGCTATTTCTAATACAGCAACATTCTCTTCAGCCTCTTCCACCAAGACTGTAGCTGAGTCAACCTGAATAATAGCAAGAGTAGCGGTATCTACAGCTAACTGGGCCTGCATTATAGAATTATTTGCTTGTTGAATAGTGGCTGTGACTGTATCTGTAACAGTCGTGATTGCTGTTGCATTGCTTTCTATTGTAGCAGTCTGAGATTCGGCTTGTAATATTGCAGTATTTGCAGATTCAATAATTTGTGTAGGAGCCTGTATTGTAACAGTAGATGTATCTGATATTTGGATTGAACCAATTGTTGACGTAGTTGGCTCACCAACTTGTACTGTTGTCTCGTCAGCGTTGGCTACACTAGGACCAATAAGGAAAAGCCAGCCTGTTATAAATAGGCTGGTAGAAACGTACTTAAACTTTCTGGTCAATTAGGATCTCCTAAGTAGTCAAACTTTAACTACTTAGCAATTATATCATGCTAAAGTATTTAATTAAGAGCTGTATATGTACCAGAAATATGGAAGTTATCTGCAACTGCAAGGGTCGTTGGGTTATTGTAAACAAATGGTACATCGAATACAGTGTTCCCTGATGCATCTGTGCTTCCAAGTGTTAGTCTTGACTGCCCAGCATAAACATGACCAGTGATCGCATAGTCTATACCAGAAGAAATATCGTGTAAGCATCCTTCTCTAAACTTGTAGCTATACCTAGATGGGAAAGGAAGATCCACATAGTATTGTCCAGTACCAAAACTGGTTATATTGTCCATGTCTACCTGTATTTGAAAATGAACTAAAGATCCAGTTTTTATATAAGATCCGCTAAAAAGTGGCGCTCCATTGAATGTAGGCTGTGAACCAAGAGTCCCACCACTTACAGCAAAATCACTTTCGATAGTTGTTGGTGCAGTTATTGATATCTTTGAATTCTTCATCGTATATCCAGGCTTAGTACAGCTATCTTAACTCCTGAATCTCCTATAGCAAATATGCTATCAAATGGGTCCAGTTGAATTGTAAAAGATTGTCCTGGATACAGCTTATGACCGTAATCAATAGAAGACACAGATTCTGTGCCTATATATGCATATCCAGAGGTCATTATGTTTTGTATTGATAATGCTATTGGAGGATCTACTTCTCCGCTAGAAGTAAGATCTTCTGGTGTTGTTGATAGAGTCACTATCCTCGTTCTTATCATGGATTAATTATACCCTACTTAGGATTATCGGTTTTATAGAACCCGCTGCCTTTAAATTGAATTCCAGTTGGAGTGTAATGTCTTCCCATCTGTTTCTCGCATAGCTCACATGTTTGCTCTGGCTTATAGTCAGAAATCGACATCTTTACTTGTACTACTTCATTATTACATTCACACTTATACTCATAAACTGGCATTACTTACCGCTTTTCTTTCTCGCTTTTGCTAAGGCTTCAAAGTCTTTTACCTTAGTCTCACCCATATATCCCCAAGCATATCCATCTTCGATCATAGATTCATTAATAGACTTATCTTGTCCATCTACATAAACCCACCCTAAAACACGACCATACTTTTCTGAACTATCTGGAAGTTCTGTCTTAATAACTATTTCTTTTGCATCCTTAAGCTTGTACTTTAGATACTCTTTTGATTCTAAACCTAATACTTTTTCATTCTTATCTTTTGTGCGGGATTCAGGGGTATCGATTCCCGCCATGCGTACTCGCTTCATTAATGAAATATCGAAACCAAGATCTATATCTACATCTATAGTGTCCCCATCTATTACACCAATGAGCTTCTTAACACGGTATTCGTACACGAATCCTCCTTAAAAGTAAAGAGCAGTTTTAACACATGCTCAGGTGTATCCTAAGGCGTAACTAGGCCCGTATCACACGAAATGGCGTGATAGATATATTATATCAAATTCTTGAACCAGATTCAAGCAGGGAAGCACTAGATACCTTGATAAATCTTACATGATCCTGAAATGATCTAATATTGTCCTGACCTGAGTATGAGATCCCGCTTTGAAGGTTATTCTTCATTCCCAATATGGTATTTGAAACAGGTCCTTTATTAGAAATAATTCCAGAAACACCCTCTACATGAGGAACTTCTCCTGGTGGCAAATCAAACTCTGGCTTTTCAATCTGACTATCTAGGGAAGCCAGTCCTCTAAATTTATTACTACCGCATTCATCATGACCAGCAAACATGCTTCCCATCATAACTGCACTTGCTCCTGCTGCAATCGCCTTTACAATATCTCCATTTTGCTTTATGCCACCGTCTGAAATTAATCCATTAATAGGATCATCTTCTATATAATTATATATATCCATAATAGATGCTAATACTGGAACTCCAAATCCAGTTGAAGTTCTTGTCGTACATGCAGCACCGCCACCTATACCGACACGAACAGAGTCGGCACCAGCTTCAATTAGATCAAAGTATGCTTCATAGGAGGCTACATTGCCAGTCATAATATGTACGTAATCAGGGACTATGAATCTCAAGCTCTTAATTGCATCTACAACAAGTTCTGTGTGACCAACTGCAGTATCCAAAAGAATTACTCTTGTTCCCGTAGACAATACGGCATCAATGAATTTTTTGTCGTATGCCTCATCTACATTTATTGCAAACCCAGCTCTTGCACCGATTAACTTTATTTGAGATAAGCGATCTTCTTTTGATTGAAATCTTGTGACAAAACCAATTCCACCATAAAGATAGATTTCCTCTAACATTTTTACTGAGCTAATGTATTCCATCGGCGCAATGATAAAAGGCATTCCTAACTTTATAGTGGAATTAGGTCTTGCTGGCACACCTATCTCGACTGATATATCAATATGACTTCTTGACTTAATCTTAGACTTCTTTGGAACAAGAAGGATATCGTCAAAGCATAAAGAGCTTGTATCTTTGTCGAGATACATTTATGCTACTTCTTTTTTGATTCTACTACTGGAGCTGCTGGCTTTGCAACAGCCTTCTTTGGCTTGGCTTCTGGCTGTGGCTTAGTCTTTACAACCTGACCAAATGCTGGTCGTCCGAATCCTACAATAGAAACAGTCTGGCTTCTGCGAAGCTTTGAGCCGTTCTTCTTCTTGTATGCACGATTCTTAACACATGCCTGACCGCCGTTGCGCTGATCTCCCTTTTTATCTGGTGCAGTATTTCCTTCTGCAAGGTCTACTGTTCCATCATTATTAACTCCAACAACAATTCCTACGTGAGAAATTCTATCGACGCCATCATTTGGGAAGTCCATATAGGCAATATCGCCAACTTGTGGTGTTGCAACTTCTGCTGCCTGCCATGTTCCAGCCTTCATAAATGCTTGTGCACCTGCTGGTGTATAAACTGTGTTAGGAATCTTAACTCCAGCTTCATTTCCGCACCAGTTGACGAAGCTTCCGCACCAAGGTTGGAAGTTAGCCTTTGTAAATGCTCCGTACTTTGTTTCATTATCCTTTGGACCTTCGATGTATCCAATTTCGCCTAGCGCTACTTCTACTAGTCTTGCTGCCGATCCTTGTGGAGCCTTTGATGCTCCACCCTCTACTACTGCCTTCATTTTATTCTCCTTTTAGTTTATGACTATTTAATACTATATTTTTATACTTCAATTCCATGTTGCCTTTTCCATGTTCTTGCTGCATGGCAATTAGCACAAACTAATTCACATTTAGATATCTCATGCAATGCTTTTGATAATGAAGAATTGCGTAGTAAGTTACTAACACCATCTTCCTTAATCGTAGAGTCAATATGATCAAACTGCATTATGTAATACGGGTATAGCATTTTGCAATCTGTACATGGAGAAGACTCTTTTATATCTCTAACTACTTGCTTAGACTTTTCTCTAAATGCTTTTGTTCTTGATAACGTTAATTCTTTATTACTGTTATACCAAGCTTTTTGTGCTGCTTTTTGTTTTTCTGGATCTTTATAAGGCATGGTTAAATTATACCATACTGTTTTGAACCCGTCTATACAACATCACAGTACCTTCAGCAGGAGTCGAACCTGCGACCTTACGGGTAGAAACCGTTTGCTCTGTCCTCTGAGCTATGAAGGCATTTATTTAATTATCTTCTGACATGTCTACTATACCATATTCGGTAAGTATCTGTCTACCATTATCTGTTAGTTCGATATGAGCTTCTAGGTTTTCATTATATGTTACATTGATTAAACCCTTTTCGAAAAGCTCAATTAACATCTCGTCCACATATGCAATATGTGCGTTCCAAAGTTCTGGAGCAAGCTGTTTTGCAGATTGAGTTATGTTGAATATAAACTGCCCGTCATCTTCAACTCCAATGATCTCAATAGCACCTATCTCAAGATAGTGGCTTACTGTCTCTTCTTCATCCATAAAACTATTATACTCCATTTTGTAGACCAGGTAGGACTTGAACCTACGATAGCCGAATTATGAGTTCGGGGCCTTAACCAACTTGGCTACTGGTCCATGTGAGTAAATTATAACGTACCGTCTTCGTTCTTGTCAATAGTATTTTCTACTAATTGCTGAACATAGTCTGAGAAATGCTTTCTTATGCTACCAGATGGACGCTTGCCTATTGACAACCAGATTCTTTTGTACTCAACAACATTTGCAAATGTTGTAGGACATAGAACAGTTCCATTATATTCTTTTAAAACGATAGGTAGCGGAACATGCTTTCCACAACACTTACATTCTTTTGCTTTTTCTTGATACGTACTCATATTATCATCATCCTATCCATTGCGTCCTTTAAGTCATTTGGCATTTGTGGTGCTCTAATTAGATTAATAGATTCACTAGTATCTTCAAGGAAGTTGTCCATATCCATTGATTCATAGGTGTGAATCTTGATCTCGCTATCATTTGTTATTCTTGTTCTGCTAATTGCATTATATACTGATCCACAAACAGCATCAGCCAAGTCTTTCGATCCCTTTCTAGGGTGATCTACTCTGTCCTTCATAATCTTAAGCTGTAGTAATTCATCTACCAGCAACTTAATATGAGGACCAGTAAGTCTATCTTCTAAAACAATCATAGCCATATCATCATAATGCTTTTTAGCTACCGACAAAATTTCTGTATTAATTCCATAAGCCTTAAGCTGTTGCATCATATCGTGTGAGTTCCATCTATCGAATGTACACACTTTAATTTTGAACCCACGTGTTCTTAAAGACAATATATAATCCTTTACCTCTGTGAAGTCCACCGACTTTTCTGAGGTAGGGGTCCAGTATCTTACTGCATCTACTTGAACAATTGGAGCAGGCTGAGAATACTCATTAGTAATTTTCACATTAACCCATCTATCAACATGTGCCATAGAAACTGCACAATGGTCATGCTTTTGGGCAAGGTCAACGTGCAGGAAATATTCCTTCTCTGGGTCTGGCTGAAACCATTCCTCTAGTCTTCCAAATTGATCTATTGCCAATGGCATTTTATTAAAAGCATTTTCAATTTTTTCACGTGACTTAAAGAACGCATCAACCATCTCTGGTGGCATGCATGCAAATCTGGCTAGGGCATCTGGCATGTTCTTATAAAAGTCTACCTTGAAATCTTCAAGACTCTTGGTTGGATTTACCTCCCATGTTGGGCGCTTTAGAGCATATGTCTTAGGATAAAGATAAGAATTTATATGGTCTTCTTCCCACTCTACCGTCACCTCATTACCGTCAGTACCGTCTGGCAGATCATCGTCCATCTTTAAGGTCTTTGATCTAACTACAACTTCTTTTTCTGCAATTACAGACTCATAAAACTTTTGAATTGGATCTCCCTTAAATCGGGGGAACGATAGCAAAATAACTTTGCCAAAGTCTGGGAAACGTGACATAACGGAAGCACGATACATGTCATAGATAGCATCAGCTGTCTTTGCTTGGTCATGACCAGTTGTATTTTCAACAGCAAAACCAGAAATTTCATCGAGGATTACAGTAATTACGTTATAACCCTCCCAAGCTTCTCTTTCAGAGTGACCAGAGTAAACGTTTACATTCTTATCAAACTTGATCTCAGAGGCTTTTGGCTCATACTTGCCAACGAACCATGGGGAACGCTCTATTCGTGTCTTAAAACCCTTAAAGAAGACGTTGTTAGCCTGCTGTGCGTTGATAGCAATATTAAGAATATCAATTGTATCTCCAGGAGGCTTTCCATAATATGTTGCTGGATCTTTGAGACATAGGAGAAGGTAAACCTGATAGGCTACAGAAATTGTTGCCGTGTAGTCCTTACCAGATCCCTTACCAAGCTGAGCGATAACTTCATTGCATGTTTGCTTGAACATGCGTCTACCCTCTTCTTCTCCAAATAATTTAATTAGAGTAGACTCTTTGTAAATCTGTGATGACTTTTCAATTAATGTTGATTGATATTCTGACAGCGGTGGTAGGCCTAGATAGTCTGGGCTTGTTACAAATGTACGCAAATCAACTGGGCGCTCTTCAAACTCTTCGCCATCGAGCATATCAATTAAATCATTAAAATCAAAATCCATGGATTAAGCTTGTTCCTCTTCGATAACTACAGCCTCGACTACGCCTGTAATTTGTGAAAGTCTACGAGCCACATCTAACTTACACTTAGGACATGTCGATGTAACCTCTTTTAGAATCTTGACTAGAACATCTTGCTTTCTTTCTGTCTCAGCCAACTGTGTAGCGAGCTCATTATTTTCAAGAACTCCGACTGATTGAAGCATTGCAATTCTCTTTGTCTCAATATCTGCAATGAGCTTTAATGCACCTGACTTAATACCAAGTTGCCCAGCCTGATCCGCATCTTCTACGGTTTTCCAAGCTTCTTTAATAAGCATAGCATAATGCTGGTCAGCTCCAGAGATTGCCTCTTTTGCACGATCACGCATGGTGTTGTCGTTATGGACGACATTCTTCCATTCGTCTATAAGCTCAAGGACTTCTTTGCGCTGGAAACCAGTTAGGGTTGCAATTTGTGTGGCAGAATTACCCTGTAGTAGCTTTTCAACTACTGCATTCATTCTGTCCATATGCTGTGGTAAATCAATTTCCATTGTCATATATACAGTATACCATATCTTGGTTGACTAGGATTGATTAGCAATTTTAAGCAAGATAAGATATCCAATTAAATCATCAATATCATTATCTCCTGGGAATGCTTGATCGTTTTGAATTCTATTTAGCTTATCATCAATACGCACACGGATCTGCTCTTTTGAATCCGCCTTTGAAAAGATGCGAATTGGATCAAGAGCTGAGTTACCATAAGAAATATTCTTCTTAATAAGCATTTCAGCGGTCTCAAGACATGCATTAATAATCTTAATTCCTGATGGTGCTTCTGTTGCTATTAGCTGTAGGTCATTAACCCAATGCATGTAGCCTTTATCTTTTTCGGGATATCCCGCCATTACCTAGTACCCTTCACTTGTGGATCTTCAATCCATTGGACATAACTACCGTCACTCCATTTTTGACTTCCATATATATGACGAACTGATTCAAAATGAAATATTCTCCAGTCTTCACCACCATAACAATGGAATCCGTACATCTTACCATTACTAGACTCGTTTAACAAGGCATAATCTTCAATAATATTATCTAGATTTATGCCTAAAGCCTTATTTATTCCTTCTGACCAAATTGCTGGTCCAGTATGGTTATGCACAAAATGCGGAGTTCCATACTCTGGGTTCAACAATTTATCTTTAATTAAATCTAATACATACTTTAATATTGGATTATTTGGAGAGGCTGCGAATGTCCACTGACAAAAATGATTGCTTGTTTCTGGGCATACAATGAAGTCCTTATCATCTAGCATCCATGAGGATATTGGCTTCAAGCATTCTGTATCTAGATCCGCATATACTCCACCGTACTTATAGATAATCATGTATCTCCATAAGTCGCCACGCATTACTCCTACAGGAAGGCCAACGAACAGGTCATACCACTCCTGCCCATATTCTTCTAGGACAAATTGACCTGCTTGAACATCATCCATATATCTATGCTCATATTCTGGATTTAAGTCTTTCCAGGTCTGAATTGCATCATTCATATATGGAGCAAGCGTATCTATAGGATCCTTATAAGTCTGCCAAATAATATTAGGAATCTTCATTATCGAACTTTGCTATAAATGTTCCAGTTACTTCAAACTTCTTATGCTCTACAATGCCCTTAAACTTCTCAAGCACTCTTTCCATTGTCCAGTCTTCTTCTACGTGAACCTCATATGGATTTCCATTAATGGCATCTTGATGATAATGAATAATTGGAATTGATATCATGGCATGCTTTGCCTGCTTTGAAATTTTTTCCCACAAAGCTACCGCATCTTCTTCAGACATATGCTCAAGGATGTCTCCAAGGATAACAAGATCGTAGCTAAAGTTATCCATATCCCTGACGTCCATAGCGAATAGTTTATCGTATCGATTAATTAAATTAAACTGATCAATATACGGCTGCCAGACCTCTACCGCATTAACGATAACTCCAGCACCAATTCCTTCTCTAATTAGATTGAGGTATGTTCCTTGGCCTGCACCAACATCCAATACTGTTTTAGGAGACAACTCAATTATCTTTTGCTGTGCCCATGGCTTATTTTCTGGATTAGAATATCCCATTTATTATCTCTCTTTCCTGTGTAGTTTGAAATGTTGATTCTACATTCTCTGTTTTGCATGCTTGATAAGAGCCTGGCTTTACCGAGTATACATTAAAAATATTCTGTTGTCTAAACATAAACCAGTCCAGTGGCAAAGAAAAACCACCGTTTGCAATATCTATCATATCCCTAATAGTATTTTTATTTACAATATAGCATGCACAAGACCAATCTTGATATGCTCCAGTTATATTAGTAGAAATATCCCTTGTCTTATCATATTTATGCATTTGATCTGCGGGGACAAACATAAATAACGCATCAAAGTCATTTGGTACCTCTTGTATATAATTAACTATAACCTGAGCTAGACCCTCCTGACATACCAAATCGTCCTCCATTAAAACCAAATAGTCATAATCTGATTCAGCAAAATTATTCCAGGCTGTCCAATTGCTTGCCCATATCCCAAGCTCTCCGTATCTCCAGCCCTGCTTATTATCTAGGTTATAACCGTCTTGATCAAAATAAAAAGACTTATTTCTCCTAACAAATTCAATTAATTCTATGTTATTTGATATCTTATATGTTGGAGTATCAAAATAATCAAAGTCACGGAATACTTTATTGGCTATATCGACATTCTTTTTCCTAGACTCATTGCCTTCAATATGAAACATTTTGTATGCAATCTTCATCTTTTCTTAATCAATCCAAACTGCTCTAGGTATCTCTGTATTGTCATAGCAGATACGTTACACTCTTTGCCTATTTCTGTTACTGTCTTCTTCTGAACTACATATCTTCTATACAGCCAGTCTTTTGATTGGTAGAACTTCATCTTTCTGTTAACACCTCATTTGCGTAAAATGCTATGCCTATTGCATCAGCGACATCAAAATCATCAACATCTACATCAAAAGTCTTTTTTGCCCAGTCAGCAGTCCTTTGCTTACGCATATTTCTAATCTGGTTCTTGTACCATGAGTCTGCGTACCCTGGACTCTTGACTCTTATTGCTTCTTTCTCCGCCTTTGTAGGGTTCTTATTACCTATCTTTGCCTGCCAAGCTGTTGGGGAAACTGTTATGACCTTAGATCCTGTACTCATAAGCTCAGATATGACGGTACCATATACATAGGATAGCTTGATTACAGCATCTGGTGATCTAACAAGAACAGCTCCTTCAATTGCAATATAGTCTGAGGCTAGCTCATCGAGCATTGCGTGTGTCTTCTTTTTTGCATCATATATCTTTTCAAATATATCAGCACCAGTAAACTCGACCTTGCCCCATTTGACAGGCTTGCCATTCTTAAATAGACAAAATGCAATAGAGTTAGTAGATGCATCAATACCTAAAACAGTATTAGCCTTTGTCTTAACAAGCTTAGCTAATGTCATCTATCATACCCATAAGTCTTGCAGTAACAGTTCTATCTATCTTCTTCTGGCATCCCGCACAAATGTCATCCTGATTGTATCTACTTAGCTTGGTGGCACAGCTTTTACACACTCTTGGAGCACCATTTCTAATTGCCTTTTTTTCGTAATACTTTTCCATGATCCGTCTGTTTGTTGCAACACGACAGCATTCATCAGAGCAATATTTTTGATTATGAGTCTTTACTTCAAAATCAATTGTACATTCTTTATTTGCACATTTCATATCTTAGGTACCTCAAAAAGCTCAATCTGTGTCGTTCCAATTGGAGTTGTTTTAGCAAAACACTCTTTCTTAATTGGACAATATGTGCAAGGCATCTTTGACTTGGTAGCACCAGCTGGTCTCATAGGAATATCACCATTCTGGAAGTTATCCCATACCTCTTGCATCCAGATAAAGGTGTCCTCAATAATCTTCTTATTTCTTTCATTCATGCTAATTGGAATGATCAAGACTTCTTGAGTATTCTTATTCTCATAAAGGAAGAATCCTTCTTTGGCATCTTTCAGCTTCATATATGTAAGTAGCTGGAGCATATGGTTAGCAGAAGACTTCATTTCAGCCTGTCGTGTGTCCCAGACTTCCTGCTTTGCTGTTTTGATTTCACCAATGACCGTTTCACCATCATAGTTCATAATCAAGTCAATGAAGCCACGAATTGGGGGATACTCGTTAATGATCTCTTCTTCTTCTGCAACAAACTCTGGCATAGTAGCAATTAGCTTTTGAAGTCTTTCATGAGCCTGAGTTCCCTGTGCCATATTAGCAACAGCGACAGCATCATTATTATCAATAAACATAGCTCCGCTAAAGGCCATATACCAATAGCGTGGGCAAGTTCCGTGTCCATAGCCAAGCGAGCTTGGGCTAAATGACTTTTTAGTCATCTCTCCATCAGCACGTTTTGTATTTCTATATGACTCATCTAGCAACGAAGCAAATCTTTCTGGGTCGAAAAACTTGCCTGTGTGCTTTTTAAACTTTAAGTTCTTTACTATGTCTCTTGCCATTATGAGTTATATCTGACTACGTATTTCAAGCTGTCTACCAGTCGATCCAACGATTCCTTTACTGAATAATAAACATTCTTTTTATTGTTATTAACCGTTCCAGCCTTATCCTTTGCAATAGTAGAATATACTGAGGCAAGTACAGCAAACTTGGTTGACATTGCCTGCAACTCAATGATCAAAGTAGGTGCCTTTGCAGATGGGACATCTGGATTCATTAACAATTTTACCACAATTGCCAATGCTCTGTCTAGGTGCTCATCATTCATGAACTCATGAAGGTCATTAAATTCTGTTATATCACTAATCAGCTCTAGGGTATTCTTTGACTCAACCTTATTGTCTGTCATTCTTCATCTCCTTGTCTATTTTAGTAACATAATGCTCCACTGCTATGCCTATAAAGTATCCCATAAGCAATCCAAATGAAAACTCAGCCATGATTTTCCTCCCAAAATTCAATCAGTTCTTCTAGAACTGCCCATTCAATTATGCCAAGGCGGACCTTGGACTCTGTACCAATAATAATTTTTAAAGACGGATGCATATCTCTGCTTACCCTAAATGTATCTGTACAGATCTTAGCCCACACATCTTTATTTAAAGTAAATGATTTAGAGGCCTCCTTATAATCTACAAGGAACTGCTTCCACTTTGCATCACCCTTTTGATATTCACCACGACCAGAATTTTTCTGAGCCTTAGCGCCATCACGTTTAATCTCTGCTCTTTCAGACATTATCCAACCTTAAGCTGGCTATCGTGTCCATCTGGACATTTCCAAGAAAGGATCAATGATGAAGGATCCCAAAATGCCTCTTCAGCATTCTTATCACACTTCGAGCATGGCTTCATACCACTAATCTTTTCAAGGTCATCCTTACGCATAATCTCTGGCTTATCAAAAAACTCATTAAGATTTGGCATCAATTTCTCCAATCAACTTTTCTACTACATCTGGGTTATCACGAAGATACTGTACTGCTTTTGCACGACCCTGGAATCTCTCTCCATTAACCGTATACCATGCGCCACCCTTTTCAATAATGCCACACATTTCTGCAACATCTAGGGTCTCTCCGACTCTATCTACACCAAGGGTTTCACCCTGATAATAGAAGTCATACTGTCCAGTTAGATTAGGAGGCCCAAGCTTATTGTAATCAATAATCCAGTTTACTGGTCTACCGACTCTTTGCTCGATGATCTTATCTCCAACCTTAACGCCAGCCTTAATAGCATTTGCCTCAGCTTCGCTAGACCAAAGCTTGATGACTGTAGACGAGAAAAATTTAACCGCCATGCCACCCGTTGGAATATGACTTGCATGCATACTGCCAAATTGATTGCGTTGCTGAGAGATAAGAACAAGAAGCGTGTTTTTATTTGCGTAGTTAAGCATCTTAACTGCATGTGTCATATCCTTTGCTTCTGCACCAATTTGCTTGGTGTCTTGTAAATCCTTTAACTCATTTCCATCTTTTTCAAAATAAATTGCTGGTAGTAGAGCTGAAATGGAATCAACAACAATGATATCCACACCAGCATCCATTAGCTTTGTAGCCACATCAACCATATCGTTGATTGTCTTTGCTGGTGAGTGGATCAACGCAGTTGAATCTACTCCTAAAGTTTCAGCCCAAGCTGGATCGTATGAATCTTCTGCATCAATCCATGCACAAGTCTTTCCCTCTTTCTGGGCTAAAGCTATCATCTGAAGGCAGAAAGAAGACTTACCAGCAGACTTGTTTCCCCATATCAATGCTTGTCTTCCATAACCAAGACCACCCTTTAAGGCCATATTAAGACCAATACTTGGTGTTGCCTGTCTATCAACCTTAACATCCTGTGCTGACTGTACTCTTTGTCTTGTTTTTGGATCTAACTTTGATAAAATATTATCAATATCTATTGTCATTGTTACTCTCTCTTTTGTATTAGTATAGCATTAAAACAGGTTGCCGTGAAGCTTTGGTCGATCTTTATTTATATTCATTTTCTTTTGGAAGACTTCATCAAGGCTGTGAGTAATTTCATTTTGATTTCTCATAGCAGCATAAATATCTAGCAGTCTGATAATTACATCAGCCATCTCTTCCACAACCTCTTCAGAGCCCTTGTTCTTTCTAATTGCTTCAAGCACTTCTGTAACTTCTGAGTGGACTAGGGCTAGCTTATTGCCGATCTTATCATAAGAATACTCACCGTCCCAGAATCCCTTTTCAACTGCTGTTTCATGAAGGACTGCTGCGAGAGCATCCATTCCATAGTCTGTAACTAAATCAAATGAGCTCATATTAATTCCTAACGCTAAATGTAAATGTCGAAGCATCTTCGTTGTAATCAACAATTAGCTCTTTGTCATCTACCTCTGCATTTAGCACAGTAGCAACATCTACAGCAATCTTACCTTGACTCTCAAGAATTGCAATCAAAACTCTATTTAGGCTTAATGAAGCCATTACATCATTCTCGTTCACTTTATCTCCTTTATCATTAATGTTCCATCATCTAGTTTAGATAGAACTACCTTTGCCTTCATGCCATCTCTCATTTTAGCCAACGCTATTTTATATAGTGTTGGGAATGCGATAGCTCTTGTTAAATTTTTGTCTCTATCTGACATAACGATGTGAGCCATCATCTTGCCAGCCTTTGTCTTATATGGTGTGAAGTTTACCACAATGACCTCATCTTCTTCAAGGTCATACTCTTTCCTGTAAAGATAATCAACAAACATGTCTGCTGATTTTGGATCAACATCCTTTACATTGATATACCTTGCAATACGATTATCACCAACAAGAATAAAGTACATCTGATTTGCTTCAATCTGGGTGTCTTCATGGTGGAATAGTCCAATAGAACCAGTTTCATCAACAAGCTCTACTCTAGCCCACCCTGTTCCACGCTTAATAGACTTAACCATTCCAAACATTGGGAATGAGCCTAGATCATCAAAGTCTTCAATTGGTCTAGCCTGAGCTTTAATTCTTGGCGGGATTCCCTCTAGATTAAATGTTGGAATTCCCAAGAACTCATAGAAGTTATCCTTTTCGTTTCCATTTCTAGGGTTATCGTCGAACGCAGCTGCTCCAATAGAATTAAGAGCATCGATAGCTCTACTATTTATACCGCTTCCCTTTTTAGAAGCCTTTGCTATAAGGTCTGCATAATCCTTGAATGGTCTATGATCCATAATTTTATTCGCAATATTATCTGAGATGAATTTAATTTCAGCCAGACCAAATCGAATAGAATCTTTTTGTAACGAGAAGTAAACATCAGACTCATTGACATGCGGAAGCATAATACGAAGCCCAAGACGCTTTGCCTCAATTAGGTATTCTGTTCTAGCATCCTTATCGCCTTCATTCTTAAGAATTGAAAACATGAATTCAAGAGGGTAATAAGTCTTAAGCCAAGCAGTATAATAAGAAAGCATGGAGTAAGCAACAGCATGAGAGCGGTTAAAAGAATACCCAGCATGCGCCTCAAAGTCATGCCAAAGCTCCTCTGCCTTTTTCTTATCAATGTGCTTTGAAGCCCCATCAATAAACTGATCTTTGAACTGGTCGAACTCTTTTGCATCTTTCTTTTTACCAATGATCTTACGCACCTTATCGGCTTCAGACCAAGACATTCCTCCTAAGTGTACGCAGGCTTGCATAACCTGCTCCTGATAAATGATAACACCATATGTGTTTTCTGTAAAAGGCTTTAGGATCTGATGCGTATACTCAACAGCTTCATTGCCTTGTTTTCTATTAATATAAGCAGCACCAACTGTATTCATAGCTCCTGGTCTAACTAGAGCATTCGATGCGGCGAGGTCTTCAAATTTATCTACACCCATCTTCATAAGAAGATTTGTATACGGTGTGGCTTCTGCCTGGAATACACCCTTTGTGTATCCCTCAGAAAGCATTTGATAAACCTTTGAATCATCAAGTGGCAGGGAAGAAAGATCTATGTCTTTGCCGTGTCTCTTGCTAATAGATGTTAGCGTGTCTGAGATAACTGATAGGGTCTTAAGTCCAAGGGCATCAAGCTTAATAAGCCCAATGTCTGCTACTGTATCCATATCGTATGCCACTACTGGAATTCTTCCAGAGACTTTATCCTGTGCATCTTCTCTAGACTCTACTGGTGCATAGTTTCGAATATCGTCTTTTGCAACAACAACGCCAGCAGCATGCACACCAACAGAACGAATTCGTCCACGCAGGCGCTCAGCTAGCCATACAACTTCTGGGTAGCGCTCTCTAAAGTCTTTTGTATTTGGGGAAGACAAGAAGTCCTCAAAGGTATCAATCTGCTTTGTTGCACGATTAACTTCTTGAAGTGGGACCATAAATACACGGGCAGCATCACGGATAACACCCTTATCTTTAAAATAAGTATATGTTGAAATAGATGCAACGTGCTTAAACTTCTTCTTAAGGTATTCCTTTACCTCTTTACGTCGTCTATCCTCAAAGTCAGTATCAATATCGGGGAAGTCATTACGCTCTGGATTAATAAATCTAAAGAATAGCAGGTCATATTTAATTGGGTCAACATCAGTGATTCCAAGGGAATAGCATACCAATGAGCCTGCTGCAGATCCACGACCTGGACCAACCTTAATTCCCTCATTCTTTGCCCAGTTAATCATATCTCCAACAACTAGGAAGTAGGAAGCAAAGCTCTTATTCTTGATAATCTCTAACTCTTCTTCAAGGCGAGCCTTATAGACCTCATCCTGAGCCTTCCCGAGGCGTTCTAAGCCACTTTCAGCCAACTCCCTTAGCTTTTCATCAGCATTGGTCTTAGGGACTGGCAGGAGGTCTAGACCACGGTTAAAGTCATACTCCTCAACTTTGTCAGCAATCTCCATGGTATTCTCGTAAATATCAGTACGAGTTATGCCAGATTTATTAAAATCAGCCTCAATCTCTGAGCGTGACTGAATAAATAGATTATAATCCTGAAATGTGATACGTCTATCTGGATACAAGTAATTAAATCGATCCATCATATTCTTCATATTTCTGGACATGTCGAAGTCTGTCTCTTTATCTGCTTTAGGGGATGTAGACAAAATAAGCAATGCTTCTTCTAGAACTCTATCATCTTCTTTAGCAAAGTGAGCATCTCCTGTTGCCACCGCCTTGATTCCAAGATCATCAGCAAGCTCAAGAAGCTTCGAATTTATTTCTTGTGGATTGTGTGACTGAACCTCAACATAAAAATCTTCACCGAAATTCTTCTGAAAATCCTTGAGAACCATCTTAGCTTCAGAGAATTCGCCCCTTTCGATAGCCTTAGAAATAAGACCATTAAGGCATCCAGAAAGGACAATGATACCTTCTTTATATTCATTTAAAATCTCCCTGTCAATTCTTGGCTTATGATAAAAGCCCTCATTCCATGCAAGCTCTTGCAATGAATTAATGTTTGCGAGACCCTTTGCATTCTTTGCCAATAAAATAATATGGTTATAGGCCTGGATAGACTTATCTGTCTTAGAAGATCTATCAAATCTATCTGTTGGTGATATGTATGCTTCTACCCCAAGGATTGGCTTAATGCCTAATTTCTTTGCAGCAATCTGCATATCTCTATGTGAAGAAAGAGTTCCGTGATCTGTAATAGCAATTGCTGTTTGTCCAGCATCAAGCGCTGCTTGACATAGCTCTTCTGGTGAATTTAATCCGTCCATGAGGCTATAGTAGCTATGTACGTGAAGATGTGTAAAACTCATTAGTATCCGCCTAAACATATATTTCGTGTATGGTATAGTCTACTCTTTACCATATCTTTCTTACTTGGAGCATATAGCTTTTCGTCACATGTAGAACATGTAAAGCTCCATTCTTGACCAAAGAAGTCATAGAGCATTCCCTTAAAGTTCTTGTACTTCCGCTCAACAAACTGGTCAAATGGATCAGGTATCTCGTATGAAATCATGTCGATATTCTACTAAATAGAAAGGGGCTAGTCAATAGACTAGCCCCACCTATTTTAAATCACCAGTCTAGGTTGCTGCTGGTAGCTGAGGATGCTTCCTCTGCGTTGCCGTTATCTCCAGCAAAGAATGCCTCTTGCTCTGAGTACGGAAGATCTCGAACAGCTGACTCTTCAAGCTTGTAGAGCTCGATGCCTGCATAATCAAAATCCTTTTCATCCTTCTGAAGCGGGATGATTGTGTAGCTTGTATCGGTCTTTAGACCAGTACGCTTAATACGCCACATAAGATTTGAGATGCTTCCCATTTCTCCTGCGTATTCAATAAGTGTTGGTGTAACTGTCTTACCGCTGTGACCCTGTGAAAGGATTGCTACATAAGGATCTTCCTTCCCGTCTTCAACTAATACGTTAATATAAAGTCGTGACTTGCCCTTCCAGCCAGCCTTAAAGTCCTTGCGATGCTGCTCGCAGCCAAAACACTTGCCCTGATCGTCCATAGAGCAAAGAGCCTTACGACGATAATCTGCTGGATTTGTGTGTTCTACTGCAATGAATCCGAGACCATTTGCCTCGTTGTAATGTGGTGAATCAGGATCTAGCTCCTGTAGGAAGCGAATCTTTACGCTCTCACCATCTTCAATCTTAAGCCAACGTGCCTTTGTGCCGTCGCCTTCTGTATATGTAGGCTTGTCTAATGCCTTGTTTAAATTACTTAAACCTTTAACGATACCCATTATTTCTCCTTTATAGTGATGGTATAGATCCATCTGTATTTCTATTATATCATAACCAGGAACGGTACTCAATATCTGAAATTGCATTCTTTATGCATTGTGTAATTTCAGCATCTGTCATATCGCCCACATCTTTTGCATCATGAGGATACACAACCTTATATTCGTGTGATGCCCACATAATTTCTTTACCACGAAGTCGTGATATTATTTCTTTACCTAGCTCTCTGCCAGCCTTGTCAGCATCAGTCATAATTGTAATCTTATTGAAATATCTATTCAATAGCTTAATATGATCTTGTGATACATGACCACCTAGAGTTGCCACAACATTTGGAAACCCAGCCTGATGTACACGAATTGCATCAAAGTTAGACTCAACAACAATTACATGATTACCAATTCTCTTGGCACGATGAATATTAAATAGAGTCTTATTCTTTGGTAAATTGGTGCTGTTCTTAAATGACTTACCCTCAATAGATCTTCCGACAATTCCAACTGGTGTTCCATCTGGGGCATGAACTGGTGTAACAACCATACCCATTGCATTTGAATAGCCAAGGTTAAAGTGTTTCATAGACTCTAGATTAATGCCTCTAGACTCTAGATAATCCCTAGCGCTTTTATTACCAGCTAAATCAGCATGCAGTCTATCGAGTGTATCCTGTGGGAATTCTTCAAACTCTGGCTTGTCCTCCATTAAGTCTTTTAATGCTTCATCAAATGCGTCTACCTTTGCAGACTCGTAGCCAGCAATATACCTTAATGCCTGAAAATCATTCTTTTGCAAGACACGCTTTACTAGGTCTAATAGTGTCCCTGATTCAGCGCATGAAGGATTAAAGCAGATCCATGCGCCAGACTCAAGGTTAATGCTGCAGCTTGGGCTATGTGTATTTGAATGAAATGGACAAAAGAATGACATCTCATGGTTAGCCTCATGACTAATATTAAGTCCAAGCGATCTAACTACTGATCGTGTGTGACCTTGGGTGTACTGCGTGGAACTAGCTTCCCTTGTGTTATACCCTCGTATTCCCATGCCTTCTTCTTTCCTACGTATATGGCGTAAATGCCTAATTCAAAAAACCATTTATTGTCTTTATGATTGTACTCTGTTATCCAGATTGGGTCAAGGTCTAATACCTTTAAGTATCCCGCATCTCTTATTTGATGTTCAATTGTATTTGTCGCTGCTACTCTTGCCAGTAAAGCATATGAGTCATCTACGAATTCCCCCTCTAAAACAAAAGGCTTAATTACCTTTGTCGTCATTTTGGAATGGGTTTTCATAAATCTCCTTTACAACACCTCTGTTAATATCCCAATCAAGATAAACTGCAAACTCTGATCCATGTCGGTTCTTGCGTGAAACAACCTCAATCATATTTGTTCCAGTATACTTATGAACAGCAATAGCCATATCAGCATCATACTCAATTGCCTTAGACCATGCAACCTGAGATAGCATTGGTGGAGCATCTTGATCTGTAACATCATCCATGGTTGCTGCAGTAATATCAATTACTGGAATATTATTACTCATAGCAAGCATCTTAAACTCACGTGAGATATTCATGTTTCTTTCAGTAGCGCCACCGCTTCGCTTTGTATCTGAGAACAGCTGGTGATAGTCAAGAATAACTAGGTCTGGCTTATGCTGGTCAATCTTTGCCTGTACTGTATTTGCACTGACTTCACCCATACCTTCGTTTGATACAAGAATAAATCCATTCTTGTTCTCGAACTTCTTATTTCCCCATGACTTCAAGTCATCAATATTAATGTCACCCTTAGCAAAGTCACTTGCCTTAAATAGACCAGAGCCCATCATGGTATATATACGGTTACGCATATCCTCTGGAGACATTTCGAGAGAAATGATCATAGGCTTAAATCCTTGCTCCCATGCCTTACATGCAAGGTACGATGTAAACCAAGTCTTACCACGCCCTGGCCATCCAATAGCTACGATCAAGTGTCCTGGTGCCATTCCTGTTGGGTATGCCTTATCAATTGCATCAAATCCAGTAAGAATTCCTGGGCTTCCACCCATTGCTGCTGATCGCTCCTGCAATGCGATAATATGTCTTTCTGCTGCATCAATATCAGTAACATCTACGTCTCTAACATTGCTTGTAAACTTTGCCAACTGAGAAAGCTCATACTGCATTTCAGAGATTACTCTAGATGCAGCATTTTCTTTAATAGCAGAACCGCTTTGAAGGATAATATTCTTCAGGCGAGATGTAAGAAATTCATTCTTAAGTTTATCTAAGTAGTAGCCAGTCTCAGCCTTTGTATCTACTGGATCAAAGTCTTTAAAGCGCTCCATAAGAACGCCAACTTCTGGTACAGCCTTAAACTTATAGTAGTAAGCCTTTAATGAATCCCAGATATCCTTATGCGATGTAAATAGGTCATCAACGCTTCCAGCTAATAGTGTGCTGATATCCTTGTTCTTGCATACGGATGATATTAGTTCCGCCTCTGTATTCATTATTCTCCGCCTTCAACTAATAGTTTGGTCGCTTCCATTAACTTGCGACGCTTTTCCTTATCCTTCAACTGCTCTTTACGCATGGTGTCTAGCTTATCAAAATTGTAAAGAAAAAACAAGAGGGGATGATTTGATTTAGATGTCTTAAAGTAATACTCTAAAAGATCCATCCCTGTTTCAAAACCAACGCTATCTATAACATCCTGCATAGCCATCTTGTCTCTGAATTTATTTACAGTAACATTACGGTTATACTTTTGCTTATATAGCTCCTGGTATTTCCACAGCATAATATATGCCTCTTGATTTTTACTTGCCACTCTTAAGCTCTTCCTCAACCTCTTGTGTCTTCTGGATGAGCTTATTTTCTACAAACTTGTATACACGCTCAGTTGCAGAGTCTGTTGTCTCTCCATCACGCACAAAGTCTTCAATACCGATACCGATCTTGATACTCTCATAGTTACCAAGATTACGAGTAAACGATAGGTCTATCTTTACTTTTGTCTCTGACATCATTCCGCCTTCCATACTGGTACGAAGTTTCCTTCTTCTGTTTTAGTATACAATATTAAATTGTTTTTGAGAATAGCTCGAAGCTCTGCTTTAGATGGAACCTCGCTGCTATGGCCTGCATCTAATATAAACTGATGGATATCAATAATATCAGATTCGCTGAGCATATACTTGTACCACTCAGAATCTGGATCCCCAATTGGATAAACCTTTTGAGGAACCTTTACTTTACCGTCTAGTATATAGTCTTGTATAGTAACCTTATGTTTATTTAATACTACGCCAGCCTGCTTAATTGTGTAAGCAGCCTCCATGTATTTCTCTACCTGAGCATAAGAATACAACACTCGCTTTTTATCTGGGTAACACCAGGCAATCAGCTCATCCTTAGCTCTTGAACGACTTATTACTTTATGTACTTTATCGTTTAAGAAGAAATAGACAAACTTTTTGCGTGTAGGTTTTCTTTTCCTTCTAGCCATAATCCCATCTTACTAGTAGCCTTATTGATCATCCATCTTTTACCACACATAATGCAAAATAGCTCTATGTGTAAATTTTGAGAAAATACACGGTCTACAAAAACTCTACCGTTGCACTTTAAACAATTCATCATAAGCTAAACTTCTTCCCATCTACATAGCATGTATAGTCTTTTGAAATCTCAATAATCTGAATATGTGGCTTATCGCCATTTTCAATATGAGCAATAGCAAAAGCCTTTTGCCAGTTATGATTATTGGTGTACTTCATTCCATCGCTGTCTTCGTCGCACATGTGACCAATTTCATATCCACGAAGAGTTTCGCCTTCGCCTTTATTTCTAAGCTGGAATGTCTGATAAAAAGTACCCGCTCTATGTGAGTGACCACGAATAATAGATACCCCAAAGTTTTCAACATCCTTGCGAACTGATTCGCCAGCATTCTGTGAAATAGCATTACCATGGTGAACGTGAATATCTCCAAAACGAAGCTTTGGAGCCTCGTTGTAATAGATATATTCATAGCCCAATGTGTCTAATGACCATAATGATTCTGGAGTTACATCCTTGGCATACTCTGGAAGCTTCTTGTCTAAGTATTCAAAAATTCTAATGTCGTGATTTCCAAGTGCTGAGAATAACTGTGCATTTGGCAGCATCTCTCTTGTCTTAGCATAGAAGTCTCTTGCGCCCTTAGCCTCATGTCGCATCATAGGAATGATTAAATCCTTGCTATCATCCTTGTGAAGCTGCATAAACTCTGCAGATCTTCCTTCTGTATATTTGCTATAGCATGCCTGATCATCAGTATCTCCAAGATAATCTACAACGTCTGGCTTAAACCACTTCATGACCTTAAACCACAAAGCAATGGCCTTATCGTCTTGATATGGGAACTGCTGATCGGATGAAAGCATCCACTTTAAATCGTTACTCATTTTATCCTTTACGTTAAAAGGTCACACGAATGTGACCTTATAGACTATGCATAGTATAACATAGTTTAGGAACCTGTCAACAGGTTAGTATTTTCTTTGTGCAATGTGCCAGTTTAGCCAAAGCTTAGATAGTTCTAAGTTAGACTTAACTGTTAATGTAAATGTTCCGTTAGCAACACTACTTGGATTAATTGTAATCTGTGCGCCTTTGGTATTTGATCCAGGACTTGCAACAACAATAGCTCCATCTGTGAAGTTTGTTACGGCAATAGGCTCTGTAGTAATAGATACGTTAGCCTTTATGTTCTCTAGCGATACCCTACCACAATCTGTAGCAACAGTATAATTTGCAGTACCAGTTGAATTCTTCAGCTTTGTTGTTTCTTCAAATAATGTCTTTACGTTTGACTGTAGCTCCATTAGCTTTTGTGGGTCTAGTGGGGCACCGTCATTGAATGTAACTGGTGTGTATTGGTCTGGCATTATAGATCTTCTCCTAATTCATGCATATTAGCTTCTGCATCTGATACCTCTATAAGCTTGGATCTATCTAACCCATACTTACTAAATACATCAGGACTATTAATATGCCGTCTTTTATTTTGAGATACTAAATACATTTTACCATCTGCAATGTTCTTTATCAAGGTGCCGTCTCTAAATCCAAGCTTGCCAACAAGCTTAAAGTTGGCTAATGCGGACTCTGCTGCGTTAACCGTTGGAAAGCTCCATGACTCAGCAGCACGATCAGATATCAGCTTAAATCGCTTATTGTCTTTAATCCAATAAGTAGCCTTATCTGTTTTAACCGCTATTCCAGATGGGAAATTAGTTGGTGATGTTATCAAGATGGGCTGAATATTCTTGCTCTGCCAGAACTTTTGCATCTCTCTCCTGTACCATTTGTGTAATTTCTGCTCTTAATACGGCTACCTGTGTCTCATATGAAGAGACGATCTCGCCAATTCTTTGTTGCAATGCAACAATTACAAGCTCATGCTTATCCATGTTACTCAACAATCGTTAGGGTAGCTGCTTCTGCTTCTAAAGCAGACTGTCTTGCATTTTCTCTGCTTAGCTGTGCATTAATCCCATCAATAGTATCTTGATTAGGGTTTTCCACCGCCTGCTCAGCAATTAGGCTAAGCTGTAGATTGTAACGATTAGATACGCATGTTTTAATATGCTGGTTAATCATGTTCATCTTTTCATTATCAGTTAATTCTGCTGTCATTTTAAAATTATACCACGTCTTCCGTATTTTGAATAGCTCCCCACTTACCAAGCGGGCATGATGCATGCGGAAGCTTTGTCTTTTCAGTCATAAAACATCCACACTTCTTACATGTCTTTGTAAGCTGGATCAATGAAGGACAAGAAAGACATAGGTTATACCTATAGTCTCTTGTCTCATCATCTACGTGCTCAATTTTAGGATTAATTAAATCCCAAGGACGTACAGAGTCTCCAGCATTCTTCTCTTTCCAAAGTTGCCAAGGTGACTTATCTGACATTTATGCTCCAGGTGTAGGTTCTACTGGTGCTGTAAATTCACCAGTCTCTGCATTGTACCCTGAGCCGACTGAAATATTATGTGACTCAGACGCAAGCTGCTCTGTTACATTTAGAACGAGTGGATTACTCAAAAAAATTGAGGATAGTCTTTCATCTGTATGAAGAATATCAGCAACCTCTCCATCAACAATAAATGCTAGCTTGATTGGTGGTAATTCGTTTTCTGCCATGTTATTTCTCCTTTGTTTTATATATTATACTATACTACTTAGATCCTGTCTAGCTTGGCAGGATCTGTAAATTGTCTACATAATTAGCCTCATTATAAGGGGTATGCATTTTAATAATTCCAGCTGCGACTCCAGATGTGCTAGATGATGGGGCTGACCCAGTAATAGAAAGCGTGTTTCCAATTTGAGTAGAGCCGTTAAATGCGCTAACTAATATAGAGTTTCCGCTTGTCACAAGAACTAGATTTGGAATATTAACGTATCCAGATGTGCTAGACGCTACTTGCAATGACCCCTCTTCTGATACAGAAGAGCCATTTGATTTATTTACTTTAATATAACTACTGTAGGTAGATCCAGCTACAGAAACTATTGTATTCCATGAATATGTAGTAAAATTAGTTGGAGTACTATCTCTTGTAAACCACTGTTTTCCAGTTACTGTTGTAACTGAATTTGATCTTGTGCTCCAAGAATATGTTGTTGTAGCGGTTCCAGTAGTGCTTCTCTTATTCCATGAATATGTTGTGTAAGCTGGTGATGATGCTGACCAAAGAGTACCGCTGTAAGTAGTAGTTGACTGAATAACAGTATAAAAATAGGATCCTGGTGAGCCATAACATTCTCCACATCTAAGACCAACATCTGATGGTCCGTATGGGAGTGTTCCTGTGGATCCACAACTGCCTCTATTAAATACATACGAGCCACAAAAATAGGTAGTAGATGAAGTACATCCTGTAGAACATCTTTGTCCCTCATTATTTCCATATGCAGGACAAGAGCTAAATCCACTAAAACTATCAGAGCATGTTGAAGGTACGGCTGGTGTATATACAGAGTTACATCCACAAACATCACCAGGACCAGTACCAGATGCTGGGCAACCAGTTGTATTTGATCCACCAGTCTGGTCGCATGCATAGCTTGTTGTTGTTGTAGAAGTACAGTTACAAGCTCCTCCAGGAGTTTGATTATTACTGTTCGTGCAACTTGACCCACTACTGCCTGGTTCTGTACAAGCATAGTATGTTGTTGAATAGTCAATGCAATTGCAGTATTGACCAGGACCAGTACCAAATCCTGAGGACGGGCAAGCTGTACCTACTTCAGATAATGTTGTTGAACATGCATACTCAGAACCAGACTGTGATACGCATCCACATGCATCACCAACGTTTGTTCCAATAGTAGGGCAGCCAGTTCTGTTTGAGCCACCAGTGCCAGTACAAGATGTTCCAGATGTAGAAACCTGATTATAGTATGTAGATGCTGCCCACCATGAATTTGCAGAAGTTACCCAGAATGCAACTCCATACCCACCGCCATTATTAGGATAATTAAGCCCTCCTATTATGTCATACTTGCCTCCAGCTTCAATTGCCTGCATTGGATTATCTGTGTAGTTTGATGACACAGATACCGATGAGTATGCTCTATTATTTAATACTGCCCAATAACTTCCATAGTTTGACCTGCTTGAGTCATACTGCAATCCAGTACTAGTTGTTCCTAATCCACCACTTGCGTTGGATCTATTGAATGTATCGCTCATGTCATCTACATATGCAGTAATTCCTGGGGAGTAGTAGTAGTAATGAGTAACACCATCGAGTGCAGTTACATCATCTTGTGTATAGAATCTTCTGCTAATATAGGTAAAGTCAGTTTGTGTGATTGTTCTTGGTGAAGACACTGCAGCTACTGCTAAATCTGTTGTAGTACCACTGCTTGGCACAGATGCACTATTTAAATACACAAGTCTTGTATCGACATTTAATGCATTGGAATAAGATCCTGGTGAGCCTTTGTATACGAGAGTTCCAAACTCACCTGTTCCACTTCCCTTTGTTGGGGCAGAATTTTGAGTAGGGGCAACTGGTGTATTTGTTGAGGTATTTAAAAGATATGCTGGATTTCCTAAATAGCCCTGATAAGTATTACTTACTCCAGTTATTGGTATAACCTTAAAGTCATAGCTTGTGCTAGGAGAAAGGCTGTCAATTGTTGTATTTGTGCCAGATATAACTTTACTGTAAACATAAGAAGAGTCTACACTTCTCTTATAATAAACTAAATACTTTTGTGCATTAGGAGATGATGTCCAGCTAAAAGAAATATCAGTATATGTTATTGTGCCAACTGTTATTACAACATTTTCTGGCCCGTATACTGAGGTTGAATCAGATTCATTTGTTGTAGTAGCAGATGGAGATGTTTTTGTAGCCTCGATTACAAATCTATACTTATTTTCAACATTTGGTGATACATCAGATGGACTGTCGTCTAATTGATAAGTAACAGTTTCATATGAGCCAACTGATGGATTTACTATATCTAGCCCAGAATCAATTGTGCTCCATGTTGCACCAGCATCTATGCTTTTTTCAAATCTATAGTTTAATACATCAGCATTTTCCCAGTGATAATATTTACCAGTTAATGTAATTAGCCATGAAGTTGAATTTGTGGACTGTGTAATCTCTGAGTCATCTGCTGTACTGGGAACAATTGTAGAGCTGAAGAATAGCTTCCAAGCTCCAGAAACCTTAAGATATCCCTGTGCCACATTTTTCCATACACCATCAACTTTTAATTTAATTGAAGCTATGTTTTTCCAAGCTCCATCAACCTTTAGCTTAGCTGTCAATTTATGAAGTCCAAACTAATAGCACATCGCCATTTGAGCTTCTATCTGTTAAATAAACACTGGAGTCAGCCGTAAATCCACCCTGTGTAATGGTATACATATTTCTAAGACCCCCTGAATTAACATTTGCAGTACCAGCTACTTGAGCAGATTTTGCTACCTCAACCTGTCTTCCAGACTCATCTCCAAGATATACTCTACCCCCATTTGTTGAATCTGTTGTTAATATGTTTGTTCCAGCGATAAAATCTTTTATTTGGAAAGATGATCCAGTAGATGAGATTACAATGTCTGAGCTTAAAAATATGTTTCCTCCATTAATCATAGAGATTGTTGCGCTATTACTAATTGAAATAAGAGCTCCGTCATCAGTAATCAACCAGCCATCTGTGTCAGATCCTATGTATCCAGATGTAGCATTTACCGTACCAGTAATAGTTAGATCTGTTCCGTCCCATGTCATATTCTTATCTGTTGTTCCGACTTTAAATACACCAGTGTTATACCAATAATTGTCTGTACCCATGTAAAGACCATCATTTGTACTGTTTACATTTGTTCCGATCTTCATGCTACCAGCCGACATATATCCGCTAAATTCTCCAGCTGTCGCTGTGATTGTTCCCTTAATTGAAAGATCGCCATTAGTGTCAAATGATAATATTGCGCCAGCTACTGTTCCGCCTGATCCAAATACTTCAAGAGGATTACCAGTTCCACGAATAATTACGTGCTTGCCAGAGGTTGAACCTACTGTAATTGTTGAGCTTGAGCTAAGAGTTCCAGTTGCAATCTTGTCAGCTGTTACAGTTATAATTCCGCTATTAGAAACTTTGCCAACTCTTACTGGGTTTCCTGTTGCAGCAACTGCTGATGATGCGTCACCAGCTCTATTGAAAGCAACGATTTTAATATAGTAATCAACATCATACGATATCGTTAGTGATCCATTAACAACTGTATCTACTCCTAGATAGACAGAGTTATTATTATTTGCAAAATCTAATACATCAACAAAGTTAGCACTAGGACCAGAATCTGCTGGTGTAAATGAAGAAGATGTGCCAATATAAATCTTTGCATAGTCAGACTGATTTGACTGATTTGCACCAGTTGAAGTCTTTCCATTCCAAGATACTTCAATTGCACCTAGGACTGGTCTTACCGTTGGTGTTGATGGGTCTGATGGTGCAGCTAGCTCTATCGCTGGGACTTCTACATTTTTAACAGCTGACCAATTGCTAAATGTGCCATCTTTATATTTCCATCTAAATTGAATTGGGTATGCGTCTGCTACATCCGTTAGAGCAAGGTCAGTAATAGTAACATTAAAATAGTTACCATTTTCAAATGACTCAGAGGTGTCTTTTAGCAGATCTTCATATGCCATATTAGAACCCCAGCTCTAGCCTATACTCTACATCTACTTGACGACCAGCCTGCTTTGTTAATACTGTAGACAAAACAGATCTACTTATTATTCCAAATGCTGGGTCAAATGTGTCCTCATCATTAATTCTAATTCCATCAAATCCAACAGAAGTCGTTCCGCCAGACTCTTCTATTTCTATCTTTAATTTAGATATTGTTGATTTGTCTGGTGTTCCATACGCAACAAGATCTCCAATTGAAGCAGATGCTAGCTTATATCCAGTGCCAGAAGGAACCGTAAAGTCTAGAGTGTATCCATTTCCAGTTGATGTCTCAAAGTATAAAGTTATTGCGGAAACGTAAGCATCATTCTTATAAAAAGCAATTGTTGCAGTATCATTTGCGCTGTATCCAGAGATATCTAATGTAGTGTTATAGGTATAGACATCTGCAGCCATTGTTGCCAGGCTATCTCCGATCTTTGCATTTGATGTAGTTAGAGTAGCAGTGTTTCCAACGCTATCCGTCCAATCAATTACATTATCAAAGTCTGCTAGGAACTTGCTATCATAGTTATTTGTTGTGGTTCTTACTGCTGGGTATAGACCGACTTCTGATATGACACCAGCCACATCCTGCGGAAGCGTTGTCTTATATACAACGGAATATGTAGTTGTATCATCAACTGTTCGTATGTCTGTGCTTCCAAATTCAATTGGGAGTCTATAGAATTCAAATCCTAACCTCGTATCATTTTCTGTTGCGGTAGTTGGGTCTACTCCAAATGCTAGGTCTTTTCCTAGATTAGCGATATTGCCAGCTACAAAATTAGTTAAATATCTTTTACCAAACTTAGTAATTACATTTGGTGAGCGATAGATTTCTTTGCCATCTTCATAAAATATATATGTACCTTTAATCATATTAAGCAAACGGATTGTAAATCCTTGCATCCACCCCCACTACATTTTCTGGAAAAGAAAACGAATTTCTTACCTTAATTACTGCTTTAGCCTTGCTGTTTCCAAGAGTATCCTTATATTGAGTAACTACAATGCTCTCAATATCGGAAAGATCTGGCGTATCGGTTCTAGTTAAATATTCAGAAATATCCGACTCAGTAATTGTAGCATCTGTTTTGCTGGAAGGCAATCCTGGAGCTACTAAACTTGTTGGGCTAGAGAGGGATGACGATATTGGATAGGATGGCTCTGGCTGTCCTGCTACCTGGTTAGCATCTACAATTAGGACCTTACTAGGATCCATCCATATTGATAGCCTACTGTCCTTTTTGATAATAGGCTTAGCAGCTTGAACAACTCTCGCTGCTGGTATTCTCTTATTATCTATATTCTCTAGCATCTTATCATTATATCATTTACAGAACTAAAGTGTTCTGCAAACAATACTTGTCTCCAATCCATCCTGATAGGAGTGTGATATTTCAGTAATTATAAACTTTGCAGTCTCAGAAATTCCTTGGTATGAATACTTAATTGAAATCATGTCTCCGACTGAAAGTAATGGGTTTCCAAATGTTGAAAATGAAACAAGCTTGCTTTTATTAATGACAACAGACTTTATCCAATTTGCTAGATTTTTGACATCTGGCTCTGTTTGAAGCCACTGTGACTCAAATATAACTGGCTCTTGATTTGAAAAATCTGACTCTTCATCTGTTTTATATACTAGAGTTCCAGAATCTCCAATGCTATTGCCAAATACCATCAGCATATTTGTTCCGTTATCAGCAAGTGGCACAGTTGTAGAAGTATTATTTAGAATAAAAGCCTCTGCTCCAAAACTTGAAAGCTTTGATCCAATTATATTAACTGCATCATTTTCTCCAGATGACCAACCAATAGGGAACGAAGGATTTTCAAATCTTTGCTTAACATATGCAATTTCTCTAACCACTGATCCAAATTCTTCAACGACCTTCTTAGTCTTATATGTTGATATTGCGTCAGATGCGTTATTTGAGTTATACATCAAATTCCCGTAGGCTGTATCTAGTAGATCATTTGAGAACTGGCCCTTATAAAGATTAATATCTACATCTGTGGACAGGTATCTTGCTTCATCTATAGATGCTGCATAAACATAATCAAATGCCACCTTGCCCTTGATGGACATAACTCCAATTGCTTGAGTTGGTGCTATTATTGAATTTAGTGGCTCGCCTGCAGTGTATGAATTTGTGTCAGACGCTATTATCTTAAATCCATTAATAAATACTGTTATATTAACTGCATCTCCACTGACCTTTACTTTAATATCTAGGTTATACGTGTTCCCGCCGTAAATTCCGTCAAAGATGTTTGCCTTGGCTGTCTGTGTGTCAGCTAAAACCTTAAGTCCAGAAGTAGTGGACTTGACTATGCGGACCGACTTTCTTCCTTGAGCACCAGATGATGCTGTGCTTTCTACAATTACATAGTAGCCAGACTTACCTTCATTTGATAAAAAGAATCCTAGGCCTCCAGATTGGCTTGTTTCATTTTGGGCATTGTTCATAAATATACTTGTGCCAAATGTATAATAAGCAGGAGTATATGATTTAAGTATAGCCTGAGCCCATGTTGGGGCTGAGATAGAGGACTGTGTTGATGTCGTAGTATTTACTCCATCGAAGGATTTATAAGCCACAGCAAATTCATTCTTTTTTCCGCCAGGATATGCTATCTCAAAATATGACTTAGCGCTAGTTAATTTTTGAGGATCAATACCACTTGATATAACAGTTCCGCCAAGAGATGTTGAGGATAGCTTATATTGCAATATGGTCTGGCTGTTTCCAAGCTGGCTTCCATTCTTGCCCTGTATTTTAAAGTTGTATATGCCGCCCGCTACAAGGCCCGTCACAGCCACTGGAAGGGCCGTAGCGTTGACTGTAATGGCAGAGCCTATGTTTGTACCAGAAGAATTAACCTGCTGGGCTGTAACCACGTAGGCGGGTGCATCAACGGTAGCCATAAGCTTAACACTAGTTAAAGAATCTTGCTCATAAACAAATGCTGGTCCATCTGGATTATACGTTGAGTAATTTCCATCTTCGCCTGTTTCTACGATTATTGTCATGTCCAGCTTACCGTCCTTCCGTACCATCCATCCAGCTTATATACCGCTGGATCATGCTTTACCGCAGTGGTTCCAAGAGCACCTCTTGTTTTAATTAAATATCTACCACTAGGTTTAAAATAAGATGACCCAATTGGGTCGTCTGGGTTAGAAAAACCTGGCTTAGATAAAGCTAAATACTTATTTGCATCTGCCATGCTCTTTAAGAACTGATGGGTCACTGTGCCGTCAAGCAAAACAATATCGTATCCAATTCCATCATACTCGATAATCTCAGAATCAACTAATATGTATCCAGCATAATTAAAGAATTGAAGCTGAGAGCTGTAAGCATCCAGGGAGAATATATCTATAACAAACTCTGTGCTGTTTAATTCAATGGCATTCTTGAGAGATCCTGCGCTCAGATAGTTTACAGGTGATGTCCATAGGTCAGATGAGCTTTGTGTATAATTAGATACAATTGGTGTGTGCCATAATACCTGTACACTATTTGCAGATGCAATATCTTTCTTTGCAAAATCAGCAATATTTGGAAGGGTATCTCCATCTTGATCATATGTAAATGTCCAGACAGAAGATCTTCCGTCCTTATCATATAAATAGTCTCTGCTGTAGAACTGGAGGACATTGTATTCATCCATTACAGCATTCATTTGTATGTCTCTACATAAAGCTTGAATAGCTTCCCATGCTGTGGTTCTATTGTCCGTCCACCAATATATAATTTGTGGAACAGATGTATCATTTGCCTTCAAGTTAAATTTATAGTTTGTAAATCCAACGGAGTCTAGTAGATTTCTAAGAATCGCTGTTACTGGAAACTTCTCGCAAAGCAAATCTGGGCACAGGGTATCCATCAAATATTTTGTAGAATCGAGTCCAGTTACTCTTGTGTATCCATGCTCATCAATAGTAAAGGAGTCTGCATAGTAAACTCCATGTGGTGTAATATCATACTTAGATCCAGTTGACCCAAGGGCTCCATTTTCATGGTATGTCTTGATATAAGGAACAATCTCAGCATTCTTTGTCATGTAAATTAAAGAAGAGTCAAATGATGTGCTTTCTCTATTATATTCAATTATTTGTAATGCAGACTGATCGTACTTTGCTAATCCAATTTGAAGAGAGTTTGATGTAACCTTTCCAACTGGCAAGATATCTTCCGATGAAGAAGAAGATTCCTTTTTAACTGAGAATGATGCTATGTCGGAAGAAATATCCTTTATCCATCTAGCGGATATCTCTATAACTCCTACATACTTTCCTCCGCCTGGATTCGTAGCGGTAACACGAATTGACTTAATGGAAAGAGGTATATCAAAAGATAGGGTATTTTGATTTACCTCTGCACCGTCTACTGCAGTCCATGATCCACCAGATAAATATATATAAGCATACCCACTAGTTGGTGGGGTGCCAGCATTAACAACTGTTACAGTTGAGTTATCTGATTTTGTAATAACTACTGTATACGCAGAAGGTAATGCGTGAAACTTTTCAAACTTGACTATAATCTTATTTACAAGAGCTTCTTTATTGCCAGCAGGAATATCTCCAGTCTTGCCAGCATTTGACCATGTTGTTGAAGTTTGCTTGTATTGTACAGTTAGATCTATATTTGTATCTTTTGCGCCAATCCAATATTTATAATTAACGCTTATTCCTGGGTAGTACACTCTAGCTTTTGAGTCCGATCTGCTTGATCCAAAATAATCAACAGTTCTATATGGAGTGTATGACGCTGTGTCAGTTGAAGACATAACATAATATTTAGCACCAGAATAAACTGGTCTAAATGGCTTTACGATTGAATCTACTGGGAATAGCTTCTTGAATGGATTAGCGGTGCCTGTTGGCCAATCTGTAATCTTGCTAATATATGTGCTATCTGATGTTGCTGACGTTACTGTAATCCCGTCTATAATTGAATTCATATTTAATTCTAGGGTGCAGCCAAGGGAAGTCTTTACAGTTGTTTCATTCTTATAGATATTCTTAAGATTATCAGAGGAGGTTAGCATTATACCTCTTCCAATGACATTGACACATTATAGTGAGCTTGAACTCCACGCTTTTGAAGTACGGAATTAAATGATGTGAATACAACATTGTACTCTTCGTATCCCGAAGACTCCTGATTTGTTCCGTCTTTTGCGTAGTTTATTCTAATTCGGAAAGAATCTCTTCCTTCTGTACTCTTATAAAATGTTTTTAAATCTTCCGCTCCCCAATATCCATCTACAGTAAATTCTCTGTATGCTGGAAGTAGATCCCAAGAAACATCAAAGACAGCCTTATCAGCTACAAAATGCTTTCTTAGTGTTCCATTTGACATTCTTTGTGCATTTTCAATACGGTTATTACCCTCAGTAAACTCTGATCTATTATGCTCTGAAACCTTATTAAACTGAAGGGTTGTTACAGGTGGGTTAGCCAATGGATCCTTTGCCTCGATTTGAAGCAATGTTCCTTTAGGTAGCGTTAAATAGCTCATATTCTCTTGACCCCAGGCTTTCCTTCTGCTGCAAAATTAACATCCTTGATATTCTTCATAGCAGTAATTGTCTTTCTTGTCACAACCTCAGAAAGCTGCTCCATGTTCATATCTGTTCCGCTAATATTATTTATAATTGTTATTCCACCCATTTTACCATTTGATGAATTATTAGCAAGGCTTACTGAGTTAGATGCTAAATTATACATTGGCATATTAAACTTATGGGTTGGAATTATGTCGGCTGTCTGATTAAACTTAATAATCTCTGGGCCATTCTCTCCTACAAGGGCAACTGTTCCAGCCATTCCACGCATGCCGTTCCACCCCTTTGCCTTAGGAGTCATGCCCTTCTTTAATGTTTTTCCAGGCTCTTGATCTGTTCTATATCTAACACCAGTATTTGTTACAACATACTCTATTCCATTTTGTGTAACAAGTCTGTTTGCGATAGCCTTTGTTTCAACCTGTCCAGTTGTTGCAGATACGGTTGTAGTAGTAGTCTTTGGGCCATCTGTAACCTTTTTCCCAGTAAATGTTTCAACTGCTAATGTAAACGCATCTACTGCTTTATCAAACTTTGTTCCAGCCTTTGCGAGAGTCAAAGTTTCACTAGAAAGATCTGAGAATATTCTTTGGTATGGCTTACCCATATCATTTAAGTCGGAAGGACCTGGTGCAGACTTTAATCCACCAGGAGAATATTTCTTTTCCATTTCCATTGCTGCTGCCTTAAGGCTAGCATTCGAGCTAGACTTTGCATTGTTTAATACAGCTGCAATTTCTTTTCCAGCTTCCGCTGTGTACTTACCGCCATGCTTTGCAATTATAGAAGCTAGCTCGCTTGAAAGAGCTTCGGCCTCAGCTGCTACAGCTGCCTTATTTTCTGATGCGCTTTGTGAGGATGCAACTGCTTTTGCTACTGAGTCTTTCTGATCTTGTAGTCTTTGAATCTGATCCTCAAGCTTCTTAATATCTGCGTCGTACTTATCGTTAATAGACTGACGAGCGAGCTCTCTTTGTCTATCGGCAGAAAGCTGTTCTATTGAAAGCTTTTCTTGTGCAGCTTGAGCCAAGTTACCAGTAGCGAGTGCTTGCTGATATCTAATTTGAGCTTGCTTAACCTGTGTTTCAAAATTTTGTGACTTCTCTTGAATATCAAGTATTTCAAGTCTCTTGTCTCTTTCTTCCTCAAGCTTATCAATTAATTTCTGCTTAGCCTTAATCTGATCATCAATTGATTGTGAGTCCTGCTTAGCTGCATTATTTGCAGCCTTTGCAGCCTTATCAGCAGCAGCTCTTGCAGCAACAGCAACCTTTCCGATTGATGTCTGCTTATTAATAACTTTAGTAGCAGACTCACTAACTCTTTCATATCCAGCAGCAACATCAACAGCCTGATCTGGTGTGAGTAGCCCTATATCAACTGTTGTGCTTAATCCACTTAAGTAAAGTCTATACTTTGCAAATACACTTAGAATTGTCTCTGCATTTCCAAGCATTGAACCAAGTGCTAGGTCTTGGCTCTTAAGCAATGTCAATGTATTTTGATCCATTGGAAGAGTAGCTGTTTTTGTTGCCTTTAACTTTTCAAAAGTTAGCTCTAATGACTTTGCCTGATCAACAACTTGTCCATCAACCTTAGTTCCTACAAGAGACTGTCTATATGACTCAAAGCTACTAATTACATTATCTAGTCCACGCTGAAACTCTTCCGCATTAAATGTTTGTGGGTCTGAGAGCTGCTTTCCAAGCAATGACAATGAGTGTGTGGCAGCGCTTGACTTATCTATGATGGACTTAAATCCCTTTGATGATATGGCTGAGAATGCTTGGTTTGCCTTATCTGAGGCTGAAATAATTGTATAAATCTTATTTGTAGCTTCTTGAACGCTCATGCCCATTGCAACAAACTGAGCCTTCATTGAAGATGCTAAATCTACAACCTTGCTATCGTCTGCCTTATTAAAGATTGATACTGTTTCTTTTGCATTTTTCTTAGCAGATGCAATGCCTTCTTTAAGCTCCTTGATTGTTAAAGTTAATCCAGATACTCCAGAGCCACTGAATGAATCGTAAGCTGTCTCAACCTTTGCCTTGCTTAGCTCAAGCTGCTTATTCATTTCCTTAATCTTATCTGATATACTTACATACTTTAAGCCAACTTCAGCAAGGGCTGACTTTGTTCCTCCGTACATTGCACGATTTACTTCACCTGCATCTTCTGCGCTCTTTCTCCACATTTGAAGACCCTTAACCATCATGAATAAGGATCCGATAACAGCTCCTGGTATTGTTAGCCTACCGAGTATTGATGCAACCTTAGTTAAAGTAGGTAAGAATCCTCCAACCATCTTAAGTCCTGATAGCATTGGAAGAATATTAGAGGCAATCATAATTGCTGTTCCAGCACCACCACCGACTGCCTGGCCAGCTGCCATTCCAGCCATTCCAATTCCCATTTGAGTGCCTAGACCCATAGTAGGAAGGCCGTTACCAAACATGCTCTTACCATATGAATTTTTTAGACCAGCTCTATAAGCTCCAACTGCTCCACCAGCATTGTAACCAGGAACCATTCCACCCTTATTTAGATGAATCATTCCTCCACGATTTCTCATGGCTCTTGAACCAGTTTTTCTAATAGCTGCGCCTATTGGATCAAAACCAAGCTGCAATGACTTAAGAAGTCCGAATGAGCCACCTCTTCTTACGAGTGGCATTCCTACGTTTGTTTTTCTTCCAGCATGTGGTAAGAACTTATCTGGGAACTTAGAAGTATTTGGATTTCTATCCACTAGCTGTAATTCATCTATTGGAATATGAGCATAACTTAACTTCTTGCCATCTCTTTGTCCAGCTGGAACAGCTTGTCTTTGTGTTTCATAAGACAATCCATGCTCATTGGAGGTTATTGCTCTAGTAGCCTCATGTCTTATTTTAAATGGCTTCTGACCAGGAACCTTGACTATAATATTATTTTCATTCTTTGGATCAGCAGCAAACTCTATTTCTTTTCCATACTTAGATGAAAGAGTAGATATTAGTGCACTTCTTCTTTGATCAATTGTTCCTTCTCCAGGGAATGAGAATCTCATTGCACCAGTGCTGGCTAGTACCTTTATTGCATCTTTAGATAGGCCCGCCTTTAAGTAAGCTGCAGTTAAATGCTTTCCAAATTGCATTTCAGTCAAAGGATCTTGAGGGTTGCCGATTGAAGATGACAATGAGCTTAATATAATGCTCTTTTGATCATCAGTGATTGATCCATAGCCAGCTTTACTCATTAACCTACTAGCCATATCAAAGGCACCTGGCTGAGAGAATTCAGACAAGAATGCTGCTCCAGGTATTCCTCTTCCACCACGTGTTGTTAAATTAGATTGACCATGCATCATTGGGTATACAGAATTCTGTAACATTGGGATGCTAATTCCTGCATGCTCCAAGAGAGCCATTACCTTATATTGCTCGCCTCTGCCTAGCTTAGATGCATTGTTTAGTGCATCATAAACGCTTGTGTTATCCTTCTTTATAGCACCATTAGAACCAATATTATATCCTGGTCCAGTAGAGCCAGAACCATTAATTGCTTGAAGCAATGGCAGGTTAGCTCTTGTTGATTTAGCATTTACAACAAACTCTCCAGGAGTAAGCATAGCTGGAACAACATCTGCATTTACATTTGGGCCTGGAACAATGTTGCCATCATTTAGTGTATAGACATATCCACCACTATTCAATCTCTTTGGCTTAGTTGTTTCGATACTATAACCACCACCAGAAGTTCTAACGCCAAGAGCTCCTGCAATTTTATTAACTAAAGTAGAAGTAGAGGACTTATGGAAAAGCTCCTTCATATTTGACTTTCCAGTCTTTGGATCAATAACTGGCTGTGATGTCAATGGAACTGTTGTGAGATTTGCCACTCTTCCTTGAGAAATTGCTACAGCTTGTGTTGTTTCAACAATCATTTTTTCTACAGCTATATTTAAATCAATAATCTTTTGTCTTGCGACATCAACCTTTATTTTGCCTGCCTGTAGATCTGCGACAATAAGAGATGCTTCTTGTGCAGCACCAGTTGTAATGTTAGTAATCTGTGGAAGAAGTGCTTGATAAGAAGCTGAGAGCTCTGATGTAATGGCACCAGTTGAAGCAACCTCCTTCTTAAGAACTGCAATTTCTTCCTTTGACTGCATTGCTAGGGCACCAGTCATAGAGTGCCACTTTGCAGCTTCCGCTGCAACTACTCCAACCGACTTGCCCTTTCTAGCTGTGACATTCTCAAATAAAGGCATGTCATCATTCATATAAACCTGCGGTGTTGCACCAAGATTTCTATTCAATGGAATTGGATTTGGGACCATTCCGAATATAGTCTGATTCATCTTCTGCTGTTCTGTCATTCCAGAAACAGGGTTCATGTGTGCGCTTGCTCTACTTCCAGCTGGACCAATTAATGGGTGCTCTGGGTTAGCAACTCTTGATGCGCCTTGAATAATTGTATTACCTTGTACTGTAGATATAGTTGGCTGTACTGATACGCTACCAGATGCGGCTTTTTGCTGAAGGATTGTTAACTGATCATTTACACCCTGAAGAGCTGCCTTGAGAGCAAGTGCTGCCTCTGCATCGCTATAGAATGTCTTCTCAATTAAATCTCCAGCCTTTTGAGCTGCTACCATCTCTGGTGTTAATAATTTAAATCCTTCTCCACCCTTAAAGAGTGCCTTGAAGTGACCAATTCCCTTGATAATATATCCAAAGAAGTTTGCAAACACACCAGTTAACATAATAAGTGGACCAGCTAAAGCTGTAAATCCACCAATAATTGTAATAATATTTTTAAGAGGCTCAGGCATCTTATTAATAAAGTCTAATACCTTATTAACAACTCCGATAATACTTGTTCCAATAGTAAGGAACTTATCTCCAACTTCCGCCATGTTTGCCTTGAGCGTTTCTAATGCTCTTGCATACTTACCTGCTGCCGACTCTGTTACTTGCGCTAATTCTCCAGTTGCTATCTGCTGAAGATCTGCTGAGCTTGCCTTCATCAAATCAAGAACCTGAAGTGTCTGGCTTCCTTGCTTTCCAAGATTCTCAAACAATGCGTTCATTCTTGAGAACTGGAACTTACCAAATAGCTGCTCAATAGCCTGCTGCTTTTGAAGCGGATTAAGCTTATCTAGTGCCCCCTGTAAATCTAATAATGTCTGCGTTACATTGCCAGCATTATTATTTACAATTCCAAGCAAGTCTATTCCAAAGCTCTTGAATTGTCCTACTGCAACCTTAGTTGGGTTAATGAGAGAAGCAAGACCAGACTTTAATGCGTTTGCACCTTCTGTTGCATTGATTCCGCCTTCACGCATTGCTGTTAGGTATAAAGCTAAGTCTTTTACATCTCCGCCAAGACCCTTTACTACTGGGCCAGCTTTTGGAATCGCTTCAACTAAGTCAGAAAGGCTTGTTGAGGTTTGGTTTTCAACTGCGTTAAGAAAGTTAATTGATTGAGAAAGCTCTTCTGTATTTTGCTTAAATGCGCTTTGAATAGCAAGAGTTGCCTTCATAGCCTCTTGCCTATCAACTTCACCAAGTACTGAAAGTCTAGTTGTTTCTTCTACCGATCTAAGTAGTTCATTTCCAGTCTTACCAGTTGCTGCAATATCTGCTGCAAGAGCAATAGTATCTTTAAATGAAACGCCCATTGATGCAGAAAGCTCTTTAGCTGTCTGAGATACATCGTCTCTAACCTTCTGAAGGTTTGTCGAGGAAGTCTTTGAAAGATCTCCGTAAACCTTAGTGAGTCTTGTTAATTCTTTATCTACTTCTCTAAATGCCTTTGCAGCTGCCATTCCGAAGCCAGCAATTGGCACAGTAAGTCCAACTGTAAGCTGTCTACCAGCCCACTGAGTATTCTTACCCCAGTTAATTAATTGAACTCCGCCATCTTGCACAACCTTGTTATAGATCTGCATTTCAGTTCTAGCAAGCAGCGTCTTATTCTTTATATTATCCAATCCCTTTGGGACATGGACATTAAACTTCATCATGCCATCGGCTGCCTTGCCTAATGGCTGTACTACTGCATTTTGTAATGCTACTTGCTGCTGAGCGAGATCTCTAATTAAACCGCCAGAGGTTCTGGTATGCTCTTGCCATGTCTTAAAATAATCACGTAGCTTGAGCTTACCAGAATCCAGCTGTTTTCCAAATTTTTGTACATCATCTGAAACAGTAACAAAGTGTGTAGAGAATTGACCAGTTGCTCTAAGAGTATCTCCTAGCGCCTTCTGTGCTGCATTTGCTTGTGATGCCAATGCTGTATTGGTCAAAGCAACTTGCTGCTTAAATTTAGCTAATGCTGCCGAGGTTCGTTGCACATCTGCAATCAAACCTGAAAAGTCGGACGTTGCAACTATATTCGTTACAATTTGTTCATCAGCCATATATTATTCTATACCCCTTGGTATCCTAGGCCCATTCCAATTCCAAATCCTTCACCCATTGCAGTACTGCCTTGTAGTGAAACTATGTCATCTGATCCTGCATTGATTCCCATAGCTTTTCTTTGAATATCTTCGAAGGTAGGACCCTCCTCTTCTGTTGTTTCATTTAAGTCAACACCTTGAAGTGATGCCAGGAATCTCCTTTTATCATCTTCCGTCTTCTGCATTGCCTTAAACGTTTGTATCAGCTCTGGCATGGATAAGTTTTCTTCTAACTCTTCGTAATTTTTCCAATTACCGAGCAAGAAGACCTCACCCTCTAAAGCGGCTAAATCTAGTTCTGACCAGCCAGAACCGCTGCCGCTAGAAGGTTTGGGTCATCCATCTTGATGCCTCCACAAACTTCTAGAATTCTATTGATTGTTGGAACATCCAATAGATCTTCAAACGCATCTCTATCCTTAACAATTTCTGGCAGCTGCTTTTCTAATGCTACTGCACATGCGTTAATAAGAATATCGAGAGTCTCATCTTCTGTTTCTGCTGAGCCAGTCTTATTGATCTCAACCATGAATTTTCTTAGTTCTTTAATTGATAGTGGTTTTAGCTTTACGACTGTTCCATCCTGTAATGGAATCTCTTCTGTATCGTATACTGTAGTTGCCAATTTATCCTCCTAGGATTCGTCTTAATTATTATAACAAAGAGATGTTACTAATACAAACAGAAAACCCCCATTTCTGGGGGCTTTCCTATATTTAATTATTATTAAATTATGCAGATGCTCTAAAGCGGTCTACGATCTTACCGTACTCTGATCCAGAATATGTTGCATCTGGGAGAAGACGGAAAGTAACTGGGAATGAAGTTGGTGTATTACGTGCGAGTGAGAACTGTGACTGCTGTACAGAAAGCACACGACGACCATAATATACACGCTCTGTATTTGGAGATGTCGCTGTTGGAGCTGGTCCTACTGCGATGAGCTGACGCTCTGTTGGAGCCTCAAGGAGAGCTCCACCTGCAATATTAAGAGTTTCGTTTCCTGTTGCTGAAAGTGTTCCAGAACGGCTGCTTGACTTCTGACCGAAAACAGTCATAACGTTAAACAATGTACCTTCTGAGAGCTCTGTTGCGAGCATAACTTCCATTGACTCCTTGAACAGCTTAGCTGTATCGAGGAGCTGATCTACTGTTACTGAACCGTATGTTGGGTTGTAAGTAATCTGAAGACCGTTGTTTGTAAATCCAACGTTTGTGTAACCATTTGCTACAGTTGAACCAACAACTGCTGAACGAAGATCACCGTTTCCATCGACTGCAGAACCATTTGAACCTGTTGCGAATGAACTGAGTCCTGTTGGGTCTAATACTGCATATTCGCTATCTGTTGAATCTAGAGTAGTAATATTAAGCGGTGCTGCACCGATAATAATATTCTTAGCATTAAATGCCATTTTAACCTCCTGTTAAAATATTTCTTTTATTTCAAAATTTTGGCTGGCTAGGCCCTTTCCTCTAGTATAATTTTAAGCCATAAATGGCACTAAAGCAAACTAGGCAAATCTGCCAGAGCCGTCAGTAATTCTTGAGTATTTAACCTCAAGGACTACATCTGATGAGAGGAATCCAGCTAGTTCTTTTGATGGCTCAGTTGGGGATATATCTGCCACATAGATACTATGGAATTTAAATCCTGAAGGAAGGCTTGTGTCTGCATTTACTTCCTTTGCAGTAACATCCATTCTTCTGAATATATCGATCATCGCATTTCGAATCTCATTTATCTCTGAGAAGTCTGTCGCAAATATTGTAAACAGGACTTGCTCATTACATATTAGCCAGTTATCGTCATAGGACATTCCTACCTTATCGTAGATAATATGCTTCTTCCCGCTCAAATACTGGTTGAAGTCTGGAGATTGTTGTACTGGTATTATCGGAATAAATGTATCTCCGAGGGAATCTGAATAATAGTCTGAATCATTCATGACCTCAAGGTCTAAAAGGTTATTCCATAAGAACAATCTTAAATTATATACTGCATCTTTCTTGTAATCAGCCATTATATTCTACCTCCGAATGCTGAAGATACAGCCATGTCTGCCTGCGAAGCTAAGCTATTAGCAGAAAAGCTGTAACTAACTTTTTTAATATTTACTGGAAGCTTCATAGCCTGTGTTAATGAGCTGTTAAATAATCTATGTACGCCAGACTTTTTAATTGATAGATTAACTAAATTACCAGTAAAAAATAATTTATAAGCAACCTTATAGGATCCAGTTGTAGCATTGCCACCAGGCCTTAGAACGGTCACTGAAGCCCCTTTGGGCATGAAAACAGTATAACCACCCTTGGCTTCGAATACGAGCCTCTCAGAGGCCTTAGGAGCGATTTTAACGGGGTCTCCCTTTTCCATCACAAAAGCTTTCTTAATAAATACATGTCTATTTTTTGTGCTTCTTGAAGGAACAAATGTTTTAGAGTCTAGAAAATCTGTAGTAATATTAAATGATAGTCCAGATGGCTTATTTAAATACAACTTAAATAATCTATTATTTTTATTTCCAGTTTTCTTCCATTCGTAAACATGGTGAAACTGCTTAGGTTTAATTCTTGCCTGAGCATCTAAATAGAGGCCGAAGTCTTTTTCGATTTGCTCAAATATTACTTTAGAAAATGCATTTTGGAATTGTTTATTCTTTGTTATTTTTGCAACAACATTAGCTTGATAAAATATAGCAGCAGATATCTGTGCAACCGTACTATCCTTTAAATGACTTCCTGGCTTGGATGTCATTAATGGCTGTAGTCTACTTGCTGCAGAAAGCAATAATGCGCTAGATTCCAATTTGCTGATTCTCCGATCTCTTAGCGGTTGTGTTATATGCAATAACTCCGCCAAATGGATCAGTTACTGGGGTAACTCCGACTACCTCAAATACGGTTGGTGTCTCTGATGGGTAGTCAAGCTCAGTCCAAATATGGACTCCATCTTTTGTTCTTATATTGGTAATCTTATGCCTTATGTTTAATTTGTTAACAGTTCTAATCTGAATCATCTGATCATTGGTATAGCGATTATTAAATTCCTGCCTGTCGCTTCCTCTTGATGATGTAGAGTTGCTAATAATGCCTTTTGCAAAGCAGTCTACAGATCTATCAAAATTCCATTCTTTCTTAATGGAGCCAGTTGAAGGATCTTGTGTTTCAGATTGGGAGTATACATCCAATCTCATAGGCAATAATGATTCGATTATATCCATTAAATTGCTACCATGCTGGTAACAACATAAGGTGACAATAGCTTGTCTGCGTAGAGATTACCAGTTCCATTTTGTGCAGCTCCAGTATATTCAAACTTCCAGTCAAATGCGCTGATGCTCTTAACATACTTGTTTCGCCACTCTGTATCTTTTTCAAAGAATTGCTTCATTAACACTATACAGGCTTCTTGAATATCAGAAGGAACCTTTGACCAACCGAATCTTCCTTCCACTGTATATCTGTATCCATCTCTAAAACTACTTCCATCCCCACGATCATAAATTGTAGGAGGAACCATTCCGTTGGCTGTGTATACAACATTATCTGTCAGCTCTTGTCTATTTACACGAATTCCGTAGCCAGACTCTGATATAACTGGAGAATAGACCCAGTTGTCTACATCATTAATATTGTCTACTAGCAGTACATCATTTTCGTATAGCTTGTGAATTGAATTTATCTTGTATGGTAGAGGAAGGATATCTGATCCAAATCCGTATACGACCTGCTTGTCATCATACAGATAAAATGATTGCTCTGTGAAATCTTCAATAAGCTTACGAGCATATCTTTCCGCTAATTGCATTTCGTAATATGTTTTATAGTTAGGGTCAGACGGATCTGTACCGACATTCATCTGGTCCCAGGCGTCTGAAAGATTTACATATGGTGTTACTACATCTACGTACTGGGAGTGTGAGGCTTCAGTACCATCTACCTGATACTCCCAGACGATCTTAAACGTTCTGTTTCTTTGACAAAACTGAAAGGGAATTACTATCTGGTACGTTCCCTCATCGTTGTCTAATTTGGTGGCAGTAATTACATCTAGGTCATCAGTAGATAATACTAATGGATCTAATGTTTGATCTCCAGTCACATCATAAATTGTTGCTGTTACAACATCATCATCTGCTGCGATAATTTCTCCGCCCCAGAATATCTTTGTTTTAATTGGTGCTGTTTGATCTATGTAAATTTGTGCCATTTATTGAGATTTAGTGGTAAAACTCCTGGACCTCATTTGGGGTAGCCAGTCTAAATCCCTCCTCCTTATCAAAAATTGCTTGTGCATCATTTTTACTCATAGCAACGAAAGGATGCTCTTTTGTAAAAGTAAAGCCAATAATATCATATCTAAAATTAGCTCTAGTCATCTTGACCAAAACTGTGTCTTCTGGGCTCAACTCTTTTTGTGCCTTTGGCTTGATCTCATCTTCGAGATCTTCCTCTTCTTCACGATCAAGAGTCTTTTCATAAATTGTCCAGCTAACACCTTCATCAGCCAATGCTGCAATAATGTCTGCCTTATTCTTTAAGCCTTCTGTATCTACGCCGAAGTCTTCTGCGACCTTTTTTAACTCTGAAACCTTAAGTGTTTCAAATGACATAATTTCTCCTTAGTCTAAGTTCTTTAATTATAGCATTGATAAATTAAAATGAAAAGCCCCCGAATTTCTTCGGGGGCAATTCTTTGGTATTTAGCTAATTAATTAGCTAGCAACCTTAACGTTCTTAACAACGACCCAGGCATCTGCCTGCTCGATCTGAACACCAACACGGGTATAGAGTGTATACTCGATTGAGTCCTTACGTGGCCAGAAGAAGCGGTAGACTGTAACGTCACGCTTGATACCAACAACAATGTTGTTAGGGAATGTCAAGTGGATGTCACCGTGGCTGCCTGTCTCTCCTGAGTAGTCGCCGTCCTGTGTCTCGTTGAGAAGTGGGACTTCAACAATTGGAATACCGAATGCATATGGTGCAACGTAACCAGCTGGGCCACCAAGTGGCTGTACATCGCCACGGATGATGCTTGAAGCAATATCCTGTGGGATTGTCTGGTTTGTTCCGATGCTGTTTGCATAGAGGAAGTCCTGGATAAGGTTTGATCCTGCAAGGAAGCGAAGGTCTGTGCGACGCTGCTTGTACTTACGTGGAAGTGCCTTAAGTGCTGAGTTAAAGATTGCACGTGATACTGCAGCTCCGCCAGCGTCTACGACGTGACCATTAGCCTTAGCCTTCTTAACAACACCATCAAATGACTTATAAAGTGCATCTGATGTAAGAGCTGTATTACCATTGAGGATTACATCTTCAATGTCGTTACCTGCCTGTGTTGCCATCATTCGTGCGATGTGATCTTCTAGATCTGGACCCTCGATATTATCTTCGAGTGACTCTGTTGAAAGCTCCCAATCTAAACGGAGCTTCTTTGTTGAGAGAGAAATCTTGGAGAATGTGACTGCAGAGTTAGCTGCTGTGTCATCACCTTCGGTTGCAAGCTTCATAAGCTTCTCACCTACGCCAATACGATCAATCTCGGTTGTATCTGACTTCATACGAACTGTACGAGCGACCTTACCGATTACGGTAGCGTCGAACATATAGTCTAGGAAGCGAGCTGACTGCTCTGGGTTAAGCAAACCGCCGTTACCCTCAGCACCAACATGGATACCTGTTGTAGAATCTGCTGATCCTGACATAGAACCTGTTGCTGTTGTGTTTGCTGCGATTGTTTTTTCTAACATTTCATTGCTCATTATTTTTTCACCTACCTTATTTGACTAGTTCATTTACGGAACCGAGGAAAGAACCGTTCCATCGTGATTTTTTGATTGTAACTTCCTGAGATCCGCCAAGATCTAAGGACTTCTTAATTGCTGTCTCTGCTTCAACAGCATCGACACGCTTCTGGACACCATCAATGGTGCCTCTTATATCTTCAACAGCCTTGCTAAGAATAGCATGCTGTTCTGCCAACTCTGTAAATCGGCTATCAACGCTCTTGCTGAATGAATCAACAGTAGTTGTGATAGCTCCAACCTGCTCTGCATTTGCAGAACTAGCCTTACTAAGAGTCTCTGAGAAAAATACCTTTAGGTCGCCAAGCATCTTTGCAAAATCAGGTTCATCAACCTCAACTTCGGATACGTTGGCTGCTTTTTCCAGAGTTTCGGCAGGAGCGTCTTCAACAACTGGAGCCTCTTCGACTGCAGGTGTTTCTTCAGCAACAACTGTTTCTTCGACAGCTGGTGCTTCTTCTACGGCAGTAACTTCTGCTACTACGTTTTCTGTATTTTCTGACACTGTATTACCTCCTTCTGCGTTTGCCTGTTTTGCAATTGTTTGTGCAGGCAACGATAATCTTGATCTGAATGAATCAAGAATTCTATTTATTTCTTTGCTCTTATTAACATCATTACTCTCAACCCAACCAATTAATTCTGCTGGCTTACCAGTGATTGGTGAATCATATGCGGAATCCTTAGAGATAAATACCTTATCTGATTCTTCGCAATAAAAAATATTTTCTGTTTGTGTCTCTGCTGCAATTCCCTTGAATACGAATTGTCCGTTCATCTTTTGAACCGATAGGATGTTACATAGTTCATTTGCTGGTGAGTCTACGATTGATAGCTCCATCAAAGCATACTTCTTAATAAATCTAACTGCCTGTCCTGTTGACTTGTTTACTTCGTTATCTGACTCTATAATCTTTCCGCCGATTGAGAATCCAGTTAGAGTTCCGTCAAGAACCTTTTCCCAAGTATCCTGTGCACCCTTTGAAACATATGCATCTACATAAACGCCATTATAAAATTCACCAGTTGTCTGATCATAGAAAGTTTCTGGTCTGAATGAGATCATCTTTCCAACAGCATTAGATCCATGCATCTCACGAATGTTTCCACGGAAATTTTCAAATGCTTCGAGACTTGCTTCTGCTGTTACAAGGTCTCCAGTTTGATCAACGTTGTCCAGGGTTGCGAATCCAGACACAGTTCTCTTCTCACGATTAACTTTTGTAAATGGGACGGAAAGAGTAATGTCGTTTCCGCTTGAAGACCATAATGATTTCTCGATGTTCATATCCTTAATTTTATTACGCTATATATAAAAAGGCAAATAGTAGTCGATTGCGATTAATCGACTTGACTACCGTCACCCTTTGCATTTCTTCCTTCACCAGAAATATCTGGCGATGTGGCTTCTCTATCCTTGTCTCTTGTTCTTGAATTATTAGCTTGGGCTCTTATTTCCGCCTGTGCCTGTGGCTTTAAATCAACTGGGACATCTCCACCATCTAGTGGGATCATGCCCTTTCTAATTCTAACCTCATTAGGGACAATGACCTTCATTCTCAAATATCTTTCATCAATCTTAGACTGAGTATCCTCGTCTGTGAGTGTCAATTCATTGAATTTAAGAGAGAGGGCATCTGTCTTTTCGCTAAATATATTATTAATCTTTTTCTCAAGAATCATCTGAGCTGGTCGGCAGACCTGCTCTTTAAATGTCTTGTCAGCATCTCTTGCAACTGCTAGATTTACTCCCTCTGGAGTACCAATTTTATTAATAGGAACACGATGAGCTAAAAGAATTTGATCACGGTTCATTAAGTGGTACTTTGTAAATGAAGACTCTTGAGCTCCTGACTCAATTGGCTCCATTTTGAATTCTGACTTCTCATCTGGTTTATCTGCTGGAAGCGGAATATATAGAGATCTATGATTCTTGCCCTTTAGTCCAACCTGGAAAAATTCTAGAAGCTTTCTTTCTGACTCTGGTGAAAGCTTTGCTCCCTTTACTGTGATAATATATCTTGGAACCGCCTTATTTTCAAAGTAGTCCAAGTTATACTTTCCTGCAAATTCATTTCCAGCTAAAGCATTCTGTGCAGCAATAATATCTGGTACACCATAGTAGTTATTCTGTGGGGTGTACTTCTTAAGATGAATAATCTCATTAGGTCTATCTAGTCCGCCAGCAATTGGATTAGGTGTGTCCTGATCTCCGAAGTTTCTAAAGAATACAGCCTTGCCATAAAGCAATTGAACAAATCCATCACGTAGTCTTCTAATACGCATTGTCTTTGCAGGGATATGTCCGATATATCCGATACCACCATTTGTTGTTCTTCCAATTTCAATAAAGCCATTACCAGTTGCCTCAAGGTCGGTATAAGCCTTAATTAAAGTTTCAGTAAAAGTCTCTTCTTCATTTGTAGATTCAAGCCAAGCCTCAAGATCTTGTCTTAGCTTATTTAGCTTTTTGCGAGCTCTCTCTAATTGCTTCTCATCTGCAATGGAATCAAATGCATCATTTGTTCTCTGTGTTTCAACAAAAGAATAACCTAGGCCAACAATATTTGAAACCTTTGCATTAATCGCTGCATAGTTGTATGTAGAAATCTCATATACTTTTGAAAGGTACTCAAGATTATATGGTGGCTGAACAAGGTCAAACATAGCATAACCGCTAATTGCTTGAGCTAATAAATTCTGCTGGGTGCCTGCTCCATCTACACCATTAAATGCCTTTGTGAATTCACGTGACATCTTGCGTCTAAAAGCTGGGCTTAATCCATGAAGCTTTTGAAGATCCTCTTTGCCCATATTAAATGGGTCTGTTGAGATCTCATCCTTAACAGTATTGAACTTATTCCAGTCATCAACATTGCTAAGCTGGATCATATCGTCTTCTTTGTCTTCAATAAATTCCATGGCTAGTTTTGCCCTCCGCTTTTAAGAGCTTTCATCTCGTCCTTATAGTTTCCAATATCAAATGGATCTGGTACGAGTCCCCACTCTAGTCTTTTCTTTTGATACTCAAATTCTTCATCATCAATTTTTCTTTTGCCTGGAAGGAACTTGGGCTGACCGTCATCTATTCCGTAGCCACGAACTGCTTCTGCTAGCAAGGATATTCTTTGCTTATTGCCAATCTTTGAAGTAATTGATAGATAGTTTCCATCATCGTCACCAATCCAGCGTCCATCTGGCATTTCCCATACGTATATGCCAAGCGTAGTCTCATCGTCAATTACCTGTTGATTTATTTTTTGAATGTCCATAGATATACATTCTACCATTCTTCTCTATACAAGTCCAGATTTTGTCACGTACGATGACAGAATTATACGTTTTGTACAACTATCCAGTCATTATTATAGGCTTTAACTGGGCTTTCTGTCAGCGTAATTGTCGCATCTTCAACCAGCACAAGGCTGTTTCCAGTGTATGCATTGTAATGATCCTGCGTGTCCTCTAAAGAAAACTGGTCTTCATAAGTAGCTATATTCTGATATAAAGCTTCTACGGCACCATAGAGAGAGTGGTTAAATTTAATTACATTTGAAATTGGCTGTGTAAACACTATAACAACATGATGTAGCTGGCCAGTCTTAAATACGTTAGAAACGCTTGTTTCAGATACCTTATCAACACCATTTACATATATGGCAGAAATATTAGACTTTGATATTGTGCCAGAATTTCTCCAAGAATAATTAGCAGCAAAATAATTAGTGTCCGCTACTGCTGATACTAGGCCACTATCAGTTAATGCATATGGGGTATAGAAAAATTCTAATGTATTTACAAGCATATCTGTTGTTATATAGAACCCTGAGTCTTGAACGGTCTTTACTCCATTGAGGTCATTTCTGGACAAAATTGGATAAAGCTTGCTTCCAAGGTCAACCTCAAGAGAAGTAACATTTGAATCATCTTCAATCTTTGACAGGTAAGATGGATAATTTGTAGCATATATCTTTTGGTCATTATAGAATCGCATAGTCAAGTACGTTATCTCTGGGTTATACTTGCTATCATCTGACGTGCTTAATGTAACTCTTATATATAGAATTCTTTCATCAGAGAAGCCCACATCACCAATTATATATTGTGGAATGGATCTTCCATTAACACACTCTACATAGGTTTCTCCATCAATACTTGTTTCTACTGTTACTAGCTCTCCGCCGTCCCATTCTATATAAGAGTCATCTATAGTCAATCCAGATGGAATAGAAATAACATCATCAAATGATACTGACTGGATGTCGCCATTTTCAGTAGTAATTTTTAATGACTTTTTTACTTCATCATATTCTAATAAATCTGAAGCAAAGTATGAAAAGCTTTTATTTCCTGGATAGGAATAGGAATACTGCTTTGATATTCCGTTATCAAATATCTCAAATAAATGTCCATTATTAGGAGCTACTACCTGAAGTGCTGGCATCCCGCTTCCATACACATAGTGAACATAAATCCTGTTGCCACTAAGAGAGTACTTATATAAGGATACGCAATTTATTAAGAATGTGCCAGATGTTGCCTGACTCTTTAATGTTATAGAATCGGCAGTAAATTTATCAGATGAAGTTTGAACAGTAGAAACAATTAAGCCATCTACGTATAGCTGAATTGAATTAATTGAATATACTGCTACAACATGAATTACTTTATTCGGATTGGGGACATGGTATCTTATGTTTGTATGAGATACATCAAACACTAAAGATGTCTTGTCCCAGAAGACTCCGATACCTTCTACTGAATCCGCAACAATTGGCATAATAGTCGTAGACCCTAAATCATTTGGCTTAAACCAAAATTCTATTGAAAATGCATTGTAGTCATTTCCAGATGTGCCTATGTCTGTGATCTCAGGGTACGTGGCATAACTTGAACTTGAAATACTAGTGGCAGTTAGACAGCCAGTTGTGATTGGAACAAGGTCAGTTATTCTTGTTCCAGTAAAAGTGCCATCTAAATTAAATGAAGATAAATCAGATGCTGATGATCCAGTATCATCCATCAAATAAAAAAATGACGGGCTGTCTGCTAGGACTGCTGATTTATAGGACATAAAATTATTATAGCATACCTAAAGTATTATTATGTTTGAACATTAAATGCAGACAAGGTACTTCCTTGATCATGACTTGGAACCTTTACAATACCAACTAATGTAGTTGCTGGTCTTACTTGAAGATCAGCTGTTGATGTTATTGTGTCTCCAAGCTGAGTCGACATCTGTACATCAGAATATGCTTTTATAGTTATTTCAGCCCCATTTGTTTGAACTGAAATTGCGGCTGGCAAAGAGCTCAGAGTTACCGAAGACAGGCCGTCTCCAGATGGCTCTTTTCTTATCATTTGCAAATGATGCTCGACACCATTACAAGTTGCACAATTGCAAGAGTAAGGATTGCAAGAATAATACCCTCCACATGAAAAATATGTATATGTCGTTTGGCAATTACATGAGCTTGATGACGTGCATAAGGCAGGCCCTTGATATATTCCAGTTGTTCTGTCATAGCAATCAGAACCGCTTCTAATTGTATTTGAATATCCTGCCCCAGAGCATGAATAAACGTTACAACATGTCTGACAGCTTGTAGAAGAACTACTGCAAGTTTTGCAACTGTCGCAGTAACACGAACTATAACAGGTACTACAATTGCAACTGTAGGATGTTTGAGACGTATGTGCTACTGCTGCATACCATGAACCAGCAGAAGATATCCAAAATGCTATTCCTGTTCCAGCAGAAGGTTGTGCTGTTGCTGTAAAGCTAGGCCTAGAAACTTTTACGTATGAAATTGGATATTCTGATGCAGCTGTGCTTGACGATACAGTAGAGCCTGTTGATGACCAGATGCCACTTAATTGCTTCCATCCATTTTTTAACCCAGATGATAAACTAAATGAATCAGAAAAATAAGCAAATGCCTTGAGTCTTGATGAGACTACTGATCTTCTGCGTGACCTTATCATGCATCAATATCTCCAGTTAGAATCCATGCGTTAGATGCTCTTTTTTCTAACATTACAGATGAGTACTTAGTTCTTGATTTTGTATAGCTATCAGTTGAAACTAATGTCGCTGGCGATGTAACGGAAAAGCTTAATCTTCCATCCCCCATTTGTCTGTACTCAATTGTTGATCCAATTGGAAATGTGGAATCAGTAGCATCATCTGGTATAGTTATCGTTACTGTACTTGAGTTTGTAAACTCTGTAATCTTATAAAGATCTTCAGATGCTACAGTATGCGACGTTCCAGTAATTGCAGTTCCGTATGATATTAAATTAACAAAATCTTTTGTTGCTATAACTGAGGTATCTACATTAAATGTGTTTGAGGGATCTTCCTCTAGTCCAGTCCCCGCTGTTATTACCTGTGCAGCGTTGAACTGAGTATAGGATATATTTGTTGTTCCTATGGTAATGGTGCCAGTTGTACTTAATATATACCCATTCCCGCCAAATGTTCCTTGTTCAACAAAACAGAAATCTCCATAAGAAAGCTCTCCAGATGGGGAATTATCTGCGTCTGTTGCTCTAGTCAAAACCCATGCGGTAGAACTATCACCAACTGTTGTAACGACATATATACCATTTTGCTTAGCATCTGTTTGACTTCTTACAAGAATTCTTTCGCCAGATGAGACTTCGTGATTATCAATTGTTAAAGCTTCATTTGTTGAATTATTTGTTAATGTAGCGCCAAATCCAGATGTTCCATTGCTATATGTAGCGGACAGATTGGAGCCTGTTGCACAATGTACCGCTGCATGAAAGTTTAATCCAGAAGCTATGTTATCTACATATGACTTGGTTGCTGCATGTAATGAAGATGTAGGGTTTGCATGTAATGTGAGAGCTCCTGTCAGAGTTCCGCCAGCAGTCGTCAGAAGTAAAGAAGTATCGGATATGCCATGGACACCAGTTGTATCAGATGAATGTGAAGAAAGCTCTGAGTCTCTAGCAATTGATGATGGGATTTGTGAATCTGGAATTAATCCGCTTGAATCAAGTGAAGCAACTCCATTTGCGCTGGCTCTGTCGGATAGAAGAATATAATCTTCAAGGCTATTATCTATATCTCCTTGAGTTATATTTGCGTATGAAAGCTCAGACCAATTGTCACCAGTTCCAAATTTAAAATGTAGGGTATCTGTCTCTAATCCTATTTGAGTGGCAAGTAATACTGGGTCCTGTGATGTCCAGTCAGCTGCAGTTTTTCTTACTATTGTTGTTCCGCTTACTGTTTCAATTTGCTCAAGTCTATACTCTAGCGAGTCAGATGCGCTGGATCCATTAATTCCAACCTTTGCTTCTATCGCCTCAATTGCATCATATATATTAGCATGAACCGTAGCATGATTAAATGTTGGTGAATTCAACAAAGAGCCAGCAGGTGGGTTTGAAAATGAATCTAAACTTGTAGGAAATTGAGTTGCCATATAACTAAATTATACACCAAATTAGTTTAAATAGACCAGAACCCAGGAGATATGTACTTATATCCAGATGCTACTGGCATAGACTGATGAAAGAATGGAGGCTTAGACGGGAATATAACTATGCTGCCTGCTCTAGGCTTTATTGTAATATCTTGATCTTCAAACCTAATATGCCCGCCCTCATAATTATCATTAAGATAGCATACGACTGATATAGTCTGTGGCCCCTCAGATCCATTTGAATCAGTATGCTTTCCCATTGATGCACCTGGCTTATACTTGCTTATAGAAAGTGGAGCTAGTTTACCAATTTCAATTCCATGTTTTAGTCCGTAGTCTTCAGACGCTTCTACTATCGCATTAAAAAGCTCCCAATAAATATCGGAATAACCATCATTCTTTCTATCTGGGCTCAGGTGATCAGACATTCTCTTTTGATAGCCAAATGCTAGACTTTCATTTCCCTCGGCACCAGATGGGTACCAGGTTTTCCATTTTGGAATAGTGGAATTAGGATCAGACAAAATATCAAGAAGCTCTATATCTTCAATAATTGATGGTCGAATCATATTATGATATACGTGAATCTTCTCATGAGGATACTCACAATTAAGCATACTTATTACCCTTTTCCCATTCTTCTTTTTGTTTGGCTTGAGCAATTCTAACTTGTCGCTCTTCCTCTTTCCATCTTTCAATTGTTTCATCATCATATTCAAGGTCTGCGAAGTCCCAAAATGAAACCATTGTATATCGTGTTCCCTTTGTAATCTCAGAAACACCATGAAGATTCTCTACTCCACCAGGAAAGGTATATAAAGAATATGCATTTGGCTTAAAGGATATGTCATGCTCTGGGAAATAAAGCTGACCTCCTTCATAATCATCATTTAAATATAGTATTGCTACATATTTATTTATTTCAAAAGCATTAGGCTCTCCATCATTATTAGAGTTGTCCGAGTGTACATTAGCAAATCCACCAACATCCCATTTCTGTGCATGCGAAGTGTTTGCACGAACTTCTCTATTAAATACAGATGTCACAGCCTCCTGGAACTTATCTTTAATATCAGAAAAGAAAGTGCCAGTAAGTCCAAAACTTTTTAAGAACTCTGGCTCTGCCTTGATGCCTTTACCAGATGATCCATAGAATGCAATATCGCCCCAGTCTATTCCACACTCTTCAAAAAACTTGATCATCTTTAATGCGGTTTCTGGCATTACAAAATTTGATATCTCAACAATTTTATTCTCTGGCACATTTAAGGCGCCTTTGCTATTCGGCTCATCCTTGTAGTAAATGAATTTTGACTTATCTATACTTTCAATGATCATGGTTGTTTGTCTCCAGTATGCTTTAATATTGTCCAAAAGAATGGTATTACATATCTAATACCAGACTCAATCTTTGTAACCCCGTGAATATAATTCATATCTCCTGGAAAGAAGTATGCGCTTCCCTCTTTTGGCTTAAACTGAATTCCCTGATTAGGAAAGTATAGCTCTCCGCCCTCGTAATCTTCATTTAAATAAAATAAACCAGCGATATCATACCAAGGAAAGTCATTTGGCTTTCCAGCATTATCACCTTCATGCAATTCTTTATCTGCGTGAGGCATTTGAAGTTGACCTGGGAACCATCTTACAATAGCTGGGCTTGTTGGAATAGCATCTACCTTAAAAAAGTTATCTACTTCTATTTTTAGTCTATCAACAAGCTTTAGTATTACTCTACTAATCTCTGGGTCCTCTTGGTCTAAAGATCTTCCTGTTGCTACTCTATCTTTCCAATACTCTGAGTCATAAATTACTGTTCCGTCTTCATTGTAATGCGTCTCAGTCACATCCCAATGAGTTATATTCTTTGCAGCATTAAGCAAAAATCGATGCTCTTCCTTTGTCATAAAACTTTCTCTGGCCTGAATGTTATTTGAAGAGTCGCCAAAGAATCCTGACGGAGTTATAGAAAATCTATTATTTGAATGATTATTAGAGTAGTTACTATTCATATATCTATTTTACCATTTCTTATTCATATGACCTTTTTGACCAAATCTTATTCTTATATACTCCGCCATTTATAACCCTATACTTCTTTGCATTTTCCATATTGCTTTTAATCATAGAATGATGGTCTGGAACTAAATAATCAGATGTCCAGTCTTCTCTTTTAAATGGAAGCATCTGCGCGTATGGTGTTCCAGCTGGTATAACTCCAGTCCATCCTTCTCTAATAAAGAATGGCATTGAGCCTGGAAGATTAACCTTGTCATTATCTATAATTCCAGCTACTGTCATAAATGGCAGATCATATCTATTGAAAGGTGATGAGTAAAGCACACTATACCCCTCAGGAGCCTTTACAGCCCATTCTGGGAACCAAGCGAAGTGTTCCCTATAGAAACCATAGGGGTGCTCGAATTGAGGCATCTGAGGCCTTACAGAGCAAAAATCACGATATCTCTCATCCAATACCCTGCAATCAATATTTCCGTTTTCATTCACAAAGAACTCTATATCGCATGGTGTTACTAATGCATATCCAGTTGCCATTATATCGAATAACGCTGGACAGGCCTTCCATGTAGGAACCTTACCTCCGTCTGGACCGATCCAAAAATCATTTGTTCTTGGATCTACTGCAAATCTATCAGCATCACGAAACCATGAAGGAATAAATTTAATAATTGAGCTTGGCTTGTTTATATCTGATTTATTAAGCCAAGGTCTATTTGCAATAAAATGCATTTTATTCGACATGATTTTTCCACTTACTATTGTTGACAACCTGAAGCTTTAAAGCTTTTACTTCATGTTCTCCGACCTTTTCGCCTTTTTCATTGACTGCATCTCTATACCAGTCTGTCCATTTCCCAGCCTTATTTATTACTTGAGCAGCTTCGCCATAAGATCTTAATCTATTATTATATTCATCATTTTCAATAAAGTCTAATATCTCTACGGACTCTTCTTTCAAAGATGTTAATGATATAGGTATTATAGTTGCAATTGGCTGACCTGCTTTGATTGTAATAACCTTATTTGGCGTTCTAGCTTTTATTGCTAAAGGAAACTCTGCCTCTAGAAATGAAGTGCTTATCAATGAAGATATCACTTCAAAATCTTCATAAAAATAGTTCTGCGGAGTAATTGTTAATACGCTTATATTTTTATCTGACCTCAATATTAAACCAGTATTAAAGCTTACACTAGACTGCCCTCTGCCTGTATATGTTTTATCAGCACCGTCTAATATTTGAATATGGTCTGATCCAGTATCATTTATGCCATCCCAAATAAAACTAACGTCATAAGGGGCAGAAAGAGTCCATCCGATAGTATTTGCAGTTGTTACAGGATAGCAATGATATGCATGTCTGGCTGGTGTTTCCTCCATCCAGTCTCTTTGAGCTGATAACGGCTGTATCACCAGAGCATCATCGTGTCTTTTGTATGCCCTTAATATAGACATTAAGATCCAGTTTCTTGATAGAACTCTGGCTTGTGATACTTATCGCTGTAATCAAGCATTGTTACTAATGAATACTTTGTGCCACTAAGTACTTTCTTTGCCTGATGAGGATACATAAAGTTTGATGGGAATAGTACTGTGTCTCCAGCCTTTGGCTTGTAGTTTACTCCCTGGAGCCTGAAGAATATTTCTCCACCTTCATAATCGTCATTCAAATATGTAACAAGAGAAAGTGTGCAATTATAGGAATATCCATGATCATGGTGTTCCATAAAGTGCTGACCTTCTCCATATCTAATAAAATTAAAAGCTTCCCAATATCTTAAATTATTGATGTTAAATCTTTTTGAGTAGTCTTCTACGGCTGGAAACTGTGCATCATAGCAATCTTGCCATATTTGCTGAAGCTTAAGAGAGGCATCTGAAGGATCCCCAGCTATATCTGATTTCTTAAACTTAAAGTCAACGCAATCTCTATACTCTGGCATTCTCTGTCTATATCCGACATATGCATCTTCCCACTTATACTGATTAGCTTTACTATTTAGAACATCTTCTAATCTATTAATAACATCAAGCTCTGGCTTTACTGTATCATGATAGACTAAAATTCCAGCACCTACTTCTTCTACACTACTCCATGTTGGAACTATAGTTGAGCTATTTGATGCATTTACATCCATTATATAACCTGTCCATTCTGATTAATTCTAACACCATAAAGATTGTCTTTATGGGCTAAGTCATTGATATCCATCATTACAACTACGCAATACTTAGTTCCAGATTTAATTGGAAGTGATGCATGCTCGTATGCATAGTTAGATGGGAATATTGCTATATCTCCATACCCTGGCTTTACAGTAGTATTATCAAGTCTAGGGAAAAATATCTCTCCGCCCTCGTAATCTTCATTTAAATATATTACAGCAGATACTGCACACTTATACATAGGTCCATCATCTGCATGGATTCTAAAGTGCTTGCCCTCTCCTTCATACTTTACAAAGTTAAAGATCTCATAGAAATTAACATTAATTCCCCAGTATCTTGCGTAGTCATCTACGCATCTTCTAAGTCCATTAAAAATCTCATCATAGATTTCATGTAGCTCTGCGTTTGATTCATTCTTTTCTCCGAGAGACTTATGATTCATTTTAAAATCAACACAATCTCTTGCCTTCTTAACAGGAGCATCATCATTAGTCACTTTTGCTTCGTTCCATCGATATGAACCATTGCTATCAAGATACTTATTTAAAACATCAATATACTTGTCAATCTTATCTTTAGAAAATGCATGATGATAAACATTAAGCCCAAAACCTGGATTAGATACACGAATTCCATCAAAATTTTTATCTGGCATTCTTGTGCCAGTAGACTCTGTTCTATCTTTTTCAAACCACTCGTTATTTTCCATTGTAGCCTCCAATACACATTATAGCATTTGTGATTTTCGGTTACAATAGGTTTTAATGCAGTTTATAGCTTATGAGATGACTATATTATTTTCTGCAATATACCACTGGTATGGTGTAGTTCTGATGTCGTACACATCTCTATTTACTTCAACTTGAATAGAGTCAACCTTAACGCTTGATATAGTTTTATTTTCTACATCAATATTAATTATTGTGTCTCCAATTTCAATTTCAGCAACCAACAGATTGATGAATTTTCCATCTCTATCTACGATTATTGGCTGAGCTGCGGAGTAGAAAACATTTGTATCGTTAAATGCGATTACATCCTTGACATCCTTGTCTACACTGACGACATCAATCTCAATAAAGCTTATATTTGAATCAGTAGGAGTATCAATAATATTATCTCCATCTAATCCAGCTGGATCAATTGTTAAAAGTTTATCTCCAGCTTGAATTAGCTTTGCTGCTACATAGCCTCTATCTGCAGTTAATATGCGTGTTTCGCCATCAATACACTTATATCCCTTAAAGTATGGGAAGTATGGGCCAAATGAAGGCGGGAAGTATGGGAATGAAGGTGGGAAAAATGGGAAGTATGGAAAGTAAGGTGGGAAGTATGGTGGGAAGTATGGGAAGAATGGGAAGTATGGAGGGAAGAATGGCGGGAAGAATGGTGCTGTCGTTGTAATACTGTTTGAGTTTGCTGAATAAGCAGCGCTTCCATTACCATTTGTAGCAAGAATCTGATATGTTTGAGCTGTTCCAGCTGTTTCATCAATTGTACGTGATGTAGCAGAAGCATCCGCTGAATATGTTGGTCCGTCTGAAGACTTAATTGTGTATCCAGATATAGCTTTTCCGCCTGTTGCTGGAGATGCCCATGATACAACATCTTGATTAGCATTTGGAGATGTAGCTGTTGGGGCAGACATAATAGCTGGAACAGTTGTAACAGTTACAGATGAAGATGTCACAGAATCTGATGATCCAGAAGCATTTACTGCCACTACTGTAAATGTGTATGCTGTGTCTGACTTTAAACCCTCAAAAGTATATACAGTTGAATTATCTCCAGTTTCAACCGTATAAGTTGTTGGAGTTGTTGTAATTGTATAAGATGTAGCAGGAGGAGATGTTAGTGGAAGACCCCACTGTATTTCTACTGCACCTCCAGTTCCAGATGCGCTGGCAGCAGATGTTGTATTTGCTGTAGCCAAATATGGTCTATTTGTTCCAACATCAGTGACAGTTAATGAGGTTACTTCCGATGGCTCTAAAAAGTCATTGGATTGAGATGAATGTCTACCTGCTCTTTTGCTCATATTTTCCCTGTCTACTTATATTTATTATACTATATTTATTTTATGCCGTAAGATCGCCATAAACAAGCCATGTATTTGTATCACGCTTGAATAATGTCGCTGTTGACCATTGGGTTCTAAGTTTTAGTCCTGGAGTTGAATTTACTGTAACTCCAGAGTCTCCAGCAATTGTAACCTGCCCAGTAGATGTCTGGCAAATATCAATTGATGCTCCAATTGGGAAGGCCACGGCTGAATTTGTTGGAATTGTAATTGTAGTTCCAGATGAAGAAGCTACCTCGATCATAGAGTCTCTTTCGCTTAGACTTGAAAGAGTATATGATTCAGTCTTATTAATAATAGGAGTTCTTGAAGGAACACCTTCCTTTGTCTGCGCTCCGTCAGAAAATTCAATTCCGCCGACCTTCATGGTGTCATATGTGACTCCAGAAAAATCAATTGCGTTATCTACTGGCTCTGGGGCATTAGAAACCAATTTCCATTTTCCGTCTGAAGCATCACGAACAACACCTGTGTGGAAATGTCCAGTCTGAACATCTCCATATGCACCAAATATACCAATATCTAGAGCGTCTGTATCAAACTGCTCTGATGCAAGATATATAAGTGAGTCTGTGACCTCAAGGTTTGCTGTATCGACTGTAGTTGTAGTTCCATTAACAGTTAGGTTTCCAGTAATTGTTAAGCTGTCTACTGTTCCTCCTGCAGTTGTAAGAAGAACAGATGTGTCAGCTATACCGTGAATATCGGTTGTGTCAGAAGCATGTGATGAAAGAGTTGACGATGAAGCCTTTGCATCTAGTTGTGTCTGAATTGCAGAGGTTACTCCGTCAAGATAAGATATTTCTGTTGCAGAAACAGTTGATGATGATCCAGTTACTTTTTTAAGTTCAAAACCAGTATTTCCGTAGCCATCATTATTATATGAGTATGTTTCGTCAATTGTTGCATCAAGTGATCCGAACACGGTATCTATGTTAACTACTGTCCAAACCTTTGAGTTAATTTCTGTTTCACCGCTCTTATATGCTTGAACTGTGTCTCCAACTTGGACTCCAGCACTATTTGGGAACGGATACTTATAAAAGTTAATTCCAGTAACACCTGCTGAAACAGGGTAAGTGGAAACTTCAAAACCTGTTTCTGTTCCAACGACAGTGTATCCAGAACTAACGGTTATTGTAGGGCTAGAGAGAGTCTTATTAGAAATAGTCTGAGTTCCTGTTGTTGTAACAAGAAGGGACGTGTCTGCAATTCCATGAATATCTGTTGTATCAGTAGCGTGACTTGAAAGAGATGTTGATGAAGCCTTTGAATCAAGCTGAGACTGGATTCCAGAAGTAACTCCATTTATATAGCTAATTTCAGTTGAAGATACATCTCCAATTGTAGTTGTTGAAGGAAGAACTACGTCTCCAGTAAATGTTGGACTTGCCTTGGGAGCTTTTGCTGCATCTAAATCTGATATATCTGTTGTATGACCAGATACTGTAGATGCTAATGTTCCAGCAGCAGTATTAATATCTGATATATCTGTTGCAATTCCAGTTACTGTTTCTTCAAGAGTTCCAATTTGCCCTGATAGATCTTCATCTAATGCGTTTACAGCGCTTGTAACGCTAGAAACTGTAGCGTAATAAGTATCATCAATTTGTGTATTTGGAACTTTTGTACTTGAATTAAGTGATGCAACACCGTTTGCAGCACCTCTATCTGATAGCAATATATAATCTTCAAGCGATGTGCTTAGGTCTGCTGGTGTAGTATTAGCATAGTCTGTGATGCTATTCCAGTTATTGCCATTTCCAATTTTAAATTGAAGTGTATCTGTTTCAATACCAATTTCACCTGCAAGCAATACTGGATTTGCGCTTGTCCAGTTTGCAGCGGTATCTCTTCTAAGTTGAATTCTAATTGCCATTATGCGTTACCTCCGTCAAGTATATCATTAAATGATGTTGAATACGCATTTCCTGCGTCATAGGATACTATTGAGCTATCTACAAAAGTACCATAATTTATATATCCAACTGTTCCATCATAATTATGCACGTGATCCAGCAATGCTTTAGGACCACCTACATCAGACCAACTTGTGCCATTATATGTTTTAATTACATTTTCAACTGTATCAAAATATACATCGCCTTCTGCTGGTGATGATGGTGCTGAGCTTAATGTTCTAATTGAGCTAGCAGCTGTTGCTCCACCAGCCTGTGATAACTCAACCCAATTAGTGCCATTATAAAACTTTAGAGCATTTGTCGAAGAATTAAAATAAATAGCACCCTCAGTACCGCCAGAAGGATCTGAGTCCAAAACTGGCGGAACTATCGGTGTTAAAAATTTCTTTGACATTTATTATCCTACTACTACCACTCGATATTGATTTGATGTAGGAGCAGATGAGAATTTAATTGTTAGGGTATCTGCTGTTGCATGCTCAACATCAACCTCTACCTCTGCATATGGAGATGCTGTTTCATATACACGAGCAGTAACATCTCTAGTATTTAAGCTATGTGTTACTGTATATGATGTTGCTGATCCGTCTCCAATTGAAACTGAATATTTTCTAACTCCATAACCTTCAGAGAAGTTAAGGTAGCCAGTAGCTATATCAAAACCAGTTCCAGCATTAATTGTCGCAGCTCCATTAGAGAATACAAGACCTTCTCCAAGAACTACCTTAATTCCATTGCTGTCTATATCTAGACCCGCTGCTGTATTTACAGTAGCATTGATTATGTTTCCATCAAGCTCAATTGAGTTTGATCCAACATATGTTCCCTGTCCAGAGAACTGCACCCACTCTTGACCAGTAAAGTCTGTTAAGTAGTGGTTTGATTGTACCCATGAGGTTGAGCCGTATTGAGTTCCTTCAATAACAAATACTGAAGCTCCAACTAATTCACCAAATGCATCTGCATCTGTTGCTCTGACTGCTACAAGAATTGGGTCATTAAACTGAAGAACATAAATACCGTTTTCTGAGTCTGTAGTCTGACCAGTAAGCAATATTCTATAGCCAGCGTCATTTGAATCAAGCGCCCCGTGACCATCAATTACAACTCCTGCTACATCTCCTGAAATATCAATATTTGATGTTGCAAGAAGATTTACTGATTGCTTCCAGTTTAATCCAGCTACTGCTGAATCTACATAACGCTTATTTGCCGCATCTTGTGCATCAACTGGATCTGCAAGGTTTGTTACCTTATTATTATCTGCATCTAGATGTGCATCTAATACTGTTCCAGATCCTAGTGTCTTGTTTGTAAGTGTTTGTGAATCTGATGTTGTTACAACAGTTGAGTCAATATCTACTGTTAATGTTCCCGCCGAGTCATTATATGTTACATCAATTCCAGTTCCGCCATTTAATAGGCCTGCTGTAATATCCTGTACACGCTCAGCATTTAGTGTTACTGCACCATCTGTTACAGTAAAGTCTGTTGAGTTAAAGCTTGCAATACCCTTATTTGATGATGTTGCGTCTTCTGCTGAAATAGTTACTGTATCTACTGTAGCAACTGGGCCAACCTCAACATTAATGCCTTCACCGCCAACAAATGCTAAGGTCTCTGTTAGAAGGTCTACTGAACCAGTTCCAGTATCTCCAGAAACATTTAATGTTGTAGCAATATCTTCTGAGCCTGCAGCTGTTAAGCGGCCTTGCTCATCAACTGTAAATGTTGGAATTGCTGTTGCTGATCCATAGCTTCCAGCTGTTACTGCTGTATTATCAAGATCAATTGTTGTTGTTCCAGCTGAGTCATTATATGTTGCTGTTAGGCCAGTGCCTCCAACTACAGCAGAGCCAATTACATCTTGGATTACTTCTGTTGAGCCAGAAGCTGGGATCCATGAAGATCCATTATAAAAGTATAGTACGTTTGTGCTTGTGTCAAAGTATATTTGACCAGCTACTGGGCTAGATGGCGCAGAGCTGAGATTTTGAATTCTAGCGTTTAAGAGCTCATTTTTATTGAGGTCTAAACTAACTACAAATTTTCTTGCCATGTTTATCTCCTTTTAGGACAGGTACGCTGTCCCTGAAAATGGTTGCGCCATTGTCAGTGTTATTGTATTTGTATTATTATAATCTATTCCAGTCTCTAATACATCTCCTGCGCTTGTCTTAACTGTTACATTAGGATTAAAGCCTAGATTATGTGTTATGGAAACCGAATATACTCCACTTACTGGGCCTGTTACTTGTGATAATTCCCAGGACGTAGTATATGAAACTTCTGTGTTTAATTTATATGAGGTTGCGCCAGACCATGTTATATCAGATGGCTTTGGACCATAAAACATGGTTGTATCTAGATCATAGTAGAAATCTCCAGCTAGCCCCAAATTATTTGCAGGGACCCCTGAACCATTTAATATTCCTTTACCTCTTGGGCCCTGTGGACCAGGTGATGAAACTATTACATTGTTTACTGTCTCAGTTACGATTACTTTTTCTGCCATTATATAGTCACCGACCTACTCAAAGAAATAAAGCCTTCCAACATCTTAGTTTTATTTCCATTAGAATCAACGATCATAATGTCATAAGATGACTTTGGATAGAATAGCTTATTCGTTTGAGTAGGTGTAGCAACTATTTCAAGAAGTCCTTCTGGACCATCAATTGTAATTCCACCAGATGGAGATGTTAGCGTAAACGCTATCTTGCTTCCACCCTTTGTATCTCTAACCTGCATTTTTGCAGTCGCACCAGTAAGATCGATGGGAGTAACCTCATCATCCTCTGTGTACTGAATCTGAAATCTGAAAGTAGTATTTTGATCTACTTCCCAATTCTTTTGTTTTGCCATTTGCCAAAATCTCCTAAAATAGGAAAACTCCTGTACTTATTTTAGCACAAGAGTCTTCCTAATTAGTTATATATTACTTATTTGTAAAACCAAAGTTTTTATCGTTTGGATTTAGAGCCTTTAGAATAACTGGAGCTACTGCTGCAACGCCTGCAGCAAGCAAATCCTTTGGATTTGTGTTTCCAGTCATATAAAGAGCCATAGCAGCAGCCAAGAATGCTCTACCGTATGTTCCTAATGCGTTAAGAATCTGTTCTTGCATTGTAACTTTCCCATCTTTGTTTAGATCAGCCTTATCAAATTTCTTTGTAGCCATGTCGATCTCCTTTGTGGCACCTTGCCAACGGATTTGAGCTTTCACCCAATACTATTCTACCATCAGGACGATATATCTACAATTTCACAATTGCCGTCTGATGTACATGCTAGCGTTTGAGTACCACTTGTACCGTCTTCTGTTTCATAGAAAGATAAATCTTCCCATCGAATGCTTTCTGGCATTCTAGCTAGCAATTCTTCATATTCTTCCTTTGTAACTTCCTGGTATGGAGCCTGCTTGTATGTATGATCAGAGTGAGGCAGGAATGAAATTCCAGAAACCTCATCAAAGTGCTTGTATACCCAAGCTCCAACTTCCATCCACTCTTCCTCTTTTACAGAAACTGTAATTGAAGGCTTATGTTCACACCAAGCACGTTGATAAACAAGCCAAATATTCAAGTGATCAATTGCAGTTAAATCATTTCTTGTAATTGCGCCTTCTGGTGCCTTTACTGGGAATGAGAAAACAGAAGTGTCATTTGGCTTCATAACATCATCTTCTACTGGGATACCAACCTCAGTCAAGAATGTTGTAATTGGGTCCTTCTTGTCTCCACGTACTGTTCTAATGTAGTAATCAGAATGCCATGCATGCATTCCTGAGCTAACCCCGACCAATTGAGATACTGTTCCAGAAGGCTTTACACATGTAATAGCTGCAGACTCAGGAATCCCAATTTTCCCTGCCTCTTCTGAGTTAATTGTTCTTGCATACTCACGAAGTCCAGTTAAAACTTCTTCAAGCTTTGCAAGATTTTCCTTACCAGAAAAGAACTTGTGGCCAAACTGTCCTGTGAGTGAAACTCCAAGAAGTCGTTCTTCTTCTGTATTATCCTTCCAGATCTTTCTTAAGTACTTAAAGTCTGTCAGTGTTGATTGCCATGTACCAAGAATTGTTGCAAGGCGTACTTTATTTGAAACATCCTCAATTGTATCCTCTTCACGTAATACGACTTCTGAAAGATTACAAAACTGGTAAGGACGTAAAATAATTTCTGAGCATGGGTTCGTTCCATAATGGACTTCAGGGTCTCTACGACCATACTTAGCTGCTTGCGCCTGCGCTGCTGCAACATTATAGATTCCACGTTCGCCAGACTTCGAGTCATATAAAGATTTCCATTCCGCTATGAACTGCTCCATATCTGGCTTACGAGAATATGCAACAGAGTTGTTTGATAATGCACGTTGAGAATTGTTTTCCCACCAATTGCCAGCCTTAGCCTGAGCCATTTCAATATCGTTGATATTTGAAAGAGAAATCATTGCTGATCTACGAACTCCTCCAACTACAACAATCTCACCAATCTTACACATAATATCATGTGCTTCAATTGGCTTAAGCTGACGACCTGCTGCTGACTTAAACTTAGCAATTGTAAAATCAAAAAGATTAATTAGTGGTTGTGGGCCAGATGATCTTCCACCCATTGTCTTTAAACGTGCACCTGCTGGACGAAGCTTGCTTACATCAATAGCTGGAATCTGTCCAGACCAAAGCAATGCAAGAAGTTCACGATACGCCTTTGCCCATCCTTGCTTTGAATCTTCAACTGTAATAACTGTTGTAGACTTATCAAAAGAATCTGGGACGGCGGGAAGCTTATTAACATACTTATACTCAACAGAGAATCCAACGCCTGTTCCACACATAAGAATATACATTGTTTCATCAAATGATCTTGGTGAATCTACTGGAACGAATGAGCAGTTATATCCAGCAACATGATCTCTATCTAGAGCTGCACCAGCGGTCATTACAGAACGCATTGATGGCATAACATTTCTATTAAATACAGCTGACTTTAATTCTTCAACAATCTTTGTATCTGGAACATAGTTCATTGTTTTGAGGTGTGACAGCATGAAATCAAAATATCTATCAACGGTCTCACCCCATACTTCTCTACGATTCTCTTCTGGTATCCAACGTGCATATCTTGAGAGAGCGATAAAATTCTCATAAGGATTTTCAATAGTTCTTGACATTTTTGGTGACACCTTTTCTCCGCCTAACGGTTAATTAAATTTTGTGAAGTATAAGTGTACCAAACTTTTTTTTAATGGTCTAGGTCTACGAGAACTTTTTTACAATATGGTCAAAAGCATTATTGGTCAACTGATTCCAGTTATATTCATCATGAATTTTACTAGCCTGCGCCATATAGTAACTTGAATATGGCTTAAAGTTTGATGCCACATCAAACATAAGGGCTCTTAAATCCTGATAGTCTGGCTCAAACACTTTTCCTTCATGAGGGAATGGCCAAGGAGAATCTATCAATGTTGACTTTAGCTTTAGTGGTCCAAGATACTTTTTATAATGAGCCCACTCTCCAACGCATATTGTTGGCATTCCAGTAGCAAGAGCTTGAAGCGGAATAAATCCAAAGCCTTCACCATAGCTAGGGTATACAAGAACATCATGATCATAATAAAGTTGCAACATTTCTTCTTGACTATAGTCATCAGTAATTATTTTTATGTTGCTATACATCTGGTCTGGTAAACCGATGATCTCTCTATCAATATAGTTGTTAAATAATCTCGTTGTATTATTCTTATACGCTTTTATTGTTAATGAGTACCCTGGCTTATTCCCATACAAACTAACAAATGCATCAACTACCATTTGTCCAGCTTTTCTTGGTGCTGGCTCTCCTACATGCAGAAACTTAATCGTTTCTGATTCCGCTCTTTTGCGTGGCTTCCACATTGGATCTATTCCATGTGCATAAACCCTTACATCTTTTATTCCGTTATCTTCAAAAACATTTGCACACCAGTCTGATGTTGTCCAGATTTCATCACAAGCCATCATGTTTGGCTTCCACTCTTCTGGCACTACAGTTGACTCCCATGGAGTGTATCCAATCTGATACTGGTTTCTATGCATCTTAAAATGTGTTGGCTGAGAGAAGTTTAGCTGTACTGGAGCAGATGGAGCTTGATATGGAGTTTGATGTCCAAGCTCATTTAATGAATCTATTATAGAATGAGCTGCTGATCCATATCCAACAGACTTGTTAAAGTTTGCTCTAAGCGTAGAAAATGAAATTTGCATATAAATCTTTTCAGTTGACTAACTTGACAGTAACTTACTGACAATGATACTATTATAGTTCGTTATCTCTAAAGGAGGAAATGCCAATGGAGAATAAAAAACAGCAGTTAAGCGATGTTGTACATCACTGGACAGCAATCATAATGGTAACATTATTTTTGTTTCCCGTCCAGCCAGCAACAGCCTTACCTGCACCAGCAGTAAAAACTGAATACCAATTAAAGCAAGCGACGTTGCATAGACTAAGTACTACAAAATACACGGCTAAGCAGCAGCTCACAGAGAAAGATCTTATAGGCCTTCTTAAGGCGGTAGGATTTGAAGGTACAGGTCTTAAAAAAGCTTGGGCCATAGCAAAGAGGGAATCTAATGGACGACCACTTGCATATAACGGAAACAGAAAAACTGGAGATAGTTCCTATGGAATATTTCAAATTAACATGATAGGAAGTCTGGGAACAGATAGACTAGAATTGTTTAAGGAGAAATTTAACATGAAAACTAAAACTGAGTTATTCGACCCAGTAACAAACGCAGAGATAACGTACTACATGACCAATGGCGGAAAAGATTGGTCAAGCTGGAAGGGCCTAACCCCTAAAGCTAAGGAATGGCTTAAGCTATTCCCGAATAACCTAGCATGAGAGGTATAATGCACATACAATATGTGTCTAAATACATAGCTCTTTCTGAAGAGGGCCTTGTTTCTAAGATGGAATGTCCACTAGACCAAGGTCCTCTTTTTTGCAATCAAGATCATGATGAGTCTGTATTCTTATATTGCTTATCATGTGATTACAAAAAGACTCTTGGAGCTTCAAATTTGGACAAAATTAAAAAAGAGGTAGAAGATGCTTTGCGGTAACGATAAAGTAAAAATTGAATATGAACATGATCCTATTCCAGTTACAGATAACGCTGGAAGAGAAATTTTTTGGGAAGATATAGGGAGAAAAGATGACTGAAGATAACAAAGAGTCAAGTCTAGAAGAAAACCTAGATATGGCACAATATATAATGCTTCATAGAATATATGACATCCTAACGCTACTAGCAAATAATATAGTTGGATCTGATAAGACGTCAAAGATGGTACAGTATCATGAGCAAGGATTCCTATTAGGACCAAACCCATCCTACTCGGCAGATGTTGAAAACATAGAAGAAAATTCTTATCAAGAAACTATTGACTTAGAGCTGTAGTTTTCGTACAATTAGATTTGAGTAGAGCATCCACCAATGCTCCTCATTTGCACTTATGTGCAGTAACCCCAATTGGATCCGCCTCCGATTGGGGTTTTTACTTATTAAAATACATCTGGCTCTGACCAAACAAATGCTGGTAATGCATACCTCGTAGGACCAGGACCAACTTCTTTTACGCCATGCCAATACTCTTCCGTAGAAGGAAATACAACCATGCTTCTTCTTGGAGGCCTAATAGCAATTTGTTTTTCTGAGAAGTAAAGCTCCCCATCAGTATAGTTATCGTTTATATATATTACAGCAGCCCACTTCATTTTATCGTCTACGTATTGATCATAATGACCTTTTAGCTCAGATCCAGTATACTGTCTTTGGATAACACCAAAGGATCTAAATGAGTATTCGCAGTCCTTATCAAATAATGCCTTTAGCCTTTGATCTAGCCTATATTCTCCAATAATTCCAGCAACGTAAACCACCTTATCGTTCCAATTATGAGTTACCTCAAGCTTTGTTTCATTCAGATCTCTTGTGCCGTATCTAGACTCTGATCTATCTTCTATGCCCTTTACGTAGGTTCCCAGCCAATCTTCTTGTGTTCTAGTTTCAGCAAAATTATATAAAAATTCGCATTCTTCTTCTGTTATAAAGTTTTTAATCAAGAATACGTTTGGGTCAAGCTGCTCAAATTCAAATCCAGCATCCTGTATATTTTTAGCATTAATTTCAGACATAAGCTAATTATACACCAATGGCAATACTGTCATTATAAAGAAATGGTATAATTGAAATATGCAGACAAATAAAAAAGTTGAGATTGTAGCAGAAAAGCTGCGTCAACTGGTTCCTGACTTCACAATGTCAGAGAGCTATGTCAATGCCGCACAAATAATAGATGCGGTAGAGTCTGTAAATACAGAAGAGATTTGTGAGCCTACAGCATGATTAAGTATCCAAGTGGTAGCTGGGAAACCGACTTAAAAATTCCAGGAAGTTTTGTTAGAGACTATAATGATCTTATTGAAAATATTCTACAAGTAGATTCACCAATAAGATTCTTTAAAAATGAAAGACTTTACATTCTATGGGCATATGCTCAGCACCTAGCTGATCTGGATGGCGACTTTGTTGAATGTGGAGTATACACTGGAACATCTGCATTCTTTATGGCAAAACATTGCAAGACTAATCTTCATCTTTTTGATTCCTGGGAAGGTGTTAAAGATTTTACTGAATTTGACAATGATTTCTATAGAGAGAACTCATTTGAGATAAGCATTGATGCAGCTAAGAATACATTAGACTCTTTTGACAATGTTATCTTCCATCATGGAGAAGTTCCTTTTGAGTTTGATCAGGTAGAGAAGATATCATTGCTTCACATTGATCTTGATAACTATAATCCAACAAAAATTGCGTTAGAGAACCTTTGGTCAAAGGTTATCGATGGCGGAGTTGTAATAGTAGATTTTCATGACTCATTTGCAACTGGTGCTGAGAAGGCAACAAGAGATTTCTTTGCAGATAAAGATATCTTGTTAATGCCTACTGGCAAAGCCATTATAGTAAAATGACAAGAGATCACTTTAACCAAGCTTTTAACTCACCTTACTTTCAATCTGACTATTACAGAAATGAAACTGAGGCTGGAAGGGCTGAAGGAAAGATACTAAAGATTATAAATAAAATATTTAGACGTACTTCTTAATAGACCTAAGCTTTGACTTGTATGCTCCATAAAACTTTGGAATAAAGTGTTTAATCTGACTTGCTAACTTTACTTCATAATCTTCTTGAGTTCCTATAACCATAGAGAACTCTTCTCTTTTAAATGGGAATACTTGAACTAATGGTGTTCCCTGCTTTATAATACCTTTAAACCCCTTTTTAATCGCAATAGAAAAATAGCCCTGAGATACGTATTTATCAGTATCAATTATTCCTGGAAGGGCTGCAAAGTTATCATTATCAGGGTGAGAAGTCGGGATAAAAAGAGAGCTATACCCTTCCTCTGTTGATACATACCATAATGGATCTACTCTAAATATGCTTCTATGATATGAGCTATCTAATGTATAGTTTAGATACTGTTCATAAGGATGAGTGTTTGTGATATTGCTCTTAAATATATCTACGCCTTGCTGATCAACTAAATATGGAGCTCTTATGTCTAATACATCTGGGTCTGTTGCATCTACATATATATCACAAGGAAAGTATAAAGTGTATCCAGCTGTCATTACATCAAATATAGACATGCATCTTTTGATTGTAGATTGAAACTCTGTATTGTTTGGATCTTCTTTCTTATACCATTCTGGCAAAGACTTTGACGCTGGCGTTGGCTGTATAGTCCATTGAGCAACAGAATTATTAAGCGGATAAAAAGTTATTAGGCTCATGCCCAGAAGTCTTCTATGTCGTCTTCTTCGTCGTCCCAACTAATATTAAATATCTCTAGCTCTTGTGTTTTATTAAATGAGTAAATTAGACCAATAGCAGCCACAAAAAGTGCGACGAGAACAGAACCAACAATTGCTTTTTTCATTTATTCCTCTTTTCAATCTTATTTGTCTTTCGTATATGAGTGCGAACTCGGTGGCAATTAGAACATACCACTTCACATTTCTTAATCTCTTCATCTATCTTTTTCTTAGATAGTGTTTGAATCAACTCGGCTACATTCTTATGCTTTACGCCACGTACATGATCGAAGTCCATCACATAATATGGATACTGTATTTTACAGTCGGCGCAAGGATGCTTCTCCTTGTAGTCTCTTATATATTGAGCAAGGTAAGCCTTTTGCTTGGCTATTGAGACCTTTTCAGTCTTCATTGCTACTATTATAGTATATTGATCTTATTAAGTGCAAAATGCAGTGCGCCGAAAGTAGAGAACACATTTTAGCTTTTCATATTTGTAGGCCTAATCGGATTTGAACCGATACTCGATTGTATATAAGACAATTGCTTTCACCAGATTAAGCTATAGGCCCATGAGATAAACTTGATAAGCTATCCCACATATATGAACCATGATCATTGTAATGCCTATCCACAATATTGTCTTAATCTTAGTCAACTACTTTCTATATATATTTATATTCTTTTAAGTATTTAATCTTTTATAGTATACTTCCAGATTTAGAGCATACAACCCCTATACCCCTTCAAGTTTTTTAAAAATAAAAAAACAAAAAAGGAACCCCGAAATTGTCAATTTATAAGATCGCAATTCATCGGTTGAACTTCCAACGAAATGAGGCGGGAAGCCAGGATTGCATAATCTAGAAGCATATATTACACTTCCGTCATTATCGCACTTGGAGTTTAACCCCTTGATATAATCTCCGAAAACTGTCCAAGGCTAAAAGTATAACATTAAGAAATTATGGCAGTCAAGGTAAGATGAGAAAGTTATTTAAAGGGCCTTCTCAGGGCCTCTAGCCACATTTACCAGGTCTGAGTACCAAAGATGACCTCAAAGTGGCTCAAATCGGCTCCTAGGCCTTTTTAAGACATGTTTTAAAATGATTGGCAAGACTCATATGGGCAAAAGAAGACTTTACTTGAATCTCCTTGCCACATTTGTCGCAGATCACTATACGCATTGCATAAGTCTAGCATAAGACTAGTCAATTAAAAATACTTAATGTATAATGATATCTATGAAGGCTACGAGATTACATGACAAGATGTTTTACTACACCGACCTTTTGACTGATGAAGAAAAAAATCGGGTTAATGAGATCATGGAATCAATGCAGGGCTGGGAAAGAATATTCGACGATGGTCATGAATATGATCCTAATATAGCACATCAAGACGAAAGCGACTTTCAGTCAATTATGATCATGTATCGAAAAGAGATTATTCCACCAGCTGAGAAAGAGCTGAGAGATATCATTGATTCAGCCTATAGAAAAGCACATGCTCACTATGTATCCGAGTTTGGCATAACTGGAGACAATCCAGTGCATCCATTTAACTCAGTAGATAAGCACATGCCTGGAACAGCTTATGCTACCCATATTGATAGTGCTCCAATTGGAGTAGAATCTTTCACAATGCTCTTTTATCTCAATGATGCCTATACAGGAGGAGAAATTGCTTTTTCTCTTCCCCGCCAAAATTATAAATTTCACGTAGTTAATGGAATTGTTGTAAATGGTCCAAGATCTCACCGTAGTCCTGAAGATCCTAAGAATGCACCGCTTATTGATTTCTGGTTAAAGCCTGAAGCATTCTCAATTATTATCTTCCCGCCTCTATATCCGTATATTCACACAGTTCACACTATCACTAGTGGATTCAAGTATTTGATCAAGGGACATTGGCAAGTTAATAAAGCAGATATCAAACACTGGTCTGCCAGCCCATATGAAGGATTTAGTGATGATGAGATTGCAAGTAAGTCTGACATGAAGATGCGTCATGGACTTATGTATGAAGCTATGCTCGAAAATAAAGAGCTAGTTCCTGAAGATGTCAAAGAATACTATATCTAATATATTCTAGTCGACTGCTATTTCAGATTTAGCAAAATGTTAATAAAATTTTATTTTTGAAAAATGTCTCTACATAGAGACCATACCAAAGCTGCTGAGAAAATAGCCCATAGTAATATCATTAGATCCATCATGTCTATTATTATACCCCGCCTTTTATTCCAGTTGACTACTATCTCGTTTTTAGCAAAATGTTAATAGAGATTTTATTTGTATGATACACACATATAGAAATGTCCGTTTTGTCCGATAGTCCGCCCATATGACTGGTCATATGTGAGCCATATCACAAACTATTTTCTTGAAATGTCCGACATGTCCGATTTTGGATTTGATATTTGTCAGTCCCCCATGTTAAGCTTTATATATAAAGTTAAAGAAGAAAGGAGTTCACATGAACTCACTATATATGCCAGCGGATAGCCTTAAGCCTATCCTCCACCGTCCTACTACTATGGGACAAGGTGCAACACCTTGCACGAACTGTAACGAAACAGTTCAATTCAATACATGGAATCGACGATATGAAAATGTCGCAACAGGTTCTATCCGTTGTGCGGAGGCTAAGTAATGACTAACAAGAATTGGACAGAAATCACCATGAAGAATGGTAAGTTCCTTGAGGGTGTAGTAACTATCGAAACCGATACACATGTATCACTATATAAACTACCTTTCCCTATCGCTAAGAAGAACATAGCGACACGAAACGAACGCCGTTTGGTAATCACCACCCAAGCCTACTAGGTGTGAGCAACACCACACCAAATAGCCTTGCAATTGTCAGACTTATCTGATACCTTAATCTTATTGAACTACTAAAGAAAGAAGAAACAAAATGTCATACGCAAGCGATTCAGTATATGGTCACTCATACTCTAAGTGGGATACTATTCAAGAAGATGTAGCAGATATGTATCTTGATGATGTCGAAGATGTCGAAGAAGATTTTGACCTTGATGATGTAGAAGATGTAGAGTTTGACCTAGATGAGTGGGAGGAGATGTAATGACTATCCTCTTACTAATAACTGTCCTTTATTCTTTCCTAATGATTGGATTCATGAAATGAGCGAGGGTATCTTCACAATAGAATTAGGATCGCATGGCTTTATGCTTGATACTGATTGGGCTTATGTATCTCTATCATGGGAGCTACTAATCTCCACCGCCGTTATTATTGTCGGTGCTAAGGTATACAATAAGATAAAGAATAGTAAGAAAGAAACTCCCCTACTAGTTGATGACAATGATGATTGGATGACAAAATGACCAGAGCAATTACTAGCCTAGTTCAAACCTTTATCGCTATCCCCGCCCTATATATGGCGAGAATCGTAGGGCGTGAGGTAATCGCAGACATGCGAGAGATGTGGCAAGAATCACATTAGCCTAACGGCGTGTCGCCTTGACAAAGTCGGCATCCGCCCCTAGCTTTTTGAGGGCGCTGTCAAGTCGAATTACGGCGTGTCGCAAAAAAATCCTGAAAATTCCTGTGATCTTAAACACACGACACACCTAGCGATATCACACAATTTGTCGGTGGGGTGCGCTACAATTCTCATATCAACACAACGAAAGGTGGACACCATGTCTTCACTATATCCAATCCGCTCTATATGCGGAAACACAACCTCATACCTAGACGGGTATGACCTTGCACATAACAATGCAGTTATCTGTTGCGATAATTGCGAAAGCATTTTGATGTGCCGTAAGGCGTGGCTCTCAATGTATGCAGGGGGTAAGTAATGACTATCTACGCTATCACTTCAGACTATGAAGCACCTTATGAATATTTTGCTAACAAGGTAGACGCTATTCGTGCCCTAGGTGAGGGCAAGGCTTACAATATTAAGTTTGATTACATCATAGAAATTGAGGTTAAATAAATGATTACTCTAAATTGCCGCTCATGCGATGAGCCAATGGAATCTATGTGGTTTGATTCAAGCGACATAATCGAATGTCCAGACTGTTGGGGGGATTTTGAATAATGGAAAAAGATATTTTTGGTTTTGCCGATGCTATCGAAATTGACCACCTCACCGATGAAGAAATGAAAACTATTCTAGAAATGTTTGGAGATAAAAACTAATGATGACTAAAAAAGACTATGAGCGTTTCGCTTATCTACTTAACTCTATCAATAATGGCTTTCCCGATTTTGAGGCTAAGCGTTTTCTAGTTAACAATATGTGTGAGATATTCGAAACGGATAACCCCCGTTTTGATCGTGCTAAGTTTAAAGAGGCGGTGTATGCTACATCACAGTAGCTACACGGCGTGTCGGCTTGACAAAAGCTGATCCGCCCGCAAAAGCGTGGGGGACTGGTCACATTTAAGAAATGACCATTTTTTCCCTGAAATTTCGGCGTGTCGATTTGACAGACAATTCGGACATTTTGATGTGACTCTAATCACACGAACATCGTTCCATATTGTGAGATAAATGCGTGTCGGATTAACAATTTGTCAGACCCCTAGGCTATAATACTCTTATACAAACAAACGAAAGGTGACAACTTATGTCAGCAAATGTCTACTCTGTCCGTGACTTGCTTATCGGCAAGCGTTACAACTCTTCAACTCTTTCAGGCGTGATTCTTTCCGCCGAAGACCACCCTCATGCCGTATGGTATGAGGGTTGCGATTCTTACCTCGTAGAGGTTAAGCCAGATAATTCTATCGGCACAACTTTCCGCACAGTTGCCGTAAAGGTAGGTGCATAATATGGGAAGCCTAGAATTCTTTAAAATAGATGAAGACGGCGCAGGCTGGGTTTCATTCAATGAATTATCAGATGAAAAGAAACTAGAAATTGAAATAGAATTATTTCAGGAAGGTGCGCTCTAATGTATAAAGTAACTTGCCAATATGATTTCGAAGAAAGTCCTCATTGGACTGGTCGCTATGATGACGAAATGGAAGCATGGCGCAATTTCTTTCTCTTCACCGATTGGGGAATGGCTAACGAATACTCAACTGTAAATATTTATACACCGTCAGCAAAATGCTACACAAAGATTTTTTACCGAGATGGAAGGGTCGTAACAAAATGAGCATGCTATTAATCCCAACACGGGCAGGATATATTTATGAATGCCCTGAATGCGCTAGACGATTTGACCCTAGCGATATTATTGACTCATTAGAATTGACAACTGGACACGATTGCGAGGCTAAATAAATGATGACTAGAAAAGACTATATCGCTACCGCCGAGATTCTAAAGTATATGAGCAACAAAACTCACCCCGCTTTATTCTCTAAGGTTGTTACAGATTTTGCGGAGATGTTTGCAAAAGATAATCCCCGCTTTGATGTTGTTCGATTCCATGAGGCTAGCAACTACGAAATGAAAGTGGTGAAATAATGTTGAAGGATATTATTGCTAATGAATGTTTAGACTGTGGAGAGATTGCTTTCGTGTTTGATAATGATGGGTGGATCGAATTGATGGGGTGCGCTTGCGTTGATGGCATGAATGATTTAGATTGGGTGAATGAGCCATAAAATAAATTAAATTAGACGGCGTGTCGACTTGACAAAAGTCGATGCTGCCCGCAAAGGAGCGGGGTCGGGCGTGTCGTTAAGAAGATGATCTAGATCACCCTGGAATTTACGGCGTGTCGTTTTTGATTTGTCGGTCACACATGGTATAGTTCTCTTAAATCAAACGAAAGGTCAACTCATGAAAACTATTGAACTTCTTGGCAACCGTGATGAGGTTGTTATTCTTTACACCGCTCTCGTTAATCTCATGGACATCATTGAAGATAACGGCAATGCATACGGCATGGCTCAGCCAACAGCAGATTTACTTGAGCAGATTACATATATCAAGAACACATGGGAGGAAAACTAATGGAATACAAAGTATATTGCATGGCTGGTGACAACTGTGGCCAGTATATCATTCTAGATGACTACGAATATGGTTTCTATGATAACGACTATATTTGCGGTGATTGTCAGAATGCTGAAGATATGGATCTTCATGATTGGTATGATGACGGAGATGACAGTTATTCCCTCGCTTCCGCTGGCTTTGGCTCAGACGAAGACTATATGTGATTCAATTCACACCCTTCCCGCTTGACAAAGCGGGTTAGGGCCCCTAGATCTATGGGGGCAAAACTCTTGTTACGTCAAGTTACGACACACCCTGGAAATTGTGGTGTTTATCACATTCTAAATATGCGACACGCCGAGGATGGATTAGGATTTGTCGGTGCAACACGCTATAATACTCTCATACCAACAACGAAAGGCAACAAATGACAACTTCAACAATTAACTTCGTTAAGTTTCCGTTTACTTATCAGGGCGTGAACTTTGTATCTCGTATCTCAGAGGAATCTCGTTTTCTTCCGCAAATTAAGGCTATGGGGCAGGCGTTTATTGATATGAATATTTCAGCAATAGATGAAGTTATGCCAGACCTAGTATCACTTAGCATTAACCAATTAAATGAGCGACTTGCTCATATCAACGACGGTGGAACAGAAATGTTTCTAGAATTGGAAGGTAACTAATAATGGGATACACAACAGCGCTATCACTTGCAGAAGATGTGTCTATTGACGCAGGACTTGCTTATCACTTACAGGCTAATCATTACCCGCCCGTCCCTGTATCTATGGTGGATGCTTGCATCGAAGCCATCGACGCATACCATGAAGAGGACTATCAGCGACTAATCGAACTTCCAGCTGGCGTATCATGGCGTGGAGAAACTTCATGCCCTGCATCAGCAATCGTAGAAGCGCATCACCTAGATGCTTGGCTACCACAGGAGGAATACTATGAGTAATCTTTATTCTATCTTATCAGAGCTTCACCCGAACGGTGACTTTACAGAATCTGATCTATGGGATGCTATCGCAGAATCAGAGGGAGTAGATGTCTACTCAATTATGGACGGAGACCTAACAGACTATCTGTGATTTAATTCACAGCCACAGGGCTAGACAAATGTCAGACCCCACTGCTATAATACTCGCATAACAACAACTAATAGAACGGAAGCAAAATGACAATCAACCAAAAGACATACGAAGTAGGCGACCTATTCACGACTCTTTCATCAGGCGTGACAGGTACAATTACTGAAATCGTCAAGAACGCATCTGGCTCGGTGCGTGTTAAGTTAGATACAGATAAGGGAGAACGCTGGACAACAGTTTCAGCCGACTCGCTTTCATAACTAGATAATCGAAACAGGTGCAGTTTGAGGGAGTTCTCGCACAATGTCGTAAGTAAGAACCCTCACTAATTTGTCAGACAACCATGTTATACTAACCAACTAAACCAACCAACGAAAGAGGAATAAAATGGCTAGAGGCGTATCAGTTAAGGTAGCAACAACTAAGGTAATCAAGGCTCTTGAAACAAAGTTGGCAGAAGGCAAGTCTGCTATGACTAACAATGAGAAGAAGCGCAAGGAATACGAAAAGACAGAGAAGGCCTGGTCTAAGGAAGTTGCCGATATTGTCTTTAAGCAAATCTCAAAGGCAGAAGTAAATGCACATGAGAACTGGCGTGGAGAAACAAACATCAACATTACAGTTCCTGCCAATGTAATCAAACTTCCTGAGAAGCCTTCTATTGACCTAGAGCGTGAACTAGGTGCGTATGAGATTCAGGAGATTGAGAACGCAATTCGTATTCTCAAGATGACAGATGAGGAAACAGTAAATGCTGCGACCTTCAACAAGTTGTCACAGTATCTATAAATAAATAAAGTTGGTGGGGCTGTTATTCCTTACCAAAACGACCTGAGTAAGTCGCCAAACTGCTCACACCTTAGGGTGTCCCTACTAACAAAGGCAACAAATGAAAAATCGTTATCGTATTGAAATTTACGACGACATCAAATCAAATGATTTGACAATCAACACAGACACCTTCACAGATATTCAAGGTCTGCGAAATTATATGCACAAGAACATTTCAAAGTTTAGCACCAAGGTTCGTGCATATGTTTATGACAATCAAGAAAACAAGAAAGTTCTAGCAGCTTTCTTACCAATGGAAACAGTTCAAGCTTTAAAGAATAAAGTTTCCGTATAATACTAAGAGCTGGGGATCTCTTTAAACTCCCCGCCTTGCCCCCAAAGGTATGGGGGCATTTTAGCTGTTACGTCAAGTACCAAAACACCCTGAAAATTGTGGGATCGATCACATTCTCAGCATCTGAGATAGAATGTAATTAGACTATCATTTGTCGGACCCGCCTGTTATAATTGCCTAATCAATCAAACGAAAGAGGAAAATCATGGCTCATAATCTCGAAACTGTAAACGGTGAAGTTGCTTTCGCATTGCGTGGTGCACCTGCATGGCATAATCTCGCAAACCGCATTTTCTCTAAGGATGAGGAAGTTTCGACTCAACTCATGCTCGATGAGGCTAAACTTTCCAATTGGAATGTTCGCCTCTCTCCACTAACTGATCACATCTCTGAAGAGTGGAGCGATGTTTCAAACTCTCACCTTGTATTGCGTACTAATCCTTTTAATGGCGGAACTGATGTTCTAGCTAATGTTGGAAAGCGTTATAAGGTAGTTCAGAATGAGGAACTATTTCAATTCGCTGATTCAATTCACGATGCAGACCCTAATTGCCGTTGGGAGTCTGCTGGCTCTTTGCGTAATGGTAAAGTCGTATTCGGTACTGTTGAAATTCCTCGCACAATGGTTTTAGACCCACAAGGTGCGAACGATGAGACAAAGCTTTATCTTATCGTATGGACATCACATGACGGTTCTGTTGCTGTTCAGGCTGCTGTAACCCCTGTTCGTGTTGTATGCCAAAACACTTTGAATCTTGCAATGCGTAATGCAAAGCAATCATTCAAGATTCGCCACACGCAAACCGCAGAAGGTAAGATTCAAATCGCACGTGAGACTCTTGGCTTAACTCTAGGCTACTTTGATGAATTCGAAAAGCAGGCTAAGGCACTATTCGAAACATCTGTTACCGATGCAAAGTTTCACGATATTATTCGTGCAATGTATCCAAAGCCTGCTGAAGATAAGTCAAAGCAGGCTCTCACAAAGTGGGAAAATAAAGTTACTCTCATCGATGACATTTATTTTAACTCACCAACTCAGACTAACATCAAGGGCACCGCTTGGGGTGTAGTTAATGCGCTTACTGAGCGCCTAGACTACTTCCGCTCAGGGCGTGGCAACTCTGAAACACTCATGGCGGGTGCATCAGGCTTTGACCCAATTCTTACCGCTGAGAAGAATAAAATCGTAAAGCAGGTAATGTCCCTAGCGGGTTAATAACCTCTCCTGAGCATGAGATAAAACTGCTCACGCTACGGCGTGTCGGCTTGACAAAAGCCGATCAGGGCCCCCAATGTTACGGGACGGGGTGATGTGTTACGAATCACATTTTAAATCCCTGGAATCCTTGCTATTTGTCAGTGGTGTCCGCTATAATACTCCACATGACAACGAACTGGAACAAGTACACATACGTATGCAACACATGCGATGGTCTATTTGAAATGACCATCCAGGCAACCAGAACAATCGATCAAAAGCTTTGCCCATCTTGTTTTAATACAATGACATATTTGTCAGTGGCAGATGCTACAATACCTTCTACAACAACAACGAAAGAGGAACCAATGATTGAAAACGCATTACCTGAAGTAACTGCTAAAATTGCAGAACTCGAAGCAACTCTTAAGAACCACCAGAACTGCGATTACTGGAAGTCAGAGAATGGTCGCATCGGTTCACAACTAATTAATCTAATCAATACTGCATATGAGAACGATGCAGAGGCGTCAGAGATTCTAGAATCAATCTGTGAAATCATTGACTACAATCCTGTCAAGACAGTACAGTTTGAGGGCGTAATCCACTTCTCAGGTTCTATCGATATTCCAATGAACGAGGTTGCAGACTTTGACCTCACCTCCGCCCTTGAAGATGTCTACGTAGACATTAACAACGGCAACGTGGTTATCGATAACTACGAACTCTACTCAGTAGAGGAGCCTTACTAATGTATTTTGAACTCACCGCACCCAACCAGTCTGCCCTGAAAGGGGCATTCTGGGAGGCGGATGTAATTGGTCTTGACCCTGAATGGATTAAAGACACTCTAACATTCGTAGTTGGAACTGGAACAATTGAGAAGGTCTCAAAGCTGCGAGATAAATTTAATCTAATTGAATCATACACATCAGAATACGAGCCCTACCATGCATACAAAGGAAGCAAATGAGAATCAGTTGTGATCGATGCGGAATATCTGCAGAGGCAAAGTATGTAGTTAAACTAATTGAAGGCGAATTAGCATTCTGCGGACACCATTATAATAAGTACAAAGAAGGTCTTGACAAAATAGCGTTTGAAGTAGTAGAATTAGCAACTCAACCAGAACTAGTAGAGGCGGAAGTATAATGGGAGACAGAGCAAACTTCGGATTCAAGCAGTCTAACGGTGAAACAATTATTCTCTATGGTCATTGGGCAGGCCACGACATGCTTAAGAATTTGGCAAAAGCCGTAGAGACAGCACGTCCTCGTTGGATAGATGAGGCATATGCAACACGTATTGTTGTCTCTCAATTGGTTGGCAATGATTGGACCAGCGAGACAGGTTGGGGGCTCTCAGTAAATACTATTCTAGACAATGAGCACAAGATTCCTGTTATCGATTGGCGCAGTGGTACCTTTAGCCTTCATGAAGAGGGCGACTGGAATGAAGACACCAAGGTCCGTGGAATGTTGGATGAGCCAATGTTCACAATGACACTGGAGAACTTCATCAAGAAATATATTTAACTAAATAAAATGGTGCCTCTATAGTCGACATCTCACATCGGCAAGGGGTTAAATAAAGCAGGGTTCTTTTACTTTCGTTGGTGAATCCCTAGCAGCCTTATCAATAGGACTTGACAAATCCAGATCCATGCCCCCAAAAACTAAGGGTAGCAATTTTCTCTTACGAAGTCAATAAAAAATCGCCTGAAATTTGATCAAATTTTGATTCATGTGGCGGGAATCACAAGAGCTTTCTATTCCATTTGTCAGACCCCTAGTGTAAAATACTCCTATATCAACGAAAGGATATAAAATGCCAAACTGGGTATCTAATTCAGTATCAATTGAAGGTTCTCCTAATCTAATTAATCAGATTAAAGAGCAAGTATCTAAGCCATATGTTATGCCTGTTGAATCTAATGGTGATTTGGCTTATTCTGTTAAAGATGTTCCTATTGATTCCGTCTTTTCATTTTGGAATATAATTAAACCAACAGATATGGAAGCATATCCTAAGCAACCTGATTTTAAATCAGATTCACCATATTCAGGTAATGACTGGTACTCTTGGAATAATCGTAATTGGGGTGTTAAATGGGATGCAAATAGTCCTGAATTAGTTTATGATGAGCCTAATGGTGAGAACCATGTTCTTGTATATAACTTTGATACAGCATGGGGTACTCCTAATACTGTACTAATAGAACTATCTAATCAGTTCCCGTCCGTCTTGGTTACAAATGAATATCAAGAAGAAACAGGCTGGGGTGGGTCAGCAGAGTTCGCTAATGGCAAAATGCTTTCTCATTCTGAATATAACTGGAAATGCTGGGAATGCAGTTATGAAGAATCAGACGAACCTCCATACTGTGAGTCATGTGATTTCGATATGTGTCCTAAATGTGGCTATGGTGAGCCAACAGATGAGGACAGAGCAAATTGTCAGACCCATGGTGTAGAATCAGAACCTAAATCAACGGAGGTAGAGGCATGAAGACAGACTACGATTTAACTGTAAAATCGTTAGTTCAAAAAATCTATGATGACCATTATTCACATTGGGATTTCATGGAAAATATGAACGGCGGAGATTGTGATTGTAATATTCATCAAGCAATGGATTTAATAGCAACTTATTGGGAGGCAGAATAATGGAAGAAATGATCGCTTATCTAGAGCTTCATGAAATTAGTCTATTACAAGATGCAGATAAGTTTCAGGATATCTTCAATACATATGAGGGTGACTTTGATACAGATGAGTATCGTCAGTATGAGATAGAAGACATTATTAATACTGGAGAACTTTCTGCAACCCGCCACCTTTTGTCAGTGGCACGTGATATACTCGCCAAAACGAAAGGAAACTAACATGGAACCAATGTCAGATAAGTTGCCAGAGCACCTCCAACGTCTTGTGGACCTAGGAGAATCGGGTACCGATATTCTTCACGGGGAACTAAAGAATATGATGTTAGAGGCAGAGCAAGAACTAGAAGAAATTGCTGCCCAAGAAGAAGCAGACGACTATTCAGACTCTATGGTCTCTATGGACCGAACACGTGCAGAAGGTCGACTAGACGCTTTAGTCGATGTATATAATCTAACATATCAATTGGCATTTGCTATATCGGACAGGAGAATCAAGAATGAAACTATTTAAAGTAATTGGAATGCGGACCACATCATTCTATATGGATGTATCTGCAGAAGATTCTAAGCAGGCTTATGATATTGCTGAATCCCGCCAAATGATTGATTGGTCGGAAATTGAAACAGATAATGTAATCGAAATCGTCGAAGTCCTAGAGGAAGAAGAGAACTAAATGGATCTATTAGATAAGACACGTATGCAGGATACATATAACAAGTTAAACACAATCATTGAACAGACTGAAGAACTTGATGTCTTCCCATCCCTGGTTTGGGTATGGGCCTGGGATACGGCTACAACTATTCTAAAGGATATCCGTGAAGGCGGGGAACCACAATACAATGTAACCATGGATGAAGAAGAAATGTTTGAACTATTCTGGAAGCAGGCAGACAAGAATGCTTTCAGTCTAGAATATGGCCAGGAGAGCCTATATGAAGCAATTCGTGATTGGATGTTCGATCAAGGCATCATCGAAATATATGATGGGGACTAGATCATATAATTAACTAAATATATAGTAAGGACATGCTTCCAAGGGCCAAATGATCGGCTTACGGACACAATTAAATAATGCTGGAAATCTATTTACAAATCCGTAAATAGAGTATATAATATATATAACAACTATATCTCTTGAAAGGGGATTACAAATGACAACAAAGCGTGAATATCTCAAGGCACAGGGCATTACAGTAGGCGTTCGTGGACGTTTCTCTGGAGCTGCAAAGCAGGTTCTCCAGGAGGCTGAGAAGCAGGGCATCAAGTTCTCTGCTGAGAAGCCAGCCAAGTAAACAATGTTGGGGAGGGGTCAACAGAACTTGACCTCTCCCTGATTTCTTGATAGAATCTACGATTACCAAAAAGGCGGAAATAATGAAGACACAAGAAGAAAAAGTACTAGAACAGTTAGTTACATTAACAGAGTCACAATGGTTCAATGCAGGAATTGTAGGTCGTTATCTATCTAATCAACCGCTTTACACCATGGACAGAATTCTAGAAATGGTTTCACATATTGTAAGAAATATGGAACTTCGTCGCCTCCAAGAGGAGGGACGAGGAATAACATCAGAAGGTCTTATTCTAGCAAATGAACTCAATGCCTGTATCAAGGCCTTCCAAGAAGACAATCAACTAAATAATCTAAAACTTCCCAAATAGGGCGGGGACCGAAAGATCAAATTGATCAAGTATTACTCCCTAGATCCACTATAGCTCCAATATAAAACAAATTAAACAAATCTCCTGAGTATGAGAATAAACTGCTCATTCTTCATGCCTAAAATTTAAGGGCCAATTTTTTTATTTACGACCAGATCTAAAAAATCCCTGAAACCTGGGGGAATTAGATCAATTAATCATATGATCAAATGTCGACATATAGATATATAGATCCATATACATATATATTGATCAGAATGACGCTAATGCGATCCATATAAGGGCTAAATGTCCGTTTTACGGCATAGATCTGCAAATCCTGGATCAGATTGAGGGCAAATATCTCATATTACGAGAAGATCTACAAAATCCTTGACAAAATGAGCTGAATTTGCATCAAATGGTAGACAAATGGCCATATTTATGTATAATTTATAGACAAATCTGGGGAAAATTGGTCAAAATTCTTGACAAATGGGCCTTTATATGATGGCGTTCTATTACACATATATATCTTTGTCGACAAATAGACAGTAATTCTTCTCTAATTCATAGTCATAGACATGTATGATCATATCTAGGATACCTCTAATAAGCCTTCTAAGGGGGTTTTAAGACATGTATATGAGGCGGGGGATACTAGGATATAGCTCACATATGAGAAAAGGCACACATGGATTGTGTGCCAATTCTCAATATTGAGCTTAATTAAAACTCATACGCTAGGACATTCTCCTGATACTCTGGAAATGGTAGTATCTCATTAATATCTTTATTTAATTTAATGAGTACTTCTAGGAGCTTATCCATATCATTTTGGTCTAATGAATCTGAATGTTGTTCTATTGTATTGTATGTATATGTATAGATTGTATTGGTTATATCTGATAGGAGTTGTCTTCCTAGCTCCCGCCCGATTGCGATCTCATCATTTGCATCGATTGCTTTAATAAACATTTATTTCTCTTTTCTATGTATCCATCTTTAGAGATTTCTCCCTAAAAAGGATATAGAAGAGGTTAGAGTTTAATTATACGCTTATCTGGCGAAGTTGTCAATACCTTTTCAGATCTTTTTTATTTATATCTATATGGATCAGTAAGGATTTCTTCTTCTAGCCCGCCTGGAATGTTATGTCCTGCATCTCTATGTTCTTTAATATGGTCGACTAGAATCTGATCATCTTCTATATTAATAGATTTACCATATAGCAGACAGCCTGAACAACATATATCCCCTAATACGCTAGGATAGATATATATATCTGAATCGAAGAATCTACTGTATGCCATTGCTTTAATCCCGCTCTTTATCGATATCTTCTTGCATATCGATATCAGTTATATCTAATTCAAGATATCTTTCAAGGTTATCTAGTATTCCCATAATTATCTCCTAATGTGAGCCAAAGGCTACTGCTATTATTGATCCCGCCTCGGGATCCATGGCATCATCTATGCTCTTAATTGGCTCGATCTGACAATTGCCATCTTCCCATGCATTATATACTTCTGGCGATACGCCATATTTGCCTGCTACTATATGAGCAGGTGCTTGCTTAGAATGATCTATCATATTATAAGTATACCATTTCTTATCGGGTACCGATTGGTTTGTCTCTACCGTCGCACTTTTTGCGCTCACTAATTGCGAGCTATTTTGATCTATATATTATAGTTGACTAGAATTACCATACTTCATCTAAATCAAATTCAGGGCCTTTAGACTCTAATGTATATATAATGGCTTCTCCTATATTATCTTCTGGGATATCATTAAAGTAATACTTGTTCCGCTCTTTACTGTATGTCCATGACCGCCAGCCATCTCCATCATTCCAGTATCCCGACCCAGGAGTAGTATCTTTTAACCGCTCTTCGATCATATCGTATAGGTGTACCTGATCAAAGATAGCCTTTCTCATAGGAGTATACCAAAATAGCTTATTAACTAACCAATCAATCATTTGCCAGCCTATCTAGTAGCTCTTTGTCTTCTTTGCCTAATTGGACTACAATACTCTTTAATTGCTTATATCTTTCAAAGTCGAACTCTTTATCAAACTTCTCTTCGCTAGTCATACATCTGCCACCATTTCTTGTTATCTTTTGCTTCCGCCTGCCTAATCATATCAGCCTGCTGCTCTTCCGTCAATTGTCTACCAGATAAGGCCATCTGATTAAATACATGAGGAAGGGCATCAACATGGCTATATTTATGATATGTATATCCAATACTTATTCTAAATCTAATTAGATTAATATCTATGCTATAACTATACCCGTCATTTTTAAAATCTATGCCTAGACTCCAATGACTCCAATAAAACCAGCTGGCTTCGATCCAAGGCCTAATCTTGCTCATCCATGCCATTCATCAAACGATATGCCACAAAGACCACAGATACCAAGTGCTCTGTATTTATTATTGACATACATATGAGGACAATCAGATGTGCCAGCATTTGGATATTCACTCTGAGCACTTGCATAAGTACCCTGCTCAACTCCATGAGAGCAGTTATTTACAGTCCATTGTTGTGGCGGTACTGTAAGTGTTTGACCAATATTTGGATTAGTAGGGATAGTCATCTTCAACTGATAAAACTCTTTAGCAGTTTCATACCCTGCACGATATGCATCATCTAGTGCTTGTTTAATTAGTTTTACTTGCTTGTCTGTTAATCCTGTTGGATTAAAGATAATGATTGGCGAATTCATATTAATCTCCCTTAACATTAATGATTTGCTTAAATTTATGCTTTACCTTAACTAATTCTACAGCATCTTGCATTACTGTGTCAATAGGCTTGTATGCTCCAGGGTGTTCATCAAGGAATGCTGAAGAGTGTGACCATTCAATACCCTGCATTTTTTCCTCAAGGTCTTCCATCGTAAATGTCTTACGAGCAGAACCACGAGAATGCTGACGACCTGCGCCATGTGGAGCAGAACTATAAGACATTGGGTTTCCAAGTCCTTCAACAACATATGACAAATCACCCATTGAGCCAGGGATCAAACCAAGTTGCCCAGCCTTAGCAGAGATTGCACCTTTACGAGTAATCCAAAGTTTTTCACCAAAGTGCTCTTCTTGCTGAGTAAAGTTATGGTGACAGTTAACTTCTTCAAGTACATCAAACTCTCCAGCATGGTACTTAAAAGCAGCCTTAACACGCTTCATCATTACTTCACGATTCATCATTGCAAATGTTTGTGCCCAATTCATTTGAGCAATATACTCATTGAACTCTGGTGTACCCTGAACAAGGTATGCCAAATCTTGATCTGGAAGTATAGTGCCGATATCAGAACAATAGTTCTGTGCAATCTTAATATGCTTTGAAGCAATCTTATTACCAATACCACGAGAACCTGAGTGAAGAAATAGCCAAACATGTCCATCTTCATCTACTGTAACTTCAATAAAATGGTTTCCAGAACCAAGTGAACCAAGTTGTACACGCCAGTTCTTATCAAGTTCATCAGGGTTAAAACCTGCATCACGAGCATATACTTGAAGCATTGCTACTTCATCTTGTGCATCATCCTTAATACGATTGTTATACTTACCAGCAGATAGTGGAATCTGTGATTGAATTGATTCACGAATGCCCTGCTTATTTAACTCAGGAAGATTCTCAATCTTATGTGAAGTCTTTACAGCCATCATTCCGCATCCAATGTCTACCCCAACGCATGCAGGCATGATTGCACCCTTTGTAGGGACTACAGAGCCAACTGTGGAGCCACGACCAAAGTGAACATCAGGCATCAACGCAAGGTGCGGAGAAACAAACGGCATAGAAGAAGTATTCCTAGCTTGATTCAAAGCCTCATCTTCTACAATAGAAGCCCAATTAATTAGTTTATCTGTTATCTTATTCAAGTTCTGCTACTTCCTCTCCAACTCCAACTGCTTGTGCCATGTATTTCATGACCATTGATTCTGCGATTAACCTTGATCTTTCAGGAAGAATCTCATCTGCAAATATTCTACCATTTACCCTTACTTCCCAGCAATACCCTTCACCAGGAATGCAGACAATCCTTGCACTATACTCTGTGCTGTAGTTAGTTTCTCTCATTTTCTCAATTCCGCTTTTAGTTCTCGCTTAATAGTCTTCCATTCATGCTCATGGTAGTACCAACGATTAGCATCTTCTTTAATAGCATAGGCTTCTACTTCTTCTGCAGTCCCCCAGAAAATATCCTTAACAATTGATTTCTTTAGCTCATCAACTTCTTCTTGGTTATCGCAACTTTGCAGGGCATCGCAATAAGAACAGGATCCGTATCCAACTACGGTAAAACCAAACTTGTCACCGTTTTTTAGCAGGTATACATAATCACCCTGATAGTCACCAATGTTCCAATCTTTAATAATAGTTCCAGCAGACTCTACAAGAGAGTCATATGAATCTTCTGGTAAAAACCATTCATCTTCCATTACTTACCCCTCGCAATACGAACACAATTTTCAACTATTGGATTATCATGATACTTCTGTGCCCACTCAAGGATATCCTGGGCAATCTGCTCACGCAATGATGCAACTGCTTCTTCTACTCTTTTAGCAGATTCAATAGCAAATCTTTCATTGATTTGTGATAGTAGATCGTCGTTACTCATTCTTCCCCCTAGCAATAGCAGCAAATAAATCTGCTGCCTCTCTTACATTTAATATTGCTGGAATTCCTGCAAGACCAACAAGACCAGCACCACAGGCTTCAATTTCCTTAGCAATAACCTCTCTAGCAGTTTCAGATAAGCACTGTAAACAATTAGGCTTAGTTCTTGGTGCTTCGCTATCTGGTCTATTATGAGGGCATGGTCCAGAAAGCATTCGTAATGCTTGTTCTACTTTATCGCTCACTTCTTTATCCTAATTCTATTATATGTTCTAGCACGAAACTTATATCGTGTACGGTATGTCGTAATTGTGGTATATGTGTACATTATTTACCCCTCACAATATCTAAAACATCAACTAATTCAACAAAAAACTGATCTAATGAAAGGTTAATTGGGCTTCCATCAACCCAACTTCCATCCTGCATTCCTTCTTCATAGTCAAAAAGCTCACCCCAATGGGATAGGTATCTCTTGGCTTTATCCTCAATATCCTGAGCAATTGTTTGACGGGTATATGCAATAACCTTATCTACTTGATCATGCCAGTCTTCTGCTCTTAAAGGCCAATCCTTTGGCGGTAGATATAAAAATGATAGTTCATACTCTTGCATCACTTACCCTCCAATACCCAATTAATTGATTTAATAGTTTTATATATGTAATACTTATCGTCATCTAGTTGATATGACTTACCTAAAGATTCTAGTTCTTTCCATGACATTCCCGCTTTTTTAAGCAGGTTATCACGGCTTGTGATTAGTTCTTCTTTAGTCTTAACGATCACTTTAACACCTTTTCAATGACTTCAATAGTTAGGCAAGGATAACTTTCATCATCAAATGTGCAACGGTATCCACGAACAGAATGCTCAGGCTCATGTAACTGCACTACTTCAAGAAGAGCAAACGAGTGTTTTAACAGGTCATACCCTTTTGCAGTAACAGTTACACCATTGTGTCCTTTATTAACTTCACAGTCTAGTTGACCTATTTTTGCCACTAGTTCATCGTGTGTCATTATAGTTCTACCTCAATGGTTTGTCCAGTACTTTGCTTTACTACCTTCTTGTGCTTACGCTTCATGGCTCTGGTTGCACCATTCTTAGTATGTGCATATCCAGAGTACCTCATGTTGTTATATCTAAATTCCCACCACCAGCCTCTGGCAATTACTGGGTGCTGTTTAATAGTTCCAATCATGATAGCTCCTTCTCAATAGCCTCAATAATTAACTGGAATGCAGTTTGTAGTCCTTGATTAAATTCTTCATTGACATAGTTTCCATCTTTGTATGTCGCAGCCAATTCTACTACTGCACGAAGGGCTTTGTGTTGTTTGAATAACCCATTAACGGTTTCCTGCCATTCTTTTCCAATAGTCGGGTCTAGCGTCAATACTCGTTCCA